GCAGAATACGAAGTAGCTAAAGATATCGTCGTATCCGGCGAATATCCTATTACTGAACAGAAACCCGCAGAAGAGGAGAAACCAGCTGAAAAAAAAAATTAACGCTGTGGATTCTTAGTGCGTGGAAGCGTATTCTCACATGGAGAAGAATCTTTCACTCTAATTAAATCATAATCAATATGACTAGTAGAGTTTTATCAGTTCTAGTAGTGTTCCTTGCCAGTATTTTTGTTGGCTGGAATCTAATAGGTACAACTGAAAAAGTGCAGGCACAGCCTGTGATTCCCTCATATTTGGAGCTAATGTCTATGACAAAGCCTCAAATTAAAGAGAAATCGTCTGTGAGTATCGACACAATTAATATCGCTGTCGATGTAAACACTCAGGAAGTATCCATAAAAGGAACAACAGACGCAGTCGTCAATGTAACAACAACAGGTGAAGTTAAACCGGTTGTTAAGTGGAGAACTAAAGTAAAAGAAGTAAATACAGGATTTCCAAAAGTAAGTAGCATAGCTAATCTACCAGAGGATGTAAAACCACTTTCTCCTTTTACTAAAGATTCTAATAATGAAGAATAAGAATATTTCTACACTTAATTCGATGATAAGATTATCTCGAATTATTCGTAACTTCAAGAATGCTAGACGTGAGTTAAATCAAGTCATAGTTCAAACTGAGTATTTCATTATTCAAGGAGAATCAAGTAACACTCTTGAAGTTAAAACGAAACAAAGTATAGATAATACCTTATACTTAGAGCAGTACCTACGTTCGTCTGTAGGGTATCTATGTAAATGCTTGGATGGTTTTGATCCGGGTAAAATGGATCCAATTGATTACATCTGTAGTAGAGATGTAACTGATGGCATAGTTGATATATGCCGTGGTGGGAAGGTAGTTGCAAACATCAACCTATCATCTGGAAAAATTTTCTCAGTAAAACCAGAGACATTAGATGCAGGAGAAGATAAATCCTCAGCGGAAAAAAGTTAATGACAATAGCCGCTTTATAAATACTAAAATTATGTCATAGTTCGAGAGGAGTAAAACTGTAGCGTAAATCACTCCGGCAGAAGGCATGCGGTGTCTAAAATAAGACAATACGCACTGTGTCAGGAAGCTTGTGTTCATTTACACATGGTCCGAAAAGTACATGATCTGAGAATATGTATACTGCTAAAACAGTTGAGATAACAAAAGGTAAGATGTTAGCTTACACACGTGAAACCTGTGTAAGAGGAGGTGAGAGTGAGCAACCTTCAAATAAGATTATGATAATGAGAACCGATTGGTGATTTGATTAATTAAAGACTCGTAATTTAAGAGAAGACACACTGAATTACAAACAGCTCAAAGGGAACGAAATCCCTATATTCGTATGCACTATCAAGATGTGACTCAAAAAGGAATATAAACACGATGCTGAGACAAGAACAAAGTGTTCTTGAACAATCCCTTGGAAAAGGATTGTTGAACAATATTAAGGCTGACTAACGCAACAAGCGGGTTCCAACCTCGCTTCATACAAAAGCGCAACTATGCGTCCTGATTGGAAAAATAGGCTAACTCTAGTGTTTTTACGATAATTGGTTCGTAATATAAAGGGAGTAAATAACTAATACTAATGTAAGGATAACCGTGTTATGGTACATACTTATACAAAGTAAGGATATGAAGGCTGGACATGCAATGATCCTAAGTAACCATGCTAAACTGTGGTGAAAATAGACTGATTACCAGGGAGCAGGAGCCAATCCTGTGCGCTACCGTAACTAGCGTGCCGAAAAAGAACTTACGTATAAGGGATGAGGTATATGAGATTGATACCGTCTTTCAAGTCTAAGGTGACTCACGTGCTTATTCGTTCGTGTGAGTATAATTGAATGAGGAATGAATAGACCCAGAGTGTCTAAGCGGTTTGAGGGCGCGATAACCCTGATTCTAGTTATCACATACCTTTAGCAAGTATGATTATGATATAAAATGATTTTAAGGAGACGCTAGGGACTCCTACTAAAAAACAGCAGAGCTTATGTCTTTCAAGATATGTAAAGACTGGTTAATTACAAGCATCGCCTCACTCCTGAGTTGAAGAGAAGTAATAACTATATAGTAGAAGTACTTTAAACTAAGTTTACTAAAGTAAGAATACAGCTGCTGTAGGGTTGGAATCCTACAACCAGAAGGTAGTGAATATAGATGTGATGACAGACATATTCTTAATCTGAAACAGTAAAAGCTGAAGAAAACCAGCTAATGGTAAAATGTGTTTTCAATTGTTTAATCTCGTATTAGGCTGATAACCTGATATATGAAATTGGGAAGTTCAATGATAGTACAGAAGTAGCAAATTATCAGTTGTAAGATAGACCGCATGGAGTACGAGTCACCCCAGACTGCCAACCGTCATCGCTGACATTAGAAACTCATAAAGTATATACCGCAAGTATATATGTAAAGAGAACGCTGATTCGTCAATGACCTGCCTCCTATCACCCTGTCTCGGTAGATTTAAGGGAGAGTACACTTAGTAGCAATAGCAGCTAAGCAAGCAAGGAGACGATGAGAGGTGGAAATCCTCGTGTTCGTGCAGTATAAATAAGAAATCCGAGAGGTACAAGTGGGTCATACTGTAGGTAATGAGCTTGTGAGTTGGTAACGTTAGATAAACGACCGTAATTCAAACGAATTTCGATAAATCCGGAAATACTAAGTAGGTTCATCGTGAACTGATGATAAAGTCTTTCATATTGCATCTAATCGCGATATGAAATAACGGTGATAGGTGCGTTAAGCATCGAAGGAGTTGAATCTTAACCGTCGAAACGGGACGTTAAAACGATATTTATCAGAAAATTATCAGAGATCTTATCATTATCAGATATTTTCAAATAAATTAACATTTATTATTTTTATGCTGAGTAGATTATGTGATTGAATTCACCACTACCATTATTGTAGTGCCATTAAATAATCGAAAGGTGGAGAGCTTAAAATTATTTATTAACCAAAAGTATAAAAATGGTTCGTATTGGTATATCAAGTACGGACTCAGAAAGGAAACATTTTTATGGAAGTACAAGTAACTGCTAGCACAAACAGTGCTCAGACAAATCCTGAAGCTAATATTGCTTCTCAGATTCTTGCTCGTTATCGGGCTGTAGCAAAACAGTATGGTCGTTTCTTCTCAGAACAGATCTATACTATCGTAGGTACAAATCCAGATCTTAAGTACAAGGAAGACGTACTTAATGATAAGAATACGTTACGGAAAGAAGTAACTGTATTCCTGATTAAACCTATCGACATTACCGGTTTGAAGTTCTTACCGAAAGATTTTGACGGTGAACCGAAGATCATGTTGAATCCGGAAAGTAACGATCCGAATTTAGTATTTAACCTTGTTCCGCCCCAGCTTGCTAAAGCAACTCGTGATACAATCGCTGATTGTATTAGCCGGATTGGAAAGAAAGGTGGTAAACCTATCTTCTTCTCAGCTGAAGAATTGCCAATGCTCAATGAATTGCTGGCACTTCATAACACAAGTGTATGCACATTCTATGAAGAGCTTGCTCGTAAGTATACTAAACTTAGTGGTACTGTTCGGAGCATGCAGGAAGAGCAGGAACGCATGCAGGTTGAGTATGCTCGCCAGTGTGGCGTAGAACCGCAGAATAGCGAGGAAGTAAACCTTAACATTAACATCGAACAACAATAGGTATGGCTACGTGCAGAATTGACCCTGTACGGGTAGAACTTCTGCGAATACTTATTAGTTGCGAACCAGCAATCCTTTCAAAGATATCCTTTCAGGATGGAAGTGGAAGAAAAACAGGTAAAAAACTACAAGTAAGAGAGGATGGAACGGTCATCTTTTACTGTGGAAAAGGACCTTTATGGTGGCAGAGATGTTGCAATGATTATGAACTGGTAAGCATTGTAGACGTCGCTTTACGTGTAGCAGATGTTATTACAGGTTCTCATGGAACTCGTAATGAATTAGCTTTTGATGGAATTACTAAAAGTATTTTAGATGAAGCTATAAAGAAAAAAGACTACGACTGTGTAGTAGATATCTTGTTTGATAGTATGAGAAATTGTTCGGACGGGGCTTTACACTCAAAATATATCAATCAGGAAGCTATACAGAAGTATGCTAAAGAGAATGGACATCGTACCAAAGAAGAGATTACTATAGAGGGACCTCTATTAGCAACTCTTGGTATTGACTTAGGTGGCGGACGCATAGCAAATGTTGTGGGTCAAGTCAAGAATAAAATAATAAGAAATTAGTTGTGTTGGATTGGATACAACTCTTCTATTCTTTATAGTACTGGACGGGTACTATTATAATAGAGGCTGCTGGATGGGCAGTTTCTATATTCGGTATGTTAGCTTAGTGATAGAGTTGCCTTTAAGGAGACAGCGGTTTGATTCCGCTACATACCACAACTGGTAGATGTATTTCGGTCAAGTATTAATTTAAAAAAACAAATCACTTGAATATGAAATCAATTACATCTAAATATGCAAAAACTCGTCGTGACGAGTTAAGTAAGGAAATTACTAAATACTGGAATATTATTAAAAATGAGAATGTAATCTCAACAGAGGCTAAGCGTAACTTTGATCTGAAAGTAATGCTTACAAAGATCTCTGAGATGTCAGAAGAACGTCTGTTAATGAAGCTATATTTACAGTGTATTAACATGGGTTATAAGAAGTTCTCAGATCTCCCAGTAGATAATAATTACTACACTATCTTTGCTCTAAGTGAAAAGACAGAGCAGTTGTTCCATCTTAATAAGATTCGTACAATTGATCCGAAAATCAAACGAGCAAAAGGTAAAAAGAACTTAAAGGTTACAGAAGAGCTGACTTCAGCTTATCTTAACACTATTAAGAACAAAATTCAATTAGAAATAAACAAACTCAACAAGGATCTTGAAGAGTTTAACGATAAAGCGGAGTTAGATATTGAATCTGCTCCACTAGCATTAGTAGCATGATAAAGAGGAATGCAATATTTCTAAGGAAACATTTTCTAGAGACTAGTAAGCACTATGAAAAGCGAGTAAATAAAGCTATCGCAAGTGCTTACTCCTCTGGAGAATTAGCACAGATAACTTATGAAGATAAGAATCTAGTCATATATTATACAGAGAATACAAACGCTGAAACCAAACAAGTTATAAAAGGTTTTAGCAAGTAAATAACTTTTAAAATTATCAAGATGAAAAAGATATTAGCAAATAAAAAAGGAAAACGAACAGGAGTTAAATTATCAACCACCAACAAAAGTAAGCTTCGTAGATCGAAGAAAGTAGAGTATCTTACTAAAGTTGAACTGGGTCCGTCAAAGTATATTGAATACGATAAAGATGGGAAAGTAATAGGTTTCATCAGTAACAGCAAGAAAGTACATCTAGCTGACCATTTAACTGATGTAGCAAAGAAGGCTATGGCAGACAATAAAGCTGCTAAGATAGCCAAGAAAGAACAAATTAAACAGATACTTGAAAAAGTAGGATATGATCCTACAGTTAAGTATACTAGAGCAGAGAAGAAGAAATTCACTCGTGCTGTAAAAAATAACTTATTTGTTCAACCAAAATTAGTTAATTTGACTGATGAGGAGATCAAAATGCGTTTTGCAGAAAAGAAGAAACATAAAGTTGAACTTCTTAAAGAGAGACCTCATAAAAATGAGATAAAAAGTTCTGTCGTAGATTTTCTTACTAAAAATAAGGAAGTATTAGCAAAAATGAAATCTAATCCTAAAAAGGAAGAGAGTAAAAAGTATCAATATATAATCAAACAACAAAGTAAAGAAGCTCCACAGAAGGAGATAGATTTACTTACTGATTATATTACTGCTAAAAGTAACACAGAAGCAGTAGAGACAGCTAAAGCTAAATTCCGTAGTATGTATAAGGACAGTAAAGATAAAGACAGTTTAACTGGATTGTCCGTTATTCCTTTAGATACTAAACAAAGTTCTTATTATCCCAAAGATACTATTATCTCATGGACTAATCCTGAAGAACTAAAGTATAAATATTCAAATGTTGCGGCAGCAGCATAGTAATTAACATCTACTAAGCAGAGCAAAGAAGACAAGGCTAAGCACAAAGCTTCCCTTGTAGCGTTTAAAGAAACGTATGTACATAAAGTAGTACAACAAAAGGCAAAGCAAGCTGCCTAAATTGCTGCAAGTCCCTAGTAGCTCAGTGGCTAGAGCGTCCTGTAATTCGTATGTATTGATGTAATATTCGTATTACTATATTATTCGCATATGTCAGGGAAGGTCGTCGGTTCGAGTCCGAAATGGGGACCAAACTAACATTATTATATTATGATTATACGAGATAAGATTGTTTATGTATATGATGTTGAGGTATTCCCCAATGTCTTTCATTGTACTGTAAAAAATACAGAAACAGGTGAATTGCATAAATTTGAAATATCTTGCAGAAGAAATCAATTAGATGAATTAGTTGAATTCTTTCATACAGTTAATACAAAATATACTTTCGGAGATTTATATACTACAGATATTAAGTTAGATACTAACATATTATTTTGTGGTTATAATAATCTTCATTATGATAATGCTATTATAAACTATATAATAGATTGTTATAATATAATGAGATACAAAGGATATAGAGACATTTGTAAGTCTGTATTTAACCTAAGTAAAGTAATTACTACTTCAAGTGAGGATGATAATTCTGCTTGGAGAAAGTGGAAGTATATGATCTGTTTTGACTCTTTTGATATTCTTACTATGCTGTATAGCAATAAGTTAAGAGTAGGTTTGAAAGAAATTCAAGTAACAATGCAGTACAAGAACGTACAAGAATTTGTTGCTGATTGGCAGGCAGATTTGCCTGAGAATCAAATTGATTCAATGATTGATTATAATATTAATGATGTTAATTCTACTGAGGAATTACTCAATAGATGTAAAAAAGACATCGACTTAAGAATAGCTATTGAAGATGAATATGGAGTACGTGTACTTAGTAAAGATGGTGTAAACATTGGTATGAAGATCTTGACTCAGAAATATCTTGAGAAAACAGGTCAAACATGGTGGGATATTAAAGATTTAAGATCTCCTATGTCAGTAATACCATTAAATAATGTTATACTACCTTTTATTAAATATGATAGTCCTATATTAACTAGAGTCCTAGATGACATGAAAAGTCAAATAGTATCTCCGGGTAGAAAAGGATACGAAAACAAATTCGTATTTGAAGGATTACAGTATTCTGTAGGAGTTGGAGGAATTCACTCAGTGAATAAACCAGAAATAATTATTCCTAAGGAAGATGAAATGCTCATTGATATAGACGTTGCATCTCTATATCCAAGTATGCTAATAGAATATGAATTCTATCCTAAACATTTAGGTCCTGAATTCCTAGAAGTATATAAACAAATTAAAGATGAGCGAATTGAAGCTAAACACAATGGTAATAAGGTTAAAAATGAAACCTTAAAACTTGCTCTTAATGGATTATCTGGTAACTTACAGAATGAACATAATTTCTGTTATAGTCCATTTGCTGTAATGCAGATCAGAATAAATGGACAGTTACTATTACTAATGCTAGCAGAGAAACTTACCCAATTAGGATGTCGAATCGTCCAAGCAAATACTGATGGATTATTTGTCTTACTTAAGAAAGACGTATATTCAAAAGTTAACAACGTTTGCAGAGAATGGGAACAACTTACTAGGCTAACGCTTGAGGAAGAACGTTTTAAAGCTATGTATCAATATGCTATAAATGACTACTTCGCTATTACTGAAGATGATAAAGTAAAAGAGAAGGGTATGTTTATTACTACTGTGAAATTAGGAAAAGGTCTAACTCCGAAGATCATACCGAAAGCAGTAATAAACTTTTTTAAGAACGGAGTATCAGTAGAGGAAACTATAAAAGGTTGCCAAGATATTAGAGATTTTCTAATGTCTGAAAAGACTGGTAAACAATGGCATGTTGAGTATAATAATAAAGAACAACAGAGAACTAATCGTTTCTATGCAAGTACTAATGGTGCTTATTTATGGAAATGGAAAGAGAAGGATACTAATCGTTTTGATATAAGTATTCCATGTCCTACAGAAAAACAGTATCAGAATATGCTTACTGCATCTGGTGTTACTTTATTAAATTACTTAGACGATAAACCAATTGAAGAGAGAAAGATTAATTATAGGTATTACATTATGGAAGCCTATAAGATAATCAGAGAATTAAAACCGTTACAAATGAGCCTATGGGATTAACAGAGGCTTATCAGATATATTTCAGAGACCATAGCTCATATAATAATATGAGAATATGATTTTAGAAATAGACACTTCTATCTTAGATAGAATTTCAGATTTATCTATGAATCAATTAGTATTCCTAACACTTGTATTGAGTGATAATCAAACCATCAATCAAGACATTCAGAAACTTCTCAGCCTAGTTAATGAAGAAGAAATACAAGAGTTAGAGTCTCGTAAACTAATCACTACCAAAGTAGTAGATGATACCACAGTCATAAAGAAAACAAAAGAACTAGAAGAACTTCTAAAAGAAGATAAATCTATGTTTGATGAATTCTATGACCTATTTCCGGTTTATGTTATACGCCCTGATGGAACTAAAGGTTTCCTTAGAGCAAATGTAAACAAATGTAGAAAAGAATATAACAGAATAGTCGGTAAAAGCAAAGCTATGCATCAGCATATCTGTAACTGTCTTAAGTATGAGATAGATAACAAAATGCTAACTGGCAAATTAGGTTATATGAAAACTATGTGGAAATGGCTCACTCAGCATGAGTGGGAGACTTACGAGGAACAGATGAAAGTAGAAGAACCGATTATGACAAATAGTTATGGAACAGATCTCTACTAAAATACTACAATTCCAGCATATATCAGCAGCTACAAAAGAAGCTACTGAGTATATTAAGAAGAGAAAGAACCACGAGGTAAAGTCTCTTAAAACAAGATGGAATAAGTTTAATGCTGCCTGTATGGGCGGCATTGAACCTAATACTGTATATACAATAGTGGGTATATCAGGTAGTGGTAAATCATCATTTGTTAATACGTTAGAAAATGATTTAATAGACCTAAATTCTGATCAGGATGTTATAGTACTTAATTTCTCATTTGAGATGTTAAGTTCTAGGCAGGTTGGTAGAAAATTGAGTAGTAAGTTAAGGCTAACTACTGCTGAGCTATATAGTGCTAACAATGACTTAGATAATGAATCGTTAGCCAAAGTCGAAGAGACTTCTCAACAAATAAAGTCATATCCGATATATTATGTAGATACACCGGGTACAGTTGAAGATATAGCTTCTACTATAGACTACTTCTATGAGAATAAAGCTAAAGGCAAGAAATTTATAGTCATACTTGACCATACTTTGCTTGTTGAAGGTCAATCTCGCGAGTCAGCACTGCAAGTGATTTCCGATTTACAGAAACTGTTTATTAAGGTAAAGAAATTACCTAATACCACTGTAATACAGTTATCACAGATGAATCGTAACATTGAAACTCCTGATAGAATTAATAATCCTTCTATGCATTATCCAATGCGTAGTGATATTTCTTCTGCTGATACAATATTTCATGCATCCGATTATGTTATTTGTATTCACAGACCAGAATTACTAAATATCCAACAGTATGGACCGAATCGTTTACCAGTTAATAACAAAGTCTATCTGCATCTTATAAAGAATAGAGATGCTGGACAATGCTCGATATTAGAATTCGACAACGATCTGAAATACAATAATTTAATTGAAACTATACGAAATGAAGAACCAGCAAAGAAGATTTCGTTTTAGTAATAACAATTAAAAAGGCTGAATTTATGAAAACATATACATTTACATTACCGAAGAAAGAAAATAGTGCAAAGATTTATAAAGATGCGTTGATGGAACGCATTATTACAGCATATCCGTGGCTGACTATTGACAGTTCATTTGATTATCCGAAATCTAATTTTGGAATCGAATATGCAGGTGCAGGTGATACTATTACATTAGGTTTAAGTAAGAAACACAATGTAAGCTGGTTGCCTAAGACTTGTGCTAATTGTCCGCTTGCCTCAAAGTGCTACAAAATCGACAACTATAACCTTGAAACAGAGTTCTTTAAAGCATTAGACGCACTTGATGCATATGCTAAGAAGAATTATCCATTTGATTTGGATTATGATTTCGAGGATATCTACGGTACACCGATTAAAATTTTCCACAATTTCGTACAGATTGGATACGATATCATTCCAATCGCTCCGGGTTCATTGAACTATCTGAAACCCGAAACAAAGAAAACAATCATTAATCTTACTATTAAAGTAAAGAATAATGGTTGGTTCTAATAACATATAAATCCCATAACTAGCAGAAATTATCAGATATTTATCAGAGGGATACATAAAATAAACTAGCTTTATGATTGTATTACCAAAAGAGAAATTAAAAGCCAGAATTGAGAATCCTAGATTCTTGATATTGTTTGGCAAACCAAAGTCTGGTAAAACTACCTTAGCATCTAAATTAGACAATAATCTTATTGTCGATTTGGAAGGTGGTTCAGAATTCTTAGAGGCATTAGCTATTCAAGCTAGATCTGTAAATGATTTAGGCGAGATTGCAAATGCAATAAGAGAAGAAATTAAAAAAGAAGGTAAGAAACCCTATAAGTATATTACTATTGATAATGCATCAAGACTGGAAGAGATGTGCATGAGCTTTGCTATACAGTTATATAAAGCTACTCCAATGGGCAAGAAGTATGAAGGTACTGACCTCAGAACCTTGCCTAATGGATCTGGTTATTTATATATAAGACAAGCTGTAAGAAAAGTTATTGACATGTTCCGAGGATTATGTGATAACTTTATTCTTATTGGTCATACTAGAGATAAGTTGATTAATAAGAATGGCGAAGAAATGTCTGAAATGTCTCTTGATCTAGTAGGTGCACTAGCAAATATTATATGTGGCGAAGCAGATGCTGTAGGCTATGTATATAGAAAGAAAAATGAAACTCATATTTCTTTTGAAGGTGGAGATAACTCCGTCATAGAAGCTAGAGCTCCTCATTTAAGAGGAAAGAACATTGTAGTAGCAGAAAGTGATGAAAACAATGAAATCACTACTTATTGGAATAAGATATATTTACCTGAATAAAAAACACAAAACAAATAGTTATGATTTATAGTACAGATTTAGCAAACCAAGTAACATTAAACAATAATAGTAGTAATACTAAATACCTCGAAGCAGGTATTCATGATAATGTTAAATTTACGTCAGTGAAGACTGCGGTATCTCCAACAGGAAAGAATTTCATTGAATTTAGATTCGAGAAAGACGGTAAGGAACTTGTTCACACGGAATGGGAACCTAAGGAACGTGCAGAAGATACTGAAGAACAGAACCAGAATAAGGCGACAAATCAGGTTACGAGAATTAATCGTATCTTGAGATGTTTCTATCCTAAGGAAGTATTAAACTTCACTGGTAGTTCTTATAAAGAATTCACTAACTGGGTAGTTGCTATGCTGAATGCAGCAAACAAAGACACATTGTTGAAAGTAAAAGTTGTCTATAATAAAGACGGATATACTACACTTCCAAGTTATGTAAAATTTGCAGCAATTGAGCCTATGATTATCCCAATGGGATTTTATGAAGAAGGCAAAAATGAAAGCATGATACGAGAAATAACAGGTATAGACTTGTTCGTTAAACCGGTAGTATCCGATAAAGAGACTGTAGTAGTTAATCCTCTAGAAGTCAAATCGGAAGCTCCATCTGACGATCTACCTTTCTAATCTGTTAGGATTTATATAAAGCAGCCACGTTGGGCATAATACGACGAACACGTAGGTTAGTGTACCGCACTATGAAAAATGAGTGATTACAAAATAGTACACAACCTACGTTTTAATGGCAGTTCCGGAGTATCAGGAACATGGTGTAAAGAAAGTAAGATACAGTTTTTCTTTACTGTAGAGTTCAAATCTCTACACTGCCACTAACAATATATCATATGGTTTTTGACACTAATAAAATAAAAGAAGAAGTTACTATTACTTTAGATTATATATTATCTAGAGTAAGTGAGTATGATATATATGCAGCGTATATTGGCAATTTTAAAGTTGGCATGATCTACAATTCTCCATTGAGAAAAGATAAAACACCATCGTTTGGTTGTTTCTATAGTAGAAAGACTAAACAGTTGTTATTTAAAGATCATGGTACAGGAGAATGTGGTAATGTTATCAAATTCGTATCCTTAATAACAGGTTTAACTAATTATTCAGATATTCTAAATGATATAGTTAACAAACTTAAAATTACTAGTAGTACGCATCTCGATAGCTCTAAGCAATATATACCGTCAACTGAAACAGTAATTGGTGTAGTACGTCAGGAATTTACTGATACTGACATCAATTACTGGAGGCAGTTTAATATACAGGTAGAAACATTAAAGAAGTTTGGAGTAAGTAGTATAAAGTACTACCTATGTAACGGCATAGTAAAAAGCGTTTACAAAGAAGAGAATCCTATGTATGCATATAAGGTATATAATCATTTTAAGATATATAAACCATATGCAGACAAATATACAAAATGGCGTAACAACTTAACTGAATTAGATATTCAGGGTTATAAACAATTACCTAAAATAGGAGATATACTTGTTATAACCAAAAGTATGAAAGATGTTATGTGCTTATACGAGATGGGTATACCAGCTATCTCACCTTCATCTGAATCTACATTCATACCTGATAGAGTTCTAGAACAACTTAAGAAGCGTTTTAAACGCATTATTATACTGTTTGATAGAGATGAAGCTGGAGTGAAATATCTCCGTAAAATGAGCCAGAAAACAGGCTTAGAAGGTATGCTAATCCATAAGAAGTTTAAAGCAAAAGATGTATCTGATGCTATTAAAGCTAATGGATTTGATAAAGTGAAAAATTGGTTAACTAAAAATATTAACAAATGATATGGTTCACAGCAGATTGGCATTTCTTTCATGATAGAATACTAGATTTTCATCCTAAACGGAGAGAACTATTTGGTAATGATATGAAAGAGGTAACAGAGAAGATGATACAAAAGTGGAACAGTAGAATTGGTAAACATGATACTGTATATATTCTAGGAGATTTTGCATTCGGAACAACGGATGAAAGAAGAAAGTTATTCCAAAGATTAAATGGAAATAAAGCACTTATACTAGGAAATCATGACAAAGTATCAGATAATCACAGATGTTTCTTCAATCATATTACTCAGATAAAGAATATGACATTTAAGAAAACTGTGTTTCCATCGTTACCAAAAAATATTGAAGTAATTATGTGTCATTTTCCTATGTTCTCTTGGGAACATATCGAAAAAGGTAGTATAATGCTTCACGGTCATTGTCATGGCTCAATAGACTTACAGAATTCAGCAGAACTTCCTGATCACATTCGTATAGATGTTGGTATTGATAGTAGTTTTGCAAATTATGATTTTGTATCTATTGATAAACTGGCAAATTTCATAAAAAACTATATAAAACAATGAATACACTTAATTATATTTCCAAAGGATTGCGTAAAGCATTAGCTTTTCCGTTTAAATTAGTAGGCAATACTTTTATTGCCTTAGGTTTTACATTATCACTTGGTATCAATGGAATACTGTTTCCAGAAGATCTCAGTAAAATGGAAGCTCTATTAGGTATCTTTAAAGATCTAAAGACTGAAATTGAAGATGGTGGAATAATTATTACTAATGATGTAGAGGAAAAGAAATAAGCCTAGCGAAAGCAAAATTCGCAATGCAACACCAAATGAGTATAATGGCATTAAGTTTAAAAGCAAACTTGAGACATATACATATAAAAAGCTGGAAGAGTCGAAGATCAAAGCTGAGTATGAAACTCAACGATACGAACTGCTTCCAGCTTTTACTTTTGGTGATAAGAAATATAGGGCAATAACTTATAAACCTGATTTTGTAGGTGATAAGTTTATTATTGAATGCAAAGGCTATCCAAACGATGCATGGGCTTTGCGTGAAAAACTTTTTAGATATTATTTGTACATAAATAAGCTAGATATAGATTATTATATAGTACATACACAAAAACAAGTTGATGAATTGGTCAATAAGTTAAAAACATAAAAAAATTTACAGTTGATACTGTTTTATTTAATACTTATTTATAAACTTACTAAATTTCTACAGTATGAAAATATGTGGAATTAGTGATATACACGGGAATCTTTACAATAATATTCCTGAGTGTGATGTTTTGTGCATTTGTGGAGATATAATTCCATTAAATGAACAAAGATCTATGGATGCTTCACTAAAGTGGTGGCAGACACGATTTGCAAAATGGGTAGATAAACTACCTTGTAAAAAAATATTAGTAGTGCCCGGTAATCATGACTTTTACATAGAAAGTAAGTTAGGAGATGAATGGGAAAGTTTTGTAGAAGACTACGAACTTTATACTAATGGAAAAGTAAGATTCTTAGTGGATGAGTCATATACATATGAAGGTATAACCTTCTATGGAACTCCTTGGATACAACCTATTGAGTTTCAAGAAGGTAGATGGGCATTTGAATATCCTACTGATGAAATAGATGAGAATCCATTCGAAAAAATACCTAAATGTGATATACTACTTACTCATGATAATCCTAATTATAATGATAAACTATATTATTATAGTTATGGAAAGTACAAACATCATTTGTTTGGACATTGGCATGATGGTATATCATACGGACATCTAGGGCAACATAATTGCTCTATACTAGATGATTGGTATAACTTTAAAAAAGGCTTAAAAATAGTAACAATAGATATTATGACTGAAGACAAAAGACAAGAAATCATAGATGAGATTCTTCTACGATTACAAACAATATCTAATTTAACACAAACTATGGAATTTTCTAATCAATTAAGTAGTCTTATACAGGATTACTCAGAAGAACTACGTGCAGAAATTCCTGTAAAGGAGGATGAAATTGAATGGGATACTTCAGGAAACTTTGTTACTGACACTAATATAATGGAAGAAGATTTCATTGTAGATAGCAACATATTTGAAGAAACAAAAACAGCAGCATGAAAATAGAAATTCCGTATTATGAAGATAACACGCGAATATCAAATTCAGCAATTGGATGGTTCTTGAAGAAAGGACCACGTTACCTCAAAGATATGCTTGATGGTAAAGAAGAAGGTATTAGTGGAAAGTATCTTGATAAAGGAACTATGATACATATGTACCTACTTCAACCTGATGAGTTTTGGGATAATTATGAAGTATTAGACTTTGTAGTACCTAAAGTAAATCAACAAAAAACATTGTGTATAGAATATGTTCAAGAACTAGTAGTAAATCCTCTAGAGGATACTGATAAGTTATTGCTTAAAAGTTATAATAAAGCTTATAGCAATAGTAAATCAGATGATAAAAAGCTAGAAGAAGCTAAGCAAATTATTGAAACATTTGCAGAATATATTGTATATCTTAAGCTCGAAAAAAATAACAAAAAAGTGATATCATTTGCTGATATAACTATGCTTAAACATATTAAGGAGAACATAGAGAATCACAAGAAAGCAAATGAATTACTAACAAATCAGCCCGGCTTAGAATGTAACAATGAGTTTCATATAAACTGGGAATATGAAAAAGCAAATGTATCCTGTAAGTCACTATTAGATAGAGTCAAGATTGATCATTGTAATAGAAGGATTACATTAATCGACTTAAAAACAACAGCAGATGTCTATAATTTCAAACATTCTGTAGAAGAATATGATTATTATAGACAGATAGCATTCTATATATTAGCTCTTACTTGGTATTTCAAGGAAGAAGGTTATGATATAGAAGAATATGATTTAGAAGCATATATTATTGCTATTCAGAGTAATGGTAATAATGAAGTACGTGTTTTTAATATGTTAAATGAGAAAGAGTTATTGGATCGCAAAGACCTAATAGCAAATACCTTAGCAGAAATATCATATCATTATCAGACAGGTAATTGGGACCACACTCGTAAATATTACGAAGAAGATGGAACTGAAGAACTTGAATGATGTGAGTATATATATAGCTCCGTTATGTAACGATAATATTACTTGGGAAGATTTAACAGTAGAAAGTGGTTTTGTTAATGCGTTTACTAGTGATAAGAATAGACCTTATTTAGAAGATAAGGTCTTTTTTGTTTATGATAGTAGTGTAAACACTAAAGAATCTTTAAATAGATTTCTTAAGTTTAGACAGTTAGATACTATCTATAATACGCACTATATAACTATTAAGAAAAAACATTATACTGTCTATTGTTTTAGTAATCCTAAGTATAAAAAAGATATTGATAGGCTTCGTATAAATGGTAAAACTTATAATTTGAAAACAGCATTAGAAATAAACAGGTTTTGGAACAACGTGCCAGTTCCAGAATTAGAAGAGCGTTTGTTTTATAATCACTATAGATTTGGTGAGTCTATAGAAGCTGAAATACCAGAAGAAGACTATTATAGTTATATGGAATTTGGTGATGACATATAACTAATAAGCCTACTAGTTGTCTAGTAGGCTTTTCCTTTTTGCAGTGTTCACTGCGAATTGATAATTTATATAGAAACTTAGAAGTTCATTAATTGATTCTATAGATAATTTCGTTTTGTTTTTGGATCCTAAGCTTCAAACGCACTCTTAAAAGGAGTTACTTTAATTATATTCTTTAATATAACAGGCATTCCTTTATACACTCCTCTATCTATTATAGTAAAAGGTGTTCTATCTCCAGTATATGCAAATGGATTTATCAGATTAATAAAGCTTGATAAATTATCAAACCAATTGAAAGCTGCTGTAGGAGATTTGATTAAAGAAATTAATTCGAATGGGTTATACATAGTTCTAAATTCAAATGCTGAACGCATAGCCAAGTACGTAATTGATTGTGTTAACCACGTATCATAATCATCATCTCCGTCTACTAATGAAGCAAACGCAATAGCTACTGATGTAGAACCAGCTACTAACATTAATTCATTAAGTACTCTTCTTACTCCATATTGTTCGTAGTCTTTCATATTATTATAATCTGCTAATAACTAAGTAAGAGCAAAGTGTTTGTTCTTTAATACGTTTGATAAGAATTTACCAGTAGATCTATAATAACCTTCTTCCATAGCACCAAGATCTAGATTATACTGCCTCTTCTTAAATCTATCCTATAAAGCAGATACCATAAAGTTACGATGTAATACTAAGTAAGACGCAATAGAACTTGCATGAACTGCTGCTTTATCTACTTCTCTCAAAGTACCGTCAATTCGTTTAGACAATATATCAATTCTATTTCTAACATCATTTAAAAGTTTCTCAGTAACATATTGTGCATATTTAGGATCTACAGAAACTTCGCCTTTCTTACTAGTGATATAAGCATCATATAAGGTAGTAGGTAATTGTTTAAATGCTACTGCTCCTTTCTTTCTATCATCAGGATAGAATTTATCAGTATACTGCTGCTTAGACAAAAAACCTTCGCCATCTACGAAACGATAATTATGATAGATACTTATGAGAGTATGACTCTTAACCGTATAATCTGCCTGTGTATATCCAGCAAACCAAAAGTTCTGGTTAATAGAGCGTAATACTTGGCTTTGGTCTAATCTATCAAATAATTCTCTGTTGTCTTTTACTACTTGATTTAACATTAGTAAATATGGAATTTTACCATTTGGTATAGGATTACCAATATTTGCCATCATGTCTGGGAGATGCCTAAAAAATTCACTCTTTGCAAAGTTTAAATCTTCTAGGTCAAAGTATTTACCCATTTTTGCTTCTAATGTAGTATATGTAGCATCTGTAAAGAAGCTAGTTCCTATAGACCATAAGTTACCAGATAGATTGACTTTAGTAACAAAACCTCTAGCTATATCTAACATTTTACCTACATTATACTCTTTACCAAATGCTTCTACCAATATAGGGCTCTTATTTCTACCATACATTAATCTATCAACTAATAGTTGTGATTGTTTGTAAACATTAGTAGAACCCGGACCTTTAACGTCTTTTCTTGTTTTAATTGATACCTACTTTAGAAGATTCAACATAAGCTCTACATCATCCTAATGTTTTGACATATTCTTGTAATTAGCCGCCATGTTATAATACTATACTGTTGCTGCTACAGCATCTGTAGATATAGTATTTGTATCATCTAACATTTTTATGAACCTTGTAGGTATTACTTTGATAGGATCTCCATTAGGCATTGTGGCAAACTCTTCTACGAAGTCTAAGTCATCCGCTTTAGTCGTAGCTAAGTCTTCAAAAGCATAACCTAATTTCGATAAAATACCATCTTTACGATTAAGTGCTTGCATAAATCTAGCAGGTATTTGAGGCATTCTACTGTCATTAGCAAACTACATGAAAGATACATAACTATTGGCTAATGACATTATTTCTTCAATCTAATTATATAGTTCTAATACCTCTGGTTTATTAGCCATAGCGTCATAAGCCTTCTTATTGTTATACTTATCTTTTTTTGGTTGTATTGACGGACCGTTTGGATCCCAATTGTTATTATACCAATCAGAACTAGGATCTAATGTAGAATATTTGTTTATAGGAGCTCTTTCTGTATACTATTGTATATATTGAGGAAGCGGTTTTAGCTCTTTGTAATAAGATGCAGCCTACATATATCCTCTTTTGTCTTCATAATGGTTAGCCATAAACCAATCATTATAAGCCTATGTTCCCGCTTTCTTAGCATTGTCCATATCTATAAAATACTAATCAGTAAAAGCCATTTCTGCAAAATCACTGAACTTATCTGAATTATTTTCTGTTTCTTCCTTTGTTTTAAATTCAGTTACATCTGCGATATCTTGATCTAATTGTAATAGTGCAGCTTTTTCAGAATCAGATAACTAAGTAACATCTATTTTACCTGTACGTGGATCTTTAAACAGTTGTTGAAGCTGTCTTCTTTTTTGAACTAAATCCTATATATCACTTTGTTCTACTTTATTTAGATTATCTATTCTGTCATAGAATTCCTAAGTATATTTCTCTACAGTGTTTCTATTTTCCCATAGCTTTAACTCTTCGGATCCTTCCCCATACTTACTAGCTACTTTGGCTCTGTCTGCATCATATTTAGCTTTATCTGTTTTATATTTTATATGTTCAGATACTAGCTTGTTAAATTCAGATAATTCTTTAGCTATTATAGCATCATCTCCAGTCTTCTCACTTCCATCTAGATTATATGGATTTGATAATAGAGATTTTTGTTTACGCAACTATTCTAACTGCACCTATTCAGATTCACTAAGTAAGTTAGTATATTCTACACCATCAATAGTAATAGGAGATGTTAAGTTATCAATGTATCTCTATACCTCATTCACAGCATCTCTGGTTTTTAACGATAATATTTTATTACGAGCCGTATAATATTCAGATTTATACTTTCTATCTGCATTTTCATTATACCAGTTATTTATAGCAGTATACCATTTATTCTAAATATCTTCATCCTGTGGTAGTATATATTGTCCATCACTGTCTTTTTCTATAGATAGTTTCTCTGCTAATTTCTATAAAAACTCTTTTCTGTTCTTACTCATCTGACCATAGTTAAGAGGCTTAACTCTTAACCCAGAATATGTACCATCATCAAGTTTTTCATATAACAATTTCTAAACATCGTTACCATACTTATCTTTAGCAACCTTTAATGTCTTAGTCAATTTTATACCAACATCTAGAGTTTCTCTATCCGTAGCATTTTTCACATCATTTAATGTTTTAGCAATAGTTTGTTGGACAGCATTATTACTATTAGTAGCCATACCAAACCAGTTCATAAACATATTAGAATCATGCTTAGGATCATCTAACCAATTTATAGTTTCCTATATAATATTGTCAGGCATTCCTTGCTACTTTAAGAAGTTCTTTAAATGCTAGTAACCTTTACTTTTGAGAACATTAATAAACTTGTTATTAACTTGATTGAGCTGCTATTGTAATTGACTTAGAATGTCTTTTATCTACTGGTAGTTATCTTTATCTTTAAATAAATCTGTAGTATCTACTAAATATGCAATATCATCTACGAGTGGTTTATAGAATCCAACATAATCATTAGATAGCTATCGAATCTATTTTGAATTTATATCTTCAATCGGTCTACTCAAGAACTGGATGCTATCTTTAACTGATTCGTCTATATGTTCCATGAACTGTAACATACCTTGTTCAGTTTCAGAATTAGATAATTGCTGTATTAGAGTTTGTAGCTATCTCCATACTTTAGGGCTTTTATTTGAGTATCTTTTAATAGCGTTAAGTCTATCTTTTAGACCTTTTTGGATCTTATTATAAGTATTAGACACTTCTGATATTACTCTAATCTGATCCTCATTAAGCAAATCAAAGCTTACTTCGTTATATGTTACTTGTGGTAATGTTAATACAGCATCAACGATAGGTTCACCATTAGAATCTTTAGCATACTCTTCTTTACTCTGTATAAAATCTCTAGAGAATATTTTAGCTTTAGCTTTAATAGCTTCTTCTCTATTATCTAGTTTCTACATTAAATTGTCAAACAATATAGAAGGCTCCCCATTCGGAGCCTTATCTATACCATGACCATTATTCATATCCCAGATAGTATATGCAACTTCTGGTACAACTTTTTCTAGTTCCTTCCATTCAGGAAGATTTTTGTTTGGACATTTATACATATTATCTGGTTATTATAAATTACATATGAATTTTCTTAATGCTTCTTCAAGTTTATCTTGTGTATTAACTTCATTATCTGTCATAAACTATGCAAATTCATTTAAATAAGTCTACCTTTCTTCTGGGGTAAGGTCTTCCATCTGATCAAGTACTTCGCTTATTCTTGAATTTCCTTGCTCATATAATGCCATTAATTCAACTCCAGTTAGTGGTAAACTAGATGGGAATAGATCTGATTGCTTATGTGATTTATTCTAAAACATTGTGTCTATTTCTTTATTTATGTATTTAAACACAAGTTCGCTAAAAGATTTTTCAAACACTATATTATCTGGTACAGGGTATTTAGCAAACATATGCGCCAAGTCTTCATTAGAATAGTAGTTTAGATTAGTGCCTGTGCCAGAATATGCTACTAAAAATTCTTTGTCTCTATTCTACCTAGCATAAGTGTATAGTTTATGTATCTATTCAACTATCTATTCTGGAGTTCTAGATGGTTGTACACTACTTGTTAGATCTTTGGTTATTATAGCATAAGACTACCCCTATATACCTTCTGGTTGTCCATATATTGCTCCAAATTTATTTTTTGCTGTTAAAGCAGCTCCTTTACCATGTCTACCTTGTGTGTTTGAACCAAATACAAATATTTGATTAGGTTCTAGATGAGTTATCATACCACTGTATGTCTTCAGATAGCTTTTTATATCACTATAATCCGACAAGATTGCTGGTTCTTCTCTTTCTTCTAATACAGGAAAGAATTCATCATCCATATTTACATCATCTTCAGTTTCTGTGTATACTCTATCTTGTCTAGCTAATGCATAATTCATATTCTGATAACTAGGTAATTCTGTTATATGGTGAATATAAGGAGCATCATCTATCCAATCTTGTCTTTCTTGTTGAAGAGCCATATCTGCTAAAGCATCTTTATTATTCAATGCTTCTACATAATCCCATTCGTTTTCTTTATTAAAATCAAATGCAGTTTCTCTCCCGTACTCTACTATAGAGTGACCTTTATATTTATAACCTCTTTTAGATATTAAACCATATAAAGGTATATAAACAGTTTTACCGGGTTTACCATTAGGCTGTATTTCTACAAATGACTTAAAACCAATTATAGTATAAACATGCCAATTCTATGGACCAAACCCTAAACCATCTCTTAATTTAATATAAGGTGGGAACAACGGGAAAGATTCTTCTACACCATCTTGATTAGCTACTTTAATCCAATTAATAGGTCTAATGGCAGGTTTATCTGATCCTACTCTCTAACCCATTATTATATTTGGCATAGCAGCTTTATCGTTTATGTATACTCCTCTAAGTTGTTCGTTATTCTTACCACTATACATACTAATAGGCTTAACTAAGCTATCATTAGTCCAATTGTTTAAGAATAAATCAGTTTTATTTTTATATCCTAATTGAGAACCATTTACTAATTGATCTAATTTTCCTTGAATATAATCTGTGTAGCCTATTTCTTTTCTGAAACTGTTTGGTAGATACTGGAAGAACGAATTCATTGAAGGATTGTCTCCTGATACGTAAAAAGCATATATTGCTAAATCTCTAGCTAATCTCTTAATCTCTGGGTTTGGATCATCCAGTAATTCTCTCCAGTAATTGATAAGATTGTTTGCTTGAGATTGATCAGAACTTAACAGTTCAGAAGTGTCAATGAAATCTAAACCATCGTGTGTTATGTTTGGTAATAAATAGTTTAAGAAATCATTATTTATAGTTCCATCAGCATTTAATAAATACTTATACTCTCCTTTAAAGATCATATTTTTGAACTTATTAAGTCTCTTAGCAATACTATTTTTACCATAGAACAGACCTTTTACATCTATGTTGTTATCTTCTACATATTGATTGAAGAATTCAGCTTTCAATTGAGCCTCCATACCAGATATAATAGGATTAAGTAATTTAGAATTTGCATTGTTCTTTCTACCAAGCAGAGATAATACGGTATTATACTGATTAATGAAAGTGTCTGTATTTCTAAATAGCAGATTCTTAAATATAGAAGATCCAAACGGAATACTATTTTCAGTTTTTCTAGCTATGAAAGTTTCATCATAGAAACGCCTTACCTCTCCCGGAGCAAAGTGACTCTCTTCTGCCAAGTCTTGCATTCCGTTGTAATATATCTATTGTTCTGCAAATGTTTTACCAGTTTTCTTAGTATCTATTTTAGAATATTTTACTAGATTGGCAAGATCATCTGCGTAGGGTTTTAGAGCCAACCACGCATAGTAAATACCTATTTGCCTCTTATTTAAGTTATCATATGCACCATTATTTAACAACAACTCCCTACAATAACTAGTTTCTTTTCCATCCTCATCAAAGAATGTTTCAAACAAGTTCCTATAAGCATTAGCTTTCAATTCTGGTTTAGAATTAATATATTGAAATTCCTTCCTATAAGAACCAGTTGGATCATACTTATCAAGTACAGACTCTATTGCTTCTTTTTCAAGTTGAGATGGTGATTTAGTCCTATCTACTCCATACTTTCCTTTAGTTTTAAGAACTTCTTCTGCCATTTCTTTCAATATAGGCTGACCTACAAAGTAGAATGCCCATTTACCTTTACCTGTACGTAGCAAGAAAGATACCATGTTATATGTCCAAGCATTTACATTAAGACGTACAATGTATGGATCCTTAGCAATATCAACAAAGCCATTAATCATAGCTGATAACCAATCCAATATTCTACCTCCCTTTTTAGTACCTACTGTTGGATAATCATATATTCTACCAAGATCTACAATCTTCATAGCTTCTGTAAAAGCATTACTTTCCATTTTCAATCCTACTAACTGAGTAAGAATATGATGAGCATTATTTAATGCAAATGGTCCAATACCTGCTTTACCACCAGTGTATTCTGCTTTTCTAGCTTCTTGATAAGAAGGAGTATATACTTCAAATGGCTGTACATGATGAACTTCTCTATTACTTTCAATATCTTTAAGTACTTCCTTTGTATTTTCAGTAGCATTATCAATAGAAAGTTTGAGAGAATTGGTATTATCTTTAGTAAGTAGAACTTTCATGTATGCATCAAGCATTTCATTCTTAATGGCATTTGCAACCTGTTCTGTACTATTAGCTATATCGTGATTTATCTTTACACCATCCTCATTATATGAAAATCTAGCTACATATAGTTTATCAATATCAAAGTCAGAACCAGTTAACTTAGTAAAGTCTTCTGGAAGCATGATTGTATCTCCCATTATTTCAGGAAATACGTCTACAAATCTAAGTGGAGATATAGAAGCAATTGACTGTGTAGGAATACGATAACCTATAGAGTTAGCAGTAGCTTTTTGTCCTATTATATCGTGATCAATAAGCCATTGTCTAGCTTGTCTGAATGTCATTTTTTTGTAGTCAGGTATAAAGTGCTTAAATAGATTTATACTTACTACTGCATCCATAGAGCCTTCTTCGTTTATAGCTTTTAAAGCTCTACCATCATTTATCATACTAGGAGTAATAACATTCTTACTAGTAGCTTCTAACCCGAATGCAGAACGCTGAATAAATGCACCTCCCGGCATGTGTACATCAATCACTTCTTTGTTGATCATAGAAATGAATCTACTTTCCAACCATTTGTTATCAGATAATGCTGATAATGGTATAGTAAACGCATTATTTTTAGTATTTAAACCAGAGATAATATTATCATTGGCATCAGATTCTCTTGCATCAGCAGTAAGCATTTCTCCTAATGCTGTTATATTTACCTAACCGTCTTCAGTAAATAGTTGACCTTGTAGTTTAGCTTTACCTATATCAGACAATCTATTTAGAGCATTCATTACTGTGTCCTTAATAGTTTGTCCAGATACTTGTTCTCCTTCTTTACCATACATATCATTCATACGTATGTTAGATAGATTAACTTTCATAAACTGTGTACCAGCCATAGTTTCCTCGTGAATATGAGGATCTGTAGCCAACTGTTGACGTAAGTATTTAAACTTCTAAGTATATGTAACTAGGTTATTAAAGTCATTCAGAGTATTACCTTCTCCACTTTGTAATTGATCTGTTAAATGAGCCGATAATACAGTCTGTCCATCTTTTAACTCTATTTCACTGTCTTTAGCAGCTCTGTATGCTTTCATTGGTGCTCTAGATCCAGCCTTAACAGCAGAATCAAACATAACCATATCAATTCTCCTGTTAGGATCTTCATCCATCATCCTATCATACAAAGCTCTTATATCTCCAGTAGCTACAGATTTAAATAATGGGAACAAAGCCATTTTATTAAAATAAGGTATTCCTAAACCGGGAATTTCATTAAATCTCGTACCAAATGCCATATACTTCATAGCATTAAGTATTACCTTATTAGCTCTCGCATATAACTCAGGATTAGAATCCCACTGTTCAGCAGTATCTTCATTCATAAGTATATCGAAAGCTTCTTTTATTTCAGGGCTCCACTGTCCACGCATTCTAAGAAGATCTCTGGTCATTATAGGACTCATGTAAACAGCAGCGTCAGCTACGTTTATTCCCTCTTTATAACCTCTAACTTCTACTTCAGCAGCTTGTTTGGCTATTTTTACTTCTTCTGGATATTGTTTCTCTATTTCTTGTATAGATAGATCCTTAACTTCATTCCAAGCCTCTTCACCATTCATTTCTTGAATGGTTTCTTTTATATTACCTAAAGTAAATAGATTACGATATGTATAATATTGTTTACTTTGGATTTCATGATCTTTAAGTTCAGCTACTACGTATTCTTCTCTCATAGGATCATTATTGAAGAAGTCCAATCTATTATTAGTACCAGTAGAAGTTAATGAACCAAGACGTTTAATCTTATCTACAGATAAGTCTAGTATACCAGTTCTGTCATATTTTACTTTATAGTAAGCAGGCGCTCCATTGAATATTTTCTCTATTTCACTTACAGATATAATGCTATTGATAGTATAATCTGCCAACATGTCAAATATTGCGTAGCCTTCTGCATTATTAGCGTCCAATGATTCATATGCTTGTTGTCTTTCTGCAAGCACATTATCATCTAATAGTTTGTTTCTAATACTCCAGATATCTAGATTTTCATTAATTTCTATAAGTCCTAAATCTCTGGCGGTCTTTAATTCATCCTTCATTCTTCTATTGATCAGTCCACTTATTAATTGTTTCTGAGTATCAATAGGAGCATTAAAGAAATAATCTTTAGCAGTCTATAAATTTTCTATAGCAGATTTAGATGGATCGTTAAAATCTATGAACTTCCCATTAACATATACTCCGGTTAAGAATAAGAATCTAGCGCCATTACCTTCTAACGTTACAGTATGCTCTATACCTTTATCATCTTTATACTTATATTTATTAGGAGTATGAAAGTTCTTAATTCTGCGAGATGGATCTAACCAGTCATTATTTACAGTTCCATCTGCATTATAATGAATGTTTTTATCTTTATCGTAGTGAGTGGGATCATCATCAATTTGTCTTAAACATAACTCGATCTAGTTTAATTCATCTTGACAATAACCTATAATTGTATCTAATGATTGTTCGCCGTATAATATGTTAACACCATTACCTGTTTTAGTAAATCTAATTCTTTCGTGAGGCAATTTAATTCCTCTAATGAAATGATATGTCTTCTTATCTGCTACTGTAGGGAATATTATTCTATCATTAAAGATAGCAGTCATTTTTGCAAGGTAGTCTTCTCTTTGAGTTATATTAAAGTAATCTCTACCAGCATCATAACTAGTTTCATCTTTAAAATTAATGAAAGTCTCTACTTGGATATTTTTATTACCATTTCTTACTGCACTCAGTATAATAGAATGTTCATTATATACTACAGCTTCTAGATTGTGGAACAATTCTGGATCAGTTATTAATTCGTTTACTCGGTCTTTAGCAAAATTGTTCTGAGAAACCATATAATAACTATTACCATCTGGACCTAAACTACCTAATCCTTTGTCTGTAGCATGTACAAAAGCATAATAATTAGCCAATGCTTTAACATAGCCAACTTCATTCCATATTTGTGTAGGTAATGTATCTTTACCACTTATTGTTATAGTAGACAAAGTATTATCAGGTTTTATAGCATCTTGAATTATCTTTAATGTATCAGATATTTTACTTAATCCACCAAAGTTGACAGTATTTACTACAAATGTGTTTAGCAATGTATATGGATCAGACTTAGGATTACCATAATCACCAGATAACAACATCTTATTTATAGTAGGTTTATCCATCCCAATTCCTACTTCCTATAATATAGAAACTATGTAATCTTTAAGCCTCTCTTGATTCTGAATTTCATGTAAATCAAAATTACCATCCTTAGTACGTATAATACCCTTATTATTTACAAATGCTTGTTTGATCGTACTTAGGGCATTAAGAACTGTGTTTATTTTGCTCTTAGCGTTATCCTGTGCAACTACTATACCATCCTCATTATATTTAAATATGCCAGAATTTTCAAACATATTCCTAGACCACACTTTAGGATATTGCATAGCTTTCATATCAACAGTATTGTCTGTTAATTTCATAGTAGTCATTCCGGCTTCATCCTATGATATTTTTGCAGTAACATAGTTGTTTATATCAGAAGTAATCACAGTTTCTAACTTAGTTAACATAGCTTCCGCGTTTATAGCAACATTAGGATCTGAATTAGTAGATCTTTGAACTAAATCTGCGAACTTTATCAACAACGATGCATAGAATTGATCATTTTGAGACAGTAGAACTATTCTATCCATAATATTGGCAATAGTTCTACACCCTGCTAAATCTTTTAGTACATTATTCCAAGCAGTATTAGAATCTACAAAACTAGGAAATTTGGTAACTGCATCTATCTTAGCTGAATATGAACCATCGGCATTCCTTTGTCTCATTGGTATAGTCTAGAAGAAGAATTTAACTTCAGCAGGGGCGTTGTCTTTAATAGATATATTCATCCCTTCTACTGTATGCTGTCCTATATCTATTCCTTCTTCACCCTCTTCTTTAGCTGTAACATTATCATTATCTATAGTTCTTATATTTAATGATTTAAGTTTAGAGGCTATAGCTGGAGCAAATATATTATCAAAGTTGTCATATATTTCAGTAAGAGCTTCAGAAGGAAACTTGTTTTTCTAAGCCTCTACTATTAATTTAAGTCTTTCAAAATTATAATCTTTTGGATTAATATCAGTATAATCAATAGATTTACCTTCTATAAAAGAACATTGGAAGAAGGCATAAGTGAGACTTTTTACTATATCATCAAACTATTTAGTCTTAGTAATGGCTTTAAATTGGTGACCATTTACTTCAAAGTTTGGACCTTCGTCACTGTATATTGATTTAAATCTTTCTACATTAGTCTCATTAGGTTTTATACCGTAATATTTACCTCTATTAATGTCTGCATATATTTTAGCTAAAGCATATTGACCAGTTCTAGCCCATAGTTTAATAAAGTTCAATATACGTCTAAACCAATTCTTTGTATCAAAATCATATTTAGCAGCATCATTTAACATAAATTCTCTGAACTGTTCTGCTAAGATTTCATCTATAGCCGCATCAGAGAGATTTGACTTGCTCTTCTTCTTATATCTATCATATATCTTTCTTCTATGTTTTTCATCTATGCATAGCTGAGATACTCTATGCCAAGCCTCATGAAATTCTACTCCTTTTGGAGCATCATTATACAATTTAATAGAATCTACAGTTACTCTACCTACTACACTTTGACCTGCTTCCGTAACATCTATAACATAATTGGTTATTTCTGGAGTAATGCCAAGAGTTTTTTCTATCCACTGTTTAGCTTGATCTACATCCATCTTTTCTGTAGCATTATACCATATTCCGTCTTTAACAGAATCTTCTACAGTCATATTAGGACCACGTTTCTTTCCATCTAATATCTTATAGATTTCACCAAGATCAAGTTTCTATTGATTACCTTGCTCATCAGTATAACTGATACTTTCTTTTCTAAAGTCCCTTTCTACAGCCTCACTGATATGTTGCTGAGCCTGCTGTTGTTCAGACTTCTATGACTTACTTTGGATAGTAACATCATCTACATATATGTTGGCATCCTATAAATTATCAGCAATATCAGTCATAAGTATACCTTGTTTGATATACCAACCTAATACACTTATACCATTTGGATTAGTTTTTGATACAACTCTTTTACCGTTCTAATATTCTATACCAAAATCTTTAGGAGTAAATTCTATTTCTCCGGGAACGATAACCAATTTATCTACATTACTGTTCTTGAAAAAAGAGTGTAATGATTCGAAGTGAGGATCCCTGTTTTCATTCTGTAAATCTCCACCTAACCAATTTTTATTAAGCCCATCTTCATCAATAGCATAATGGAAATTGTTCATTATGTATTGTTTGGCTTGCTCTCTTATATTCTTGTCAGTTAATAGATCACTTATACTATATGTAGTAGTACCAATTACTACATTGTTATTATCATCAATATAGAATTGTTTTTTAAGTCTCTACTGAATTTGCTCATTATTTAACCTAGTGTCTTCAGGATTTGTAGCAGTATGCGAACCGAAGTTAACTATAAAGTGCAACAGCTATTTTGGATTAATGGAAGTTTGTACTCCATTAGCATCTGTGTAGAATTGATCATTGCTGGTTACTAAATCTAATATTAAATCAGCTACTTTAGGTTGGTCTTTAAAGTACTTGTAATTAAGCTGAATTGGTTTATCTATCATTGCACCTTCTGAATTAGGAGCTTTTATAATCCAGAATGGCTTACCCATAGACTTACCATTATATGATAATACTCTATTTTTAAGACGAATGATAGATTTACCTTTAGGACCAGTACTAATACCCATTTCAGTATTACTTGGATTAATCTAATATGGGTCCTTTACTTTCTACCAAGCAGAGTCAATTATATTTCTATTCTTAGGAGTTCCATCAGCATTTACTTCATTCACAATACTACCTGAAGTAGTTCTTATAAATGTTGGAACTATCTGTAGATCTGTATCGAGTTTTACTTGTTTGTTTAATTCAAGTATTTTGTTTCTAAGATCCTACAGATTCTTCTTAATGTACTGCTGTTGTTCATAAGGTAATTTATTGAATCTACCTCCTCTTTTAGCCGCTAAACCTGTCTCTGTTCTAACAGAAGCTACATATTCTTTATCTTTATACTTAAATATCGCATATATAGCATCTGAGGTAACGCCACTTTCATTAGTATATGGTCGTACTTCAAAGTGTACTCCGTTTTTAGTAACTTCAGATACAAAGTCTGGCGCTGCACTTATTTCTGAGAATTCCTTATTATTAAGGTATTTTTCCATACCTTGGAATTTATTATAAGTTACCACAGTCCAATTACCATCTTTATCTTGTGAAATTCTACTTAAACGGTAGTTTAATTCATGAGAATATGGATCTAATTGTTGATCATATGTTAAAGGAGCTACCTTGTCGTTATCCTTATCAGTTATAGGTTCTTCCATAGGTACTGTTACTTGTTCTACTGGTACTTCTGGTTCTGCTGCCTAATCTATAGCTTTAGCATCTTCGTCACCAATCAAACCTCCTAGTATAGAACCTAATGTAGGTATATCTCCAACTTGGGCTGGCTATGTCTTTGTTTCATCCTGTACTGGAATAGTACTTGGAGCTTCTTGAACTTTAGTAGGAGTTACATCATTCTATTGTTCAGTTAATTTATGTTGTTTATCCTTAATTCTTTCTAATTGTTGATGAATATAGTATTCTCCAGAGCTTATAAAATCACTATATGCTTCCCACATTTCTACTGATTCCTTAGTTTTATCTATTAATTGATTAGATTTTTGAGTTAACGCTTTGACTAATTCTTCTGCTTTAGGTGTTGCTCCATTTTCTCCTACTTCTTCTTCTAATTGATTACGAAGATTATACACCTCTTCCCAAGCATCAGCTACTTCACTATGACGATTAGAAGATGCTAACCTAGATTGTGCAGCATTATCAGAATAGTGTTTTGTATCTGGGAATAATAATTTATATGATTGCTGAAGTTTCATATTAGCGTTTTTATAGGCATCGCCAAATGTATTGTCTGGATTTAAAACAAATTTATTATTTCCCCTAGAATCTCTTTCTTGAGTAAAATACTATTCTCTATTCTAAACTACCTATCTTCTTTTATCAGAAATATCAGTGGGTTCTTTAACCTCATCCTCTATAGTAGGAGGTACTGGTTCTGGTGTTTGCTCATACACTTCAGGTTTAACATCTTCAGAATCTTGTTCATTCTGCTTCTCTGTTTTACCTGAGTATAAGTCATCTAGACGCTACATAAACTTATTACTAGCATCCTCTACATCTTTCCACTTGTCTATCTTAGCCTATATAGCCTCTTTATCTGTGGATTCCATAATAGCTTGTTCCATTTCAGCTCGTCTAAGATCTAATTCAGAAGCTATAACTTTCTCATAAGCTTCTTTTAAATCTTGATGCAATGATGGAACCTCTAAATCTTCTTCCTTGATACCCAGAGCTGTAACCTGTTTTTTCAGATTCTCATACTATTCCTAGAATGATTTAATATCTTTGTTAAGCATTCCAGCAAATTGTACTACATCTGCTTTTGATGTTTTAGTACCAGTATGTTTTTGTATCTACTCTAGTTTAGTCTTTTGTTTATTCTAAAACTCATTATATAACTGAAACATAGTATCAAGTTGAATTTTAGTTGCTATGGCGCTTCTCATAGTAGATACTTGATCTATATCTTTTATATTAAGTTTCTCAATGTATTCCTATACTTGAGGACTATACAATAAATTATCAGCTTCACTTCTGTGTTCAGTAGCAGTAGACCTAGCATCTCTTACTTGCTGATCGTGGTGATCTTTTAAAGCTACAAATATATCATAATCTTCGGTTCTTGGATCTATGTCTAACTGTTGAGCTTGCGCTACAGTTCTATTAGAGGTAAATATATTATACATCTATCTAGCTCTTTTCTGTTCTTCCTAGATTTCAGCTACATCTATACCATCTATTTTAGAGTTAATAAGATCATCAAACGCTGTTTCAACAGTATTCCATTTACCTTCTCTTATCTTAGAACCATATAGTATGTTCTTACGAACTTGATCTTTCTATGCCTCTCTATCTGCATATAAAGCAGCTAAGAATCTATCACCAGATATCTGATCATTTAAAGGTTTAATACTAGTTGCAGTACCTATTACAGAAGTCATCAAACCGCCTAATAGAGCACCACCTTTAAAGTTCTCCATAAACTCCTAGTCATCTGAATATACTGGATCCCATGGAGTAATAGCAGCAAATACAGATCTAGCGCCAGTACCTAAATTACGTACGTAGCTACTGATCAGATTAGGATCAGACTCAAAATCTCCATCTATATATCTTTGACCTTTTATATACTGAACTCCTTCCTCTGCTCCTTCTAAAGCCGATGTTATTACAATTCTACCAGCTATATCTTTTATTGCCTTTCTTCTAGTAAGTCTAGGCAGTTTGTCTATACTCTCTATGCCAAATGCTACAACATCGTCAATTCTATCTGCTAACTGTTGTTTAAGATTTCCAGTTTTACTAGCAATTACCTAAGCTGTTTTACCATATTTGCTGTTAGCAAGTTTTTTTAAAGACGATAATCCTCTTACTTTTTTAGCTATAGGACCCAATGGAGTTACTTCTAGTACTGTCTGAACTATATCACTTCCAGATAAAGCCATATTGTCTGTATAAAGAGACTTTAAACCATCCATTTTATTAAGTCTTATACGGTTTAAAGAATTGTTATTTACCTTTACTTTATTAGACAATATTTGATCATACACAAAATCATCATTATCTATTTGTTCTTGTGTATAACCCATTTCTTGCATTTGAGATTTAGCATCTTTAAGTACCTGTTTGTCTATACCATCTTTTTTAGCAGAATTCATTACATTCTACTTATAGTTTTGATATACTTCAGCTTTAGATTCTTGATCTCTTGCGTACACATTTCCTGTTACAAACGCAGTCAATGAGCCTAAAGTACCCATAACACCACCTGCTCCTCTTGTACTAAACATAGCACCAAGAGTACCTATTAACTAGGAGCCAGCGCTAGAAGCAGATGAACCTAAAAGACCCGGTAGTTTATACAGATACGTGTCTATATCCGTTAGATCCATACCGGGAGAATTCTTCTTATCACTATAATATTGAGATGTCATTTTACTTTGCCAATATTCTGCAAAGTTTTTATATTTCTCAGCTTTCTTTAAGGCATCATCTCTTCTGGCTATTACGCCTTGTCTATCTATTTCACCATCACCTAATACAGTTTGTATGATCTCTATTTGTAAATCTATAGGTTTACCGGCAAATCTTTCAGGAAATATATTATCACTAACAGCTTGATCGTTGAAATCTTTAGCCAGTAACTTATCATAGTTAGATTTATTATTCTATACTTTGATAGATTCTTCTCTTAGTAACTATTTATTTTCTGGAGTATTAGCATTAGGATCCGTCTCCATAGCTTTACGTAACTAAAGGATATTTTTTATTCCTTCCAAATACTGTTGAGCTCCAGTTAATATATCATAGTCTTTCTGTAGAAATACATACTCTCCCAGAGCAGTATCTTTATTAGTCTCATTTCTAGTAAGATTCCAATCATAGAATGCGTTAGACAAATAATCTGAAGCACCAAATGAATCTGGTGCACTATCCTGTGTAGGTATATTTGACATAGTATGAACATAACTATCTAAATCCGCTTTGGGAGATAGATAGTTACTATAATCACGACTTCTTTGTCTTACACTATTGATCAAACTAGGATCATATATTTTTTGTTTTGCCATATTAATTATACTCCTGATAATAATTGTTCTGCTGAATCCATATAAGTATCTTTTGCCTATGAAGCACCGCCAAGTCCAGATTTTCCTCCTTGCCAAGATTGATTTACTCTTTGCCAGTATTCTGAAGATATATCTTCCTTTGGTAATACTTTATAACTTTCAATTTCATAGAATTCTTTTCCGTCGTCTCCTACTTTTTCGGTTACTTTTCTACCACCAAATAAATTTTCTATAGACGATCTAATGCTCTATACAGTAGTTGGAAAGTTAGTAGTGTCATATTGCTTTCCTCTAGGTAACGAGAATATACCAGTGCTAATATATCTAGTTATTTCATCCTTAGGTATTCTTATCTTTCCAGATAAAGCAAAATTATCTCCTATTTTAATAACTCCGTTATCTGGTTTAAACTGCACATCCTTAAGCTTTCCACTTTCTACTAATTCTTTCAAAGGGAAGTCTCCACTTCTAAATGTACCAGCTGCTCTTTTAATCTCTCTAGGTTTTACGTCTGCTGCTATATTAAATATAGTTTCAGGCATCAAGAATCCATTACTAGAATCAAAGTTAAATATTTCGTTGGTAGTACCGTTATCATTTACAACTGTAGACGGTCTTCCTCCTACTGCTGTTAGTAACTCATCATCTTTAGTAATACCTATTTTACCTTTAATAACATCTAACGCTGAATTTATACCAGATAAATATTTCTCTGTATTAAATTCTTTATTAGTAGATACGGATATTGGAGAAAACCCTGCAACATTTTGGAATTCACTTCTTAACACATACTTATTACCCTGTTGCAATAATCTATTTTGATAATCTTTAGCCATATTCAGGGCAGTATTGTAGTTAACAAAATCTTGATCATCTCCGGTTGCTTCATATCTCTTAGCATATAGACTAGCCATTTCTCCTAACTGCACCATTTTGTCAGTCATATTATCTATATTTGCTAAACCTTTTTTAGCATCTTCTGCTATCTTAGTATTGGGATATTTGGTAATAAGGCTCTCGATATAACCTCTATAACCAGTATCTAATCTAGCTCCTATCTTATTCTTAACAGACTTATACATAGTATCATTAAGAAAATCAAGTCTTGTAGGTTGAGGTTTAACTATCTCAGTACTACCTGATCTTGTCATTGAATGTTTAGCTTGAGCTAACCAATATGGATCTACAGTTTCTTGTTCTACTATTCTATCTCTTTGAGAATCAGCTATCATGGTAGTAAATGCTTCTCTAGCTATATCTTCATTACCGTTAGCAGATCTTAATGCATCTTCATAATACTTTTGACCTTGTGGAGTTCTGATTAAGTCATTGAATCTAGCGTCTGCTATACCTTTCAAAGTATCATAGGTAATGCCTTGTCTTTGATATTTTACTCCATCTTTATATACAGGACTAAGTGTACTAGGTTTTAAGTTATCAAAGTATGCGTTACTCAATGCATTAGCTGTTAAATACTCTATAGGAGCAAGATCTGTCATAATACCACCTTCTAAAGTATTCCATTCTCCTATATTTATATCATCCCAATTCTAATTATATTTACCAGCAGCCCTCATCTGAGCTATCATCTTCTGTCTAGCATCCAGGTTTTCAGCACTCTGTTTTAGCTTACTTAATGAAGAATAATCCACATTATTAATTAACGACTGTAAACTAGATCTAAAGGAAGCATCTTTTAAAGCATCTGGATTGGATACCATTTGATTTATAGCGTCTTGTATATCCTATCTACCAGTAGTAAGATCATAATAACTTTGAGTATCTACTGCAGATGGTGATCTAAATTCTCCAAATTTCTGTAACTATGCTCCAAATTGTTGAGCAGCTCTATCCATTTCTTCTTTCTGTGCTGCACCAATTCTAAATAATTCTCCAAAATTAATTGGAGCATAAGTATTAATAAACTAAGCCTACGCGGCTTGATCGTACATATTTGCTGCCATATTATCTTCTAAATTTACTCATTAAGTTAGAATAATCTTCTGTCTTATATATAGATTCTAAGAAAGGAGCATATGCATCCAGCATAGCCATGTCTCTATACTTTTGATTATTCATTAATCTTCTGTTTTGTGCGTAGTTACTTATCTGTGATAAAGCTTCTCTGTTAATATTTCTAGCTGCTGCTCTACTTCTAGCATTCAAATCAGTAGACATATTACGAGCAGATACAAATTGTTGTCCTAAGTTGTTAAGAGTATTAGCGTATTCACCTTTATATTGATTCTCAATATTACTTTTCTGTGAATATAAATCTGCAATAGCTTTATCAGCAGCTACCTGACTTTGTAATCTGTAAGCCATACTAGCTCCTGTATTTGTATTAGATTGAGAAGCATTGTAGTTTGATATAGCTCTGTTTTCTCTGATAGCTCTTCTAGCTGGAGTAATATCATATTTTCTACCAGCCATAGTACTAAGTATCTGACTAGAATATGGATTATATACTGTATCAAAACTTTCTGCAGTAGTTCCTAGGTTAGATAGTACTGGAGTTAAAGCTGCTAAATCTGTTAATCCTTGACCTAATTTTCTCCAATCAAAACTATTTCTAATACGGGGACTCCTTGTAGAACCTGCTTCTGGTACTTCAGTTGACACTGTAGAAGGAGTAGTATAGATTGTTTCCTGTCCAAGTCTAGAAGGCTATTCTGTACTTAAATCTAATGCATTATCTATTAGCGGTAGATCAGTAGTAGTTACATTAGTTCTAGTAGATCTAGTAGCAGGTACAGCAGTAGAGCTTGAAACGGTTCTTTTACGAGTAGGAGATGCTGAATAGCTTGTAGGTATTCTCTCTGTTCCTAGTCTATCTATAGTCTCATTACTAAGATCTAATTCGTTATTGACAGTATCTACCATCTTTGCTCTAGGTCTTCTAGCTATTCTATTGGCTGCAATGGCTGATGCTGAAGCATCTACATTTGGTAGATTGATTGGTAATCCTTCTGTCTAATATAAAGAAGTCAATATATTATCTGGATTCATATTTGCGTTGAAACCAGAGTATTTGTCACCTAATGGTACAGCGCTATTTCTATCTGTTACTTTATATTTTCTTCCTTTATAATCAAATGTATCACCTATCTGATAATCATATTCTTTTCCAGAATTATCTCTATATCTGAATCCTCGTTTGGTACCACCATCCTTAAACTTATCTATAGATTTATTTTTAGAACTCTTTATAGATTCTTGTAGATTAAATAATTGATCATGAATCATTTGATCATTCATCTAATTCAATTTGGCTGAATTCTCAGCATATTTGTCTTTGCCTTTACTTTTCTTTTTAGACATCATTCTTTTACCCATTTGTGCAAATGTTTCTTTACTTCCGGGTACTTTCAAAGTATCACTTAATATTCTACTGCCTTCCGGAATATTTACTAAATTACTATCTGTAGGTTTACCTTCTTCTGGTACTTCTAATATATTACCATCTGGAGTATTAATAAGTTCACCATCATCTACATAAGCCAGACTAGAAGTAGTACCTCCATATGCCATAGTATCTACATACTGATCATATGTTTCATTCCAATCGGCATTCAATAATGCACTATTTTGCAATGCAAACCTATTACCCAATACTCTTTCTTTTTCTCTTCTGTACTTTTCTCTAAGACCTTTGTTCTGTACAGCTCCTTTAAAACCAGTACCCAGTGTAAGAGTAGGATCTTCATAGAATCCGTTTACTTGTACTTTACCACTTTTACCTATGGAACCAACTACAGCTCCGCCTATTCCACCAACAACGGCTCCAACAGGTCCTAACGCTGCTCCCATTTTAGCTCCAGTAGCTGCTCCCTTAAATACACTCTATACAGATTCTTTAGCAGCTTCTCCACCAGTAGACGCATTAGAATTACCCCCTACTAGAGTTAACATATCACCTGCTCCACCTATCATTCCGCCTGCTACTCCCATTATATTAGGACTTGTACTAGGATTATATGGTTGTGTCTGTATAGGATTTCCAGATAATTTCTATGGAACTTGAGCAGACATTGCAGGACTAATAGGTTGCAAAGGATTGCTAGTTATATTCTAGTATCTTGACTTTATATAATCACTATTAAAATTATACCCGCCCGTTTGGTATTTATTTATCTTATTCTTTTTTTTCATTATACTAATGAGTATCTATATGTTGTATTAATATTAGGGAGAGTAAAGTTGTGTTGTTCTCCACAATTCAAAGTAAGATCACATATTAAGTACTTACCTCTTAATCTGCCCGGATATGATAACGTATCATCGCTATTCTATTCTCTACCTATAGCAAATCTATATGTATTTTCTCTATGATCTATAGCATAACCTCCATCTACATAATCCTAAGTAATAGTACCTACTTGATCTGTAGTTCTAAATGTAGCATCAGTAAGCATTCTCTTTATGTCTCTAAACTAACCACTAAAGAATACATTGTCAAATGTCTTAGTATATAGTATATCTTTATTAATAATATACTGTATCTTACACTCCATTACATTTAACGCACGATTTTCAGTTTGCATCACATTATTGTCTTTGATGTATAACAATTTGTCAGAGAACTTCAAATGATTAGTAGGATTTTCAGTATAAAATGAAGTAAAACTCTATGTATATTCATTGTATACTAATGTCCTATTATTGAAACAAAACCTTACCTCATTGAATTCATTATCATAGAATGAATCATGTACTACAAAGTTTGGATTAGCATTCAGATAAGTCTGTACTCCTTTCTCTTTAGATAACTTATGTATGGTATCAGAGAATTGACATAATTCATTTTTATCTCTATCGTGCCAATATAATGCAAAATCAGAGTTAGTTATACTGTTATCATTTATAACAGATGAACCATTTCCTGTAGTAATATAGTCATATCTAGTTAATATACCACCAGTACCTAGAGTAAGTTCACTAATATTGTTATCAGTAATAAGAGATCTATCATTTACAGATGCTATTCCAAATGCACTATCTTGCCAAAAGAATAATTTATCATTAAATGATTTAAGATTTGTTATTTTACCATACTGATTGTCTACATCTAGATAATCTGCAAACTTAAACTGTAACCAACTATCTGTTACTTCATTGTTAATCTTGGCTTGTGAATATACTATTCTATTTATATTATTAGCATTAGTTATTGCGTAAGCAGATTCAGTAACATATTTCTTTGCATCTCCTTGAACAGAATATGCATCATTATATGCATAATATGGTTTGGTTTGCTTATTATAATTACCCAGTGTACCTCCATCTATAGTAGTACCTAAATATGGATTAGTATAATCATCCATACCTTCACAGCTGCGACTAGTAGTTTCACCATATTGTAGTGCAAGATTAATACTACTTTCTACTGGTATATAGTCTGTACAACTTATCAACGATGCTCTATAATCTCCATTACCCGGATCTGGGAATGCGTTGGCAGTCCTATGATCATGAACGCCAATAAAAGTATCACCTCCATATACTAAAGATTGACCACCACTAGGTCCTATTGTAGTAAATGAATTAGTACTAATATATGTAGAGTTAGTTCTAGCTATGTAACTATTACCACCATATGGTATATTACTAAGTTTTATATTTACCACTGGTAATTCAAACCATGCCTTATTCAAGAATATATCCTAAGAACCTATTACACTTGTTATATTGTAATTAGCTTGTATTACACCATCTACTCTATGAAACTTAGGTATCTTGGTAAAATCTCCATTCAATACTGCACAATAACCAAACGGACCTGCTCTACGTGCTCCATTGTTATCTCCATCACTATTGTGGATATGACCTAAATTCAAATAGTTGATATCACCAATAGTTCTATAATACTGCATCTTCTCTGCCATGATATTTCCTCCTGCCATAATTGGTGGAAATATTGAGTTGTTATTAATATCTACAGTTAACCTATTTTCAGATATTGCAGTATTATGTAATATGTATCTTTTGCCTATTAAGTTTGATATAGAGTGTACAGTCTAATGTGTACCAAATTCTTCAGATGCTATTACAAATCCATTAATGCTACTATTATAACATCCTATGAGCTTTGATTCTGTTACTCTGTCAGAAGAAAATCCCCAATTTGTATTATTAGGAGTTATAAAGTATTTATTAGAAAATACATTAGAACTATCAGTAGCTTTATACCAGTATCCTTTACTAGCTATTGGGTGTAAATAATATAGTAATTCAGCATGAGCATTCTTAAGTTTGCCTACCAAGCTTTCACCTGTTATATCTAGTTCTGGGCTTATGAATGTAACATAGTATTTTGTAACTCTATCATTATAGAACATAGAGGATTGCTCAGCCCCTAGTTCTCCATAAGGATAAGCTTTTGCATACTTAACAGGTATGTCCTGATCTGTGTATCCAAGCGGTATTCTAGGTCTATAACTATTATCTGGTTCATCACCTTTATTGATATACTTATATGGATAGTTGGTTATCTCTGATATAACTCCTTGCATCAATACAGTTCTATCATCAACTGTACGTCTACATCTTACTATTTCGTATGCTACAGCTCCTTCTGGTACATTAGATACTTCGAACTGTAATCCTAATGCTTTACCAATAAGATTTTCTCCTGCAAAGAAGGTTGGGTACTCGTGAGCGTTAGGCATCCTAATATCTCCAATCCAACTAACATTAGATGGAATACTTTTATTGTTATAGAATACAATACCAAATCTATATATCTCATCTCTCTAATATCCTCTGAAATTAGCATCAATATATGGATCTGCATAATTCATCTATCTAGAATACTCTGGAATACTACGATTTATTGATGTATCCTTCAGTCCATCTAGGAAATAGAATGTCATAGAAGATGTAGTCTGAGGAAGTACTTGAATCTTAGCATAGTCATGACCTTCTGTTGCAGATGTATTCATAGACTACATGGTATCCATAGTAAGCTCAGTATAAACAAATCTATAGTTTACATTTATACCACTACCACCTAGTATTCTAGCACCTCTTTCAACCTTATTACTATACTGTAGATTATCATTAGCAGTTGGCTGCCCCTTCACAGAGTTATATGGATTGATACAATCGTGTTCAGGATCTATATCTGATAGTATATTCTTCCATGCTGCAGAACCATACTCTGGTAACATTACATCAATATCATTCTGACCACTAGCTGATTTAAGTATTAATCTACCTTCTTTAGTACATCTATAAGCTCTAGCATCATAGTCAGTTCTCCAAGTATTTTCTTTAATGCCAGCAGCAAATAATCTATTGTCCTTCTTTTCGATAGTAGAAGCTACAAATGAATTATTTGTTAAAGAATTTAATTCTTCTAAAGTAATAGTATTAATAGGTGCTCCACCTAAATCTTCATATTCAATACTAGTTGCACTGCTAGATGATTTGATCTCAGCTATAACATCTACTGTAGGTAATTCTGTATTATCGTTATAGAATATTCTAAATATTCTACAGTTATTATAGAAACTATTATAATTTATACCAGTAGTTTTATCTACTAGATCAATAGACATCTTAACTGATTTACCAGTAGATACTTTTTTATCTAAACCGTGATATTCATTTAAACTGCTAGAGGTATTACTATCTGTTAAGTGTACTAATCCACTACAAGGAGACATAATAGTATTTGATCCTCTGACATTAAATAACTGATAGACATACTGTACAGTACCAGACTACAGATTACCAGAACCCAAATCTACTATTTTAGGAGGACTAAGTAAAGAGCTAGGTGTTAAGTCAAGGATACTAAGATCCTTAATATTGCCTTCACTATCTAACAGATCATTTGTAACACCCGGTTCATATACATATTTATTATTCATGATGTTTAATACTCTAATAGGAGTATTACCATCTGTTATGTATATCTTAATATTATTCTCAGCCTCATAGTTAGCTACTATTTTAACCCTATTAGACTTACCATACTATAGTTTACCTTTTATTATTACAGTGTTCTTTAGAGGTAGATTATTATAATCAGATACTCTATATACTCTATTTATGTTTTTACTATCTACAGTAAGAATGACAGCATACTTATCTACAGTAACACCATATAGTACTATTTCATCTTCTGCTATAAAGTCACCACCATCCAAAGTATGAATATTTTGAATATTCTATAATACTCCACTAGTACCTTCAGTATCAGTAATGATTCTGATGTTCTCAGCATATCTATACTGATTCTCAGGTATTGCATGAATATCAATATCCATATTCATACCACCTACGAAACTGTTAGTTTGTAAAGTATTTGTCATAATCTATTCTAATTATATATTATTTGTTCATCTCCAGTAGTAGCAAAGAATGTATCATGATCATCAAACTCTGTATATAACTTATGCCAATCATTCTTGATAGATTCTATTTCATCTACACCCGGCATCATAGCTTCTGCGTAAGCCTACTTTCTATAGAAATTCCAAGATCTTTTAATAGAATAATAAATTTCATTTGATAGTTGCCCCTTTATCCATTTTGCGTATAGTATTTTTGTACCTATATAATACATTAACGCTTCTTTATATGAAGGTAAATCAGGTATCATAGGCATACTATCTTCATCAGTAATAATAGCATAATACGATATTTTTAACCATCCACATGGTACATTTACATTAATATAACCAGGTTTAGTAGAATATTGTAAGCTTGTGTTAAGTGTTGCCGGATTGCCTATGATAAGTCTACCATTATTACTAGGTATAGTATATTGATTTACTAGAGTGTTCAATGTCTACTTAACATTGATATCTTCATTAAGAATATCAATAGCTTCTTTATCTGCATTAACATTGAATATATTCTTCACTAATGGAACGAGTGCATCATCTTGTATTAACATTTTAGGATCGCATTGACCACATTTCTTGTATATACCAAAAGAGTTAGTTACTTTTCTCATAGGTAACCAACCACAACCATTTTTAAAAGAGAATGCAACTTGCCCCAATCTATAAAGATCACAAGGCAGTTTAGCTTGATAATTCTCAACTATTAAATTAGTTGTTTTGTGTTCAAGCTATTGTACTGCGCCTATTTTCTCCATACCTTCACCAATCCACTCTTTGATATCTGTTATCTTAATTTCGTCTTCCTTTAAATCATAATCTGCTATAATCTTAGCAATTATTTCTTTAGATGTAGTTAATTTATCAATCATTGTAATACCTCCATTTAGAGCCATAAGCTGTTTTTCTTCTACCACGTAAACAATCAGATATGGCAGATTTATTGTTTATGTTTCCCGTATCTTTAGCAGCTTCAGTAATAGAACTGTATATTTTTTCTATTCCATTTTTATAAATTCTAACTATTTTAGTTCTTTTTGCATTGTCTTTCTTATAAGAAATATCTGTCCTATAATCATAGGACCATATAAATCCACCAATGCTTTTACATAATCCTGTGCAACATTTGTTTATTGTACCTGGAGTTATATTAAGATTTAATAACTTGACTGCTTGTTTCGAATTTAAAAAACACCCTATAAATTCTCCATCTTTATTATAACAATATACATTTTTACATCCTTTCCCTATTCTATTTTTTGTTGCTTTATCTACTATTTTGGGATCTCTTTTCTTTCCGTAATATAGATCATGCAATCTTTTCTTCGCTTGCTCCGGCATCTTATGCCCAGTGTTTGATGGATGACTTGCTGTTTTACTTATGTTATATTCTGGATTTAAATCTAAATATTTTTGTTCTAAATACAATAAAGTATCTCTTACAGGAGAACATATTTCTAGTATGTTTACTTCAAAATTATATTCTCCATATTTATCATAAGCTCTTTGCAACGCAATGCTATGATGTTTCTACTTTCTTAGATGAGAACGATGCTGTATTAATCTATCATAAAAGTTATTAGTACTACCTATATAAGAATGACCGTTTAATACATTCTTAATTTGGTATATTCCGGCTTGTTTTGGTATATCCTAAATATCACTTAATTTCCACGTAATCATGCTCTCTATTTTTTATTATTTGTGCTAATCTTCTCTTATTTGCTCTGGTAGCAACAAACTAATATCTGGTTTTATTTTTTAGAAGACTGTCTTTTTTTGACCACAAAAATCTGAATTTAAAAAAATTGGAATGTTCATTGATAAAGTATACTGCTTTACCTTGTATGGCACTTTCATGATAATCAATCCTTAGGCTCTTATTATCAAAGTTCTTAGGTCTACGTTTCACTATACTTAGATTACCCAATCTGCATGGTAGTTTAAATTCTCTACTATGTTCAATAACCTAGTCTGCTATAAATTTAAAATAGTCTTCTATTATTTGTCTGTACACTTTATAATCAATATCATATACAGTATCTCTTTCAATATTAGATAGGTAGAACTAATAGAAGTCACTTATTGTGTAAGATTTTCTGTGTGTCATTTCTGCTGTTTATAAATGTTCTACATATCATCTCTAGAGTTATTAGTCTCATCAGTAGGCATCTTTGGCATTATATTTAATTCTTTACTAAAGATTAAATCTTTAATAGTTGGTATCATGTGAGCAGGAACTGGGTATGGTCCGTCGGGGTCAAAACATTCTATCAAATCTGCAGGGTTTTCAGCTACTATATCTAACTCAATCCATTCTAATAGATTATTCCCCCCTTCAATATATACTCTGTTATTCTTTAAGTATGCAATATAGTCTTTGCATGTATATTTTCTATACTTTTGATATTTCATTTTAGTCTCAGTGCCTACCTAAATAACATTCCCAAACATATCTCTAACTGCTATTAGACCAGTTCTAAAGTTAAAGTCTACTAATTTAGGTAGTTCTATAGAACTGACATATTCTATATGACCGGGTGTTGTTTCTACTCTATCTAAATGTACACATCTGAGTGTCTATACATACATAGGATTAATATCTCTGCCTTTGTTTAAATCCTGATGGATTAACATGGCGCGATAATTCATAATCCATTGTTCAATCTATATTCTACTTATATGTTCTGACTCAGCTATACCACTATTACGTAATTCTAATAGTATGTCATCTATCAAATTATTAAGTGAATTTAATTTCATATTATTTCATTTTAATGCATTAAATATAATAATAACGTATTTTAAGGCGTTTCTAGCCACTTTACGTAGTAAGTAATACAATAGACCATATGAACTAATAGCGTTTGTTCTTGGGGCTATAAATGAAAAAAGGCTAGTATTAACTAGCCTCATTCATTGCTTTTTGCATATTCTATGGTAACATCTATTTCATCTAAGGTGGAACCATATTACCTGCTTGCTTTATTAATCCTTTTAATTCTGCAACTTGTTCTTGTAATTCTTTTATTCTAGGATCTTCTTGTTTCAAGTTTTCCTCCTAATAATCCAACTACTTGAGTATTGCGTCGCACTTATTCATTTCTTCTTCATACTTAGCTAAAGCCTCCTTCTTTGCTTTGTATTCATTATAATTATTCTTTACCATTGTTATTATCTGTTGTTTATCTGTTGCTATAGTTAAGCCTACAGCTCCATCCGTTACAATAGATTTATTCTCTTCTACAGATAATTTCTTCTATTCACCGTCACACCCTATTGTTATATCAACTAGTTTCTTTCTATTCTAATTCGGTAGAGGAAACTATTGAGGAGGAAGGGGTTCATCATAAACCTTGGATACATTCATTACAGTACCTTTATAATAAGTAGTACTTTTCTTAAACGTTCCAGTTATTTCTAATACATGTATAGGATCTCCTATATTTAATTGTGCAAATGTTATCATAATAAGTATTTGTTAAAGGGCTCTAATAAGAGCCCTTTTTGATTAAAAAAATTACGCAGCAGCAGCAGTAGTAGGTGGTATAATATGATTTACAGTCTAGAAAGTACCATTTGATTTATTATAGTAAATAAGATATCTATTACCTGTTGATATTTCTTCTGTAACCATTTGATCACCTGAGCCATTTATAAGAGCTCTAGCTCCTGTAGAAGTAGTAGTTGTAGGACTTACTTGATTAGCTGTTCTAGTAGTATCTATACTTACTAAAGAAGCTGCAGTTACTGTTGTAGCAGGAGTATTTACTATATTAAGTAAAAACATTCCCTCACAAGGAAGTTGTCTCCAGATTCTAGGACAGATACCATAAGTAACAGTATTATTGGTAGTATCAGTGGTAACATATATTGTTCTCAATGAAGGTATACCAAAGTTATCTATAGTTCTTACTCTACTTCTATTAAATGTATAAGGATTAAAATTAAAAAACATAATTACCTCCTTTCTTAGCATCCACAGCCACATCCATCAGAGTAACCATTGTAACCATAGCCTGTAAAGCCACCATTACATCCATATGGGTTACAAGTCAGATATGCAGGAACCGGAGTAGGTCTTAACTGATTAACAATGTTAGCAGTTTGAGCTTGCTGAGAAGCAGCCAAAGCTAACTGATTGTTTTCTTGACGTAATGAGTCAATCTTGTTCTGCATTTCACGCATTTCAAGTTGACAGAATTTGTCATTAATTATTTGAGTCTAAGCGTCTATTTTAGCACCCAAGATGTTGAACTGAGTATTAGCGTTGCTTGTCAGAGTATTAGTCTGATTTACAATAGCTAATTGGCTCTCATAACCCTGAGTAGTTATAGCGTTACGTACATCACAGCAGCAAGAAGCCAATTGTGATGCAAGGCTAGCGTTACCACTCTGGATAGCATTTATTACCTGAGCACCAGAAAGTTTAGTGTCACAAGCGATCTGACTTACACTAGTATTAATAGTGTTTAATGCAGACTGTACTGAGTTGATATCGCAATTCAAAGTATTAGATAATGTGCTGATAGCTTCTTTGTTACCATTGATTGCCTGCATCAATAGGTTAGTGTTAGCATCTGTGTTCAGTTGAGAAGCCAATTGTGAAGCTTCACCGCATCTGTTTCCAAAGCCGTTTCCACCCCAACCGCCCCATACAAAGAACAGTAAGATGATCCAAATCCACCAACAACCATTGCCACCCATACCATTGTTATTCATCATAGCCATGAGAGCTGCAGGGTCCATATTACCTTTGTTTGCATTCTGCATTAAAGCAGCTAGACCAGCGTCAAAACCGCGATCTTGAACGATAATTTTATCTTCTAACATAATTGATTTTATTTAGGATTGATTTAATTTGATTAATATCTAATGTAGCGCACAGAACGACCACGTTTGGATTCTTCTTCCATAGGAAAAAATTTCTCTCTTTCCCTTTCAAAGTCTCTTTCATCGTATTCTCTGTCGTACTCTTTACGTCTACCATATGAAGATCTGCCCATTCTACGGTAGTTACCGTAACGTTCCTCTTCGTCGTCATCTTCATATTTGCTGTAATGTCTTTCGAAAAGATCTTCTTCAGCATTTCTAATCTTATCACACATTACATAAATATAGTAAAACCACATTTTACCTTCATCTATGTCTTTGTCGTGTATCCATGCTTTAGCTAATTCTACGAAATACTTCGTATTATTAGAGCCTGTCATGCTAACAACTACACGGTAGTAATCTGAGTATACCATATTCAATGCTACATACCAGTCGTATTTGTTTATCTTTTCATCTAAACGAATACCATACTGATTAGCTAACGCTGTAGTTTCCTCAAGTGACCAATGCTGACCTCTTGTTCCGTCTTCATTCTCCATCTTGCTTACAGCTTTGCGAGCATGCTCATCATTGAAGTGAGGACCGTGTTCAGCTTCATAAGCTTTTATACGGATTATTCTATGCATATTATTATTGATTAATATATTAATAGATTGATTTATTTTTATTTAGTAACTTCTACTATTCTAGTATCCGTTACTCTTATTAGATTATTGCTATTATGTATTTGATACTTTCTGACACGATCTTTCTTCCAATCAAAGTGCAAGAATCTCTAGAAGCCATTTTTATACTAATTACGATATTCTTTTTTTTCTTCTACAAATAGTATCTGGGAATTTCTTAGATCTAGTATGGCTGTTAAGATTGAGTCTTTTCTATTTACTGTGATAGTAGTTAATTCATTTAGCTTTAGTTTTTCACTAAAGTCAACATTCTTAGTTTTTATTTCAACTGATGCTGAGTCTTTCATTTCTGTATTGATTACTTGTACCTACTAGAGATTCTTATCTTTGATTTTAAGTTCTTTCTAAACCTTCTTTACTTCAGTAATTAAACTATCTTTACTATTATTCAAATCACCTATAGTAAGTTGTAAGGTTCTATTATCTTCTTTTAGTTTGCTATTTAATTCCTGATAATACTTGTAATTGTTTGTTACTTGACCTAGACTTTTATCTAGTGTCTTTATTTTCTATCTCTAAAAAAAACAAAAGGCAGTCAAACCAATTATGATAGTGACTGCCAATTTGTTGAAAAAGCTTTTTAATAACATGTTATTCTGTTTTGAATTCTGGTAATATGTACTAGATCGAAAGTGCACTTGACCTAGACATTTTTTCGATAAGTCGTGGATCTACGTTATCATCAAAAGTATGTATGTAACCTATTACTATAGATCCAATCCAATTATTCTTTTCATCACTTAATCTTCTGATAGCAACGGAGTGACAACCATTACCTGTCATGATTGACTTAATCTTGTTATCCAGAAAGTCTGATGAATCTATATCGTTTATAAATGTATATTCAGTATTTGCCAAATCAGATACAAACTTAGAGATCGTTTCAATCTTGATATCGGACAAACTATCTCTTACTGAAGATACTCCATATTGTTTTACTTCTAGTGTAGCAGATATGTACATCTCTCTATATAGAGGATGTGGTTGGATAAGATATACCCTGTCAGCTTTTAAGAAGTATAGGAGTTCCCATAGTTCTCCATAAATAGTAGCTATATTTCCAGCATTCTTAACATTGTTAACACGCTCTTGCTTTTTCCATTTTTCAATCTTATAGTCAGTTATCTTATTCTTTGTGTACTGGTTATAAGTGAACCATAAAGCCAAAATTGAAGCTACTCCTGTAAGTATTTGTGGCAAGAATTCTAAAAACATTTGATAATAGTTTAAAAGTAAAAACCCCGGCTGAACTTGATCTGCTAGGGCTGATAATCGTTTTGAGATATAACTATAAAACGTATATAAGTATGTTATGTTTTACTTGGTCTATGGATGTTAACGTATTCTAATAGCTCTTTATATTTCAACATTTTACTGAATAAATTCCTTCCATTACAATGTTTAATCCAACCTATATAACTACATATTTTTTGTTTATAATCATCCTTATCAATATCTTTTTTATTTAGTTTTGTTATCTTTCTGCAGAAGTTTTGTTTGATTCTCTTTCTAAGAAGTATATGTGTATGGAACAATCTGTATCCTACAAAATCTATTCCTCTAGAATCTACTTTGAATATCTGCCAATTATCTTTGAACCTTAGATTAAGTTGATTCTCTAGATAACTTTTAATATCTTCATACAGATATCTAAGATACTTCTTATCACTGTGTAATATTACAATATCATCTTCATATCTGAAATAGTGTTTTATCTTATGAACTTCTTTAATATAATGATCTAGATAAGTTAAATACAGATTAGCAAAGAATTGTGATAAGTAATTACCGATAGGAACTCCTTGCGCAGAATCTATTATACCATCTAACAAGTTCAATAGCTTAGTATCTTTTATCTTCCTTCTTATTACTTGTTTAAGTATATCATTGTCTATTGAAGGATAGAACTTTCTAATATCTAACTTTAGACAATATTGAGTTCCCTATATGTCTTTCAAAGATTCTTTAACATCTTTCATTGCTTTATGGATACCACGTTTCTTAATACAACTATATGTTCCTTTTACAAAGGTTGATACCCATATAGGTTCCATAATATTCATTATAGCATGATGTACTATTCTATCTGGATAATAAGGTAACTTAAAGATTTCTCTTTCTTTAGGTTCATATATCTTATAGACATAATACGGAGATGTTACATATGTACCTTCGATTAACATTTTCTATAACTCTAACAGAAGTTGTTCTTTATTCTTATCGAATTCGATAACTTCTGGTCTGTGAGTCTTATTTTTTCTAGCCTTCTTTTCAGCTAGATAAAGATTGTCTAAGCTAACAATCTATTCGAATAAATTATTATATCTTTTCATCTGAAATCCCATACCGAATTTTCGCTTTCGCTACTAATACAGTGTCTTAAAATGTCGTTTTTTACCAAGAGGTAAGGTCTTCTCTGACAGTGCTTTTTAAATATTTTTTCTGTTTTGGGGATCAGTGTACTGACATTAGCATTGGAATAACTAAGCTCATTGTTAGAATTCACATTGAGTAACCTAGCATTACTGCTGTTAGTCGTGTTACTACCTAAATGCAAGAGAACAACCTAATTATTTTACAAAATTCTATATTTTTACGGTATATAGATTAACCGAGTACCGACATCAGCAGAGGAAGAACCAAGCCCAAGGTGAGAATACACATCGAGCAACCCAGCACCACTGCCGTTAGCCGAGTTACCACCCAAAAAGAAAGTTCTGTCTGACGTACTATTATTAGTATAATTATAATCACACCAATATGTTGTAGTATTTGCTCCAAATGTTTCAGTTTTAGATGGGAATAAATCGAATGCAGAGTTATATATCAACTGTTTCTTATATCCTTCTCTAATTGATGTCTGTCCCTGTAACGTATAATCACCTATTGTGGTTGAACCAAATGTAGCGAGATTATTATTCAACATTACATCATTACAATTATCAGTAGAGTTAAAGTGTACTAATACATCTATTACATTCTTCCATACATGCCCGAATGGATTCTCAATACCTCTATAACTAGGTACATTATAATTGAATGTAGATGTAGTAGCACCTTCTGCATTAGTATTATTCCAAGTGAATGAAACTACACCTGTAGCATTTCCTAGTGAATCTGTAGTACCACATGGAACAATCGAGTATATATTAGAACCATTCTTAACTGGTTGACCTGCACCAGTTACACCTGCGCCAAGTCCGCCTTGTCTATATCCTTCTGAAGTTAATGTAGCATTGTAAGTTGCTTGACTATTAGTACATGCGTATTCTACTAAGTAAAGAATAGTAAGTATTCTATGTGCTTTATAAGTATACATATTCCATTTCTCACTACCATTTGCTCTAGCTCTAGATTGCATAGTAGTTCTGGGGATAGATACTGTAGGGGTAGAACCGTTATTAACTGACATCAACTTATCACCTACTGTAGTAGCCTCATATGCTGAAATATAGAATTTAGTCACATGTTCTACATCTGTTAGTTTAGGATCAGTAACATACAAGTTAAGGAAAACGTCTGTATCATTCTTCATACACTTATACCAAAATTCAGGTATTTCTACCATAGTATTAAGCGTCATATCTCTGTCAGTTCCATCTTCATACTTAGTTCTATCAGATGCATTGATATATTTAACAGTACCATCAGAAGTAATAGTACATGTTTTCATTTTAGATTGAATAGGTAATGACTTATGCCAAGGCATATAACCTATTCTAGTCATAAGAGTATTCTGAGGTTCTAATGGAAAGCTAACTCCATAGTAATTAGAGAAGACATTGTTATCTCCCAAATTAATATCAGAAATAGTCTAAGCACCTAGATAAGCTGCTATTATGTCATTATTCTGTAATTTCATATTATTAGTAAATTAAATATAATGTTTTGGAATCTTTAACCGATAATGCTTCGTATTGTGCCTGAGTCATATAAACTACATTAGATACTACATCAGATGCAATGCAACCTGTTAAGTCTACAGTTTCAGATAATTTATCCCATTCTGCAGGACTAGCTGTAATACATACGTAGTTAGCTCCTGTATCATCCAAGTTATACACATCACCAACTGATGCTGTACTTGGTAATGAATCAAAATCAGCAACCGATCCTTTTACTCTGTATACTGATGCTACTTTTGCATCTACTTGATCTTTGGTATATGCATCTTGAATGCCATAACCAGATAAAGTAGTAGCCTTAGTAGCTTTCTTTTTAATCTCTTCCTGTAACATAGCTACCACTTCAGTGTCTCCACTAATAGGTTTCCATGTAGCGCCATTCCACACTTTAATAATAGCCCCTGTAGGGTCTTCTTTTAAATCAATCCAATAAGTACACTCCGATGGATTTGGAGCATACGTTTGGGCTAGAAATATTATTTTCTCTTTCATATGAAAAAATTATTTAATTTTATATGTTTATAATGTAAACTATAGCTTATCTGGATAACCTGTCTTATAGTTATAAGACTCTATTTCCTCTTTTGTTTGTAATTTATAGATTGCCGAAATGTGTTGTTGGGTAGTATTATAGCAATTAAGTGCATATAACTCTAATGAATTTAGCATAGATATAGCATCTGTTATAGGTATAGTATATTTTATTGTATCAAACCATAAAACTGTATCTAGTTTACCAGTATGTTTCTCAATATTAATTGAGTTAACAAGCCCTACTCGGTCTTCTTTATCTAACCACATTTTTTTTCCTGAAAGATAAAATGAATTTACCGCATCTGATTTATCATAAGCATTAATGTCAGCTATTTTCATTTCTTTTAATTCATCAATAGTATACTGATAATCGACCAATATGGGATATCCAACTTCGTTTTCTTTTATTTCTTTTCCTGATGACTACCCGACTAATAGTTTCTGCCAATATTCTTCGGTTATTTCAACCGAACCTTCTTGAAATTCATCATAGAATCCCTATTTCCAATATTTCATAATAGTTAATTTTTTATTTCCATCTACCAACGGCTACCCAATAAAAATCATTGGTTCCCGCGCCAGTACCATTCGAATCTCCCACTGTGTATCTACTTCTTATTGTAAAATAACTATTTTGTACAAGTGTAACTAAGCCTATAACAATGTTCATGCCCTACCCTGGTTCACGATAAGTAATAATAGGACAATAAGTAGCATTATAAAAAGCTATAGGTGTATAAGTAGTATTAGTACCAGTAGAACTTGCTGTTTTATACCCCCATTGCATTAATAAACCATTGTCAAACTTTATGTAACCATTCTAACCTGCCTAATATCCTACTATCTCAGCCTTCTTTACTAACTATTCATATATTACTTTGTTCTGAACTGCATTTGTACTAGTAGAAGATAGAGCAGTATCAATAACTGGTTTATTACTTAGATCATTATATGATCCAGATGTGGCTACATCAGCAAGAGATGGAGTACCAGATATTTCTGAATATGAATAGGAAGGTTTACTTGAACCGATCCATGATGGCTTACTTGTGATTTCCGACCATGTATACGTTGGTTTGCTACTACCAATCCATGATGGTTTTCCAGTAATACCAGACCACGTTGTAGTACCAGCTGGACCTGTATCACCCTTATCTCCTTTATCACCCTTCGCTCCAGTTGCTCCACGTAAACTAGTTGAATAAGTATATGATGTAGTACCTTCTTGTCTTACACCAAGAGTATAACCACTCCATACAAACTCTAACGATTTACCATTAGCTCCATCTGAACCAGCATATCCTCTAGGTCCTTGATCCCCAGTGTCACCTTTCAAACCCTACGGACCCTAATCACCTTTTTCTCCCTTCTCACCAGTATCACCTTTTGGTCCGGCAATAGTTGGGATATTCAAAGTAACAGCAGATGAACCATCATAAGTACCAGTAACTGCTCCTGTAAACTTAATAGCATTAGGGTTCTTTAATGAAGTAGGAATATCAGAAGTAACAGCAAATGTACCTGCCTTAGATGCAATTCTACCACTAGTCTAGAATTGATAATCTACCCATCCATCATCAATAGCTGCTGTATCTGACGGTGTATCTTTAGTACCCAATGATAATACAGCTGGACCAAATGATCCATTTACATTTCGTATACCTAATGCAACTGCGCTTATCCAACCATTACCTGATTTACCTACATAGACTATTTTCTTTCTAGATACAGGTGTGGTACTAGCATCTACAGTTTGGTTAGTTGATGATGCTATCTCATCTAATCTATAGGTTGGTTTAGCAGTTCCTATCCACGTTGGCTTACCTGTTACGTTTGCCCACGCTACTGAATCAGCTGTGCCACCTCCATTAGCAGATAACACTCCATTACTAATTGATAATCCTGCTCCTACTTTGATTCCACCTAAAGTAGTACTAGATGCGGTTGGTAATGTGTATGCAGAAGGAATGTTTAATGCTGATTTAAAGTTAGCAAAGGATACTCTTCTTAAACTATTATCTGTGGTGTTTCTTATAAACACAGAACCAATAGATGTTTCTTCATCTCCTAGTGAAGTTACAAAAGTCTTAGCATATATTGTTCCACTACCATCTCTTTGCACTACAGTACTTGCTACAGCTTCTACCTGTTTAGCTATATGCCCACCATCTCCAGTAAGCAAATATACTGCGCTAGATCCTTCTTTCTTATATCCACTAGTTAGTATCTGTTTGTTAGCGTCTCTAACTGGAATCTTGTTTGCTACATTGGTTTCACTTACATTATTATAGTCAACTATTCTAGTCCAAGATAAATCATTATCCCAACCAGTTCTATAATACATACCTGTTTTAGTAGGATCTGCGTAGGCTCCATTGGAAGAATGATGAGAATAATACAATTCTAACCTAGCTGATTCGGCTGGTAAAGATACAACAGCTCCGTAATCATATGGTCCACTTAAACCAGTAGGAAGAGTTGCGTTATATTGCATTATTCCTATTTTACCTTTTAATGGATCTTTATCACTGGAAGAACTATTAACATTCCCTCTATATCTTAAATAAGCAGTATCATGTTGACCATCCAATGTATCTGCATTTAGTCCTGTACCTGATATTTGTGTTTTAAAGCTAGATAAAGTTCTTCGTCTTAACCAACCATCTCCATTGTCTACCCAGATAGCAGATATAGTTCCATCGTCATTTACTCTTTGTGTAGTCTAATAACTGATATTTATTATACTACCGTTACCATCTCTTTTTACAAGCGAATCTCCAGTAGCAGAAACATTCGTATCAGAAGTTTCAACCATAGTTCTTTTAAGAGTACTATAATCAGCATTAGTCATGTCCGCAGCAGCTTTGGGAGATATTGTTTGACCGCTATCTGTATAATCTGAAGTCCTTAACACTGGTAAAACATTTTTTGTAGTATAAAAATAGTATCTTGCTCCACCTCTAACATATATTGCCTCTGATCCACTGTTCTCCATCTGAGTTACTCTACCTATAGGTAGAATAGATTTATCTTGTGTCCAATTGAACTAATGAGAAAGTATTCTTCTATGCACCTTATTATTTATTCCATAAGCGAAAGCATACACTTCTTCTACAAAATGAACTGAGAATCCTTGTTCATGCGTTGCCCAACTTGGCTTTCTAGATACTCCTAATGTGGTATGCACTTCTATTCTATTATTGTACTTACTATCCATACGTATAGTAACAGGATAATAAGTATTTTCATCTAGAGTTCCAGTGTCTATAACCGTTTCTCTAAGTACATACAAATTGTTTAGATTTCCTACTTCATAATCTTTATATAAGAACTTATTTGCATTACCAGTACTATTAAGTATAAAGTTACCATCAGAATTAACTTGCATCCACCATTCCATATTATTGTTGAAATTAATGGAACCTTTATTAATTATCAGATTACCTGAACCGTCTCTCTATACCAACGAATCAGCAACTGGAGTTACAGATCTAGTAGGTAATGCTGACCATGCTGCATTCTTTCTAACGTATTCTTTACTATCAGATGGAGCATCATCAATTCCTCCTCCACTACCGCCTTCAATAACGATGTTACCAGCTCCTAGTAATGAACTACCATTAACAGTTTTTATAGTTTCACCACTAACTAGTCTTTCTTGTTTTGCAGCGTCTAATGCAAATATTTGTCCTGCTAATCTATTCTCTACATCTGTAGCTCTAATTTCTTCAGCTTCTATATCTGATTGTAGTTGTGTAACTGTATCAGTTATATCAGATGCTTTAGTATCTGTATATGCTTTAGCTGCATTAAGAGTTACAGTATCTGCTGCTTTGTAGTCAGTATCTAGTTTGTTAATAGCTGCTGCTACACCAGATAATTTGATGCCATTAGCTCCTACAGTTAAGTAAGAATCAGAAGTACTATCAATAGTAATGCTAAACTTATTATTTGCTAGACTTAAACCATTACCAGCCGTATATGTATCTACTAGATCACTAATATCTACAGGTACAGTTTGTTCCCCGTCCTCAGTTACAAATATAAAAATAAGGCTCTTCTTCTGTGGATCATAATAAGCTTGCTTTAAGAATCTATCCTTAGGTATGCTTATTTCACCAGCATTAGTAGAGTCTACCATCAATGTATAATGTAACTCATTATCAGGATCCTATACTAAGTTAACAGTAGAAACTTTGCTTGATTGCAGATTGCTAATTAAAGTATCTTGTGCATCATTACGATCCGCTTCTACTACTATAGCATCTGCATTTGTTTTCTCAGCTGCTTTAGCTCTAATAATCTCATTGTCTAATTTAGTGTTAGTTGCAGTATCAGCAGCCTTATAAGCTGTATCCATTGCATTAATAAGATTCCTATTATTATCTTCAGCTTGAGTAGCTCTAGCAGTTTCATCAGCTATAGCTTGTGTATTAGAATTTATAGCATCAGTTAAAGAACCACCCTGTTCAGACATTTTAGCATCTACAGCCCATATTTCACCTTGTAACTGTTCTTCCGCTTCAATTGCTCTGTTCTGTTCTTCTACCATTCCTGAAGCAAGAGCTGTTTCAATTTCTATAGCACGCTTTTTCTCATCTTCTATTGCTTTAGCATTAGCTTTTTCTGCAGCTTCTGCACGTGCAATTTCATTTATAATACGGTTGAAGTTATCTCTTTCTGCAATAAGAGCTCTATCCTTTTCTGCATCAATGTCTTTAGACAGTTGTTCCTCTGCAGCTAATGCTCTATTCTTCTCAGTAACCTCTGCTTGTGTTGCACGATTTACTTCTTGTTGCAGTTCTAGTTTAGTAGCATAAGTATCAGCAGCTTCTACCTTAGTAAGATATGGAGATAAGTCTATATCTGCTTTATATTCTCCAAGCAGCTCCCATTCTCCATCTACATAGATATACTCTTTATAGAGATTACCATGAGTACCTTCACTATCAACTACTAGATATATCTTAGTAGTATCAATATCTTCTGTAGGTAGTTCTGATACTATCTTATATAAAGTTAGATCCAGTACACATGATACTACATTATCAGTAATATCTATGCCTGAACCAGCAATAAGTTTATCCTACTTAGTTAGTTTTAATGTCTCTATATCCTAACTTATGATAGCAATCCTACCGTCAAATTGACGTATCTCTTCATTCAGATGCTCATCAAAGTTCTTTAATTGTTGTTCTACCCATTTCTTTATTCTGTTTTCAAATTCAGGTAGAGTTCCTTGAAGTACTTTTATAGTCTCCCAATATCCTTCTGCATTCCATACCTTTATACTACCACCAAGTGGATCAGTATTAAGGTCAACCCAGTACATTACTTCATCAGGATTGGGCTATATATCACTTGCTCTAAAATTAACAAATCTTACCATTCGTTCTATTATTGGTTACACATACTCTTTGCGGTATCTCGTTCAGTTTCTCTGTAGGGAATACAATGTATTTCATAATTGCTTTTTATAACAAGTCAGTTAATATTGAGTTATCTTAAGTAGTTGACTTACGTTAAATAACGACTCCAGATTCAAAGACATCCTTAAAGTTCATAATCCTAATACCCGAATTGACAGCATAGTCAATTACTTCCTCTAATGACTCAAGGCTGCAATACATCCCCGTTTCTCCATCTTCAATTTTATGATATACTAAAATAAGCCATGCCCCAGAAGCTACAGACCTGTCAATAAGCTGTTTAATCTTGTCTGTACTTGATGACGTGATATTACTGTACGCTCTTATTCGATACAAATCATACGGGGGATAGGTTTCCATCGGTATATAATTCTGGATTGTTCGGCATGCCTTAAAGAATCTTTTCGCAATGTTGACAACTCGATCAGAGTGGAATCCATTTGGATATGCCATATAGTCTCCCTTTCCAAGTCCGTTATCAATAAGCATTTGTTTCGTTTGCTGCATATACGTAGCCAATTCATTATCGTCTGACATATCATCAAATGATGATGCTCCGTGACACTCTATATCAGCGTTATATTTATCAACAACTTCTCTAAATCCATTTAAGTTGAGGTATTCACTATCATCGCCATAGCTAAAAGTATCCTTTATTGCAAAGATAGTTCCGCTCAATCCTCTTTCTGCGAGAGCCTTCATAGCAAGAGCTTGTGACTTATAGCCGTCGTCAAATGTAAATGTCACAATACCTTTTTTCAGTCTATTTGACTTAATTCCTACATACTGTACATTAAAATCGCAATTAACTCCACTGATAGATATTCTGTCGATACTCTCTAGATTGACAGAATTTCCATTTTTATACCAATACGCAAGTGATGGTATTGTGTATTCACGCCATGTGCCATATACAGTGTTGACGTTTGCCCGCATCAATTCATAAACATAGTAATTGTTTGACTCTGTGTTGTTATATATCTTAACCTCTACGCTTTTTTCGCTTGATGCAATGCTATTTATCATCATCTTTAACGATAAAACATTGTCAACAAGGTTAATAGGATTTATCTTAAACACAACATTTCCGTTGTTTATATGCAACGAATGATTCCAAAGCAGTTTGTTTGTTGCGTCAATTTCTCCGTTTGACAATTCATACGAATCGCTATGCTGGCAATCGTTTACTATCGTCGTATTTACGTGAGAAAATGGAGTGCAACATATATTAATATCTAAATTTGAAACTTCTTCTTCTAACTTTTCAATCTTGTCGTTTATCTTATCTGTTAAATTGTTGACAAGCGAAATTGAAACTGTGCATGTTTCAGCAGAAATAACAACACCTCTTGTGTCGTTTGCGCTAAAAAGAATATATCCGTCAAATTCTGAAATATATTCGTATTCTGATAATATATCAATTGTATTCTTCAACGTAGTCGCATTGGTGAGATTCTCGCTGTCGAATATTCTTGCTCCCATTTTTGTTGTACCAGAAGGAACAATGTTTATTTTTTCTCCTACAGAAATTTTCAATGGGCCACATACAACATTATACCTGCTATCCTTGATACCGGTTCCATACTCATACGATCCATTATAGAAATCCTTACCAGTAATCCTCCGCGTTCCGTCCACTTTGAGGCTTAACTCCTCAAAGTTCCCATCTATCCCTTGCGCAATGACTCCCCACGACTTTTCGGAGTCTTTTGCTATGTCAAATATCTTTTCCATAATTATTTTTAATCAGTGTTTTATTTTGAATTAACGTAGTATTTCTTATTAATGCAATGTAATCTACTTCAGGAGGTACTGGAGTTGATACTTGTAGTTTCCACTCTCCCAATACCACAGCTCCTAAATCTGTATATAGATTTATTCTAATCCAAGAATCTTTGAACTCTGATAGATCTATCTTATTAGTATTAGAATAATATCTAACAAGCTTAATATCTCCATTAGCGATTGTTTTGACTTCTATTTTACCATCAAATATAGCAGGTTCTATAACACTGTCTATTTCTTGTTTTAAGCCTCCACATAAATTAGGAAATACAATATAAGCCTAAGGGTTGATAAATATAGGATTGTATAGTAACGTTTTCATTATTTGCTAAGTTTTAATATCTATTTTCTAAGTCTTCCTTCTCTATATGATACATGTATCCATGAGTAGTCATTCTCATTAATAAGTTGATCAAACTCAAAGTTATCTCTAATTAATTCAAATAACTTCTTATTCTCTTCTTTGCTACCTGCTGTTATATCAGCAGCTTCTCCTAATACATGTTGACTTGTCTTAGCCCCCTTAACTGCTTTATTTACTTCTGGACTGCGATAACCTGAATTAACTATAATAGGTTTACCATACAATTCTCTAAGTGGATCAAGTACCTTTTCTACTAGAGTAATTAGATTCTTCTCTGCCTACTCTGTAGGAGTATTATCTAATTTCTTAGCTGTAGCTGTAGTAGATTTTGTTAATTCTGCGATAGAAAAATATTTCATGTCTTATACCTCCATATGAATCCACCGGATTCTTTTGTTTTACCTAAACAAGAAGCTGAAATATTTTGTATAGCAATACCTGTACTTTTGGATGCTTCTGTTAAGCTGTTAAATTCTTTTATTAAATTCATATTATTGTCAAATTGTTGGGTTATTTTTCTACATTTAACATGTTCTGAATATCTATGTTTTTTCCCTCTATGAGAGTTTGCTCTTCTCTGTATACAGTCACCATAACTAGTATTGTATTTTGCGCTGCACCACTCAAGGTTTTCTACATTATTATTTAACTTGTTTTCATCTTTATGATTAACACAACGTAGTTCATTAGGGTTTTCTAAGAAAGTTTCTGCTACTAGTCTATGAACTGTTTTAGTGACTTTATGATTACATTTACATAAACTAACTTGCATATAATCTTTTCCTTTAGCTTGTTTTAACAGCTTTGCACTGCCTTTTCTCCTAATATGTCCAGATGAATTTATTTCATATAAACCTTCGTAATCTTTAATATCTTTCCACATATTGTTCAGTTTTTTTATACTGAAACGGGAAAAGTATATCTAAGTTCTTGTTTATATGAAATATTTCATAAATATAATCCAACATATATCTTTTTAATTTGCGTATCTTGTGGTTCTTGGTTGAGCATCATATACTACACTACCTAATAAATCTGCAGCTAAGTTCATTCCGAATTGCTTATCGTCGTTATCTATCTCATTTACTTTGGATAGAATATGGATCTACAATAAGTAGATCCACTCTAACAATTCTCTATCAGTATATTTAGCAAGCTGCTTGTTCATCTTTAATCTCCTCTGCACTAGTTTCGATTTCTTCAGTGTTCATGATCTTATCAAAAATAGGGTTCAAAGATTCTTGTATAACTGCTAAAAAGTTACCAGCAATGATGCCTTTAAGTACTTCTACATTATCTTTAGTAACATCCATTTCACCATTATGATATAGTTCTCTAGATATTTCTAAACCTTCTTGACTTACTGCAGAATTATACAACAGATTTCCTAAATCTTTAGAAATATCAACTGTAGATTCTTCTCCCTCAATGTTCTTAATTGTAATGTTTCTAAAATCAATCAACATAATATTTAGTTTTAAAATTAATAATATTTATTAACGTTAAAAAGTGTTACATGTCTTACATGAATTACAAACTTTACAATCTATAATATTACACAGCGTTTCTAACTTTAACGGATTATCGGTATCAATCTATCTGCCACAACCACAAATCATAGATTGTAACATCTATCTGTCCTGTACGAAATCAGTTTGTGTTATTAGAAACTCTAGTTCATTTATGCATATAGCTGCTACCACAGACCTATTGTCTATGATAGCACTATATCTTAATTTATTATCTACTTTGTTTGTCATTTTTAGAATGATTTATTAACAGCATATGTATAACTTCCTATTGTAGTCTTCACAAAATCTCCAGAATTTTTTACTACTCTTAATTCATTAGTCTAACTACCCATGGCGTATAACTCATTCTTAAAATATATAAAGTCTATAGTAACATTACCCCCATTGTATAGTCGAATAGTATCACAACTTCCAAAACCGCCCGAATTAGGTAATACAAAACCTGGATCTAGTCTACTAGGTCCTTTGTGTATATCTACATTATAACTAGTTAAGTTTACTATATTTAGCTAAGCCTATACCATTTGATCTGCCTAATATTCATCCGGGTAAAATTCAGGATCTGGAGTTGCAAAAGAAGCTGTGTATAAGTCTATGGTATTATTGGTTACAGTTACATCGTCCCTCTATCTAACTATATACAAAGTTTTAAAAGAATAATCATTAGGTATAGTTAGAGAATGTGTGGTAGTAAATGAAGTAACTTTATGAATTACAACATTAGTACTAAATCTTCCCTTTACTGTTGCTTTATTCATTGTTACTTCGCCAGTAATCCCATTTACCTAGAAATTTGGATTGAATTTATTAGGTAATAAAGTAACTACAACATTCTCACTTAAATAGGTACTTGCAAGATTTACTACCAACTATAAACCATACTTTAGAGTACCACTTTGTATAAAACTTTTAGGTAGAGCATAAACTCCATCGTAATCCATTCTTATAGATTCTCTTACTCCACCTTCTGTCATATAGTTATATAATAGATATATGTTGGAATTGTTAGAAACTCCTTTCACATTTATATTAAATTCTGGAAGATCTTTATGACTACTTTGAGTCCATATTAAATAATCCGTTGTGGCAGAAGATGATGTCTTACCAGTAATGGTTATAGTATCACTTGTTATAGTTCCATTGTAATTACTACTGCTACTTTTAAAATTATATGCCCATATAGATGTATCTGTAAATGAAAATGGTTTAACAGTACTATTAAAGTTCTGATAATCGGTCGAATCTTGCCCAAGTGCATCAGTACCTTGTTTACTAAACATGTACTCTTTATTGAACACGAAATCTCCAAGTGTACCATTATCTGCAATCAGTAACTTAGTATACACTGCTTCAAAGTCATCCATCAATATCCAAGTAGCATTTATTCCATTAGAATTCCAATCTTGTTCTGGAGTAACTCCTAGATCTTGACCATTCCATGTAGTAGTTTTATTCATTACATAGAATGCTTCACCTTGTAATACAAATGGTGCTTGAGTATCAGTAGCTTCGTATGTCTTATTATGGATATAAGTTCCTGCCGGATATACAAGTCTTCCTCTTAAACCATTAGTACCATTTACACCATCGTTACCTACCCATTTAACCCATTCATAATCAGTATAACGAGTACTTTCTACTGAACTAGTTTGATTATAAGCTAAACCGATATACTTAGTGTACATATTAGGTTTATCATATATCTGTGAATCAGATGTAGGCTGATCATCAGAGTACTTAATCCAAGTATATAGACTAACACCCGGTTCACCTGCAGCTCCATCTTCACCACTAATTCTAACAGGTTGATCCCATACTCCAATCAGTTCATCATTAGCAGCTATCTCAGCATGTGACATCCACAAGTATTCGTAGCTATTAACTACTGGTACAGTAGTAGTCCAACCTGCCGGATTTCTAACAGTAGTAGCAATACTAGGAGTATGACCTTTAGTCATAGACATAAATCTAAACTCTGTATGTTTACCATCTAAAGCTTCACCATTTTTACCATTTAACTGTATAACTTCAGACCATGTTTGTACTTCATCTTTAGGTCCATCTACCATACCAACACATTGCCACCATTGACCGTCTGAAGTAGTAGGATAATCCAACCAACCGTCAATACCAGTAGTACCGGGTCTAGGATTTTTAAATGTAGGTTTGTTAGGTCTAGAATTAGACTTCTTATATACATAAGTACTCCAATTAGGTACAGAACCAGATTCTCCGTCCCCACCATCTTTCAATACATATAGTGTCTCTTGGTCTACAAGTATACTGCTACTATTCCTTTGATCATATAATGAGAATGTAATATATGCTACTATACCACTAGTATCAATAGTATTATTAGCATAGTATCTCATTTCACTAGCATTATCAATCTTATAAGCAAAGTAATAACCATATGGGGTACTTTCTACTGAAGTTGTAGAATCTCCTTCAAACAGTCTTATACCACAAGATACAGTAGATACAGAAGGTGTACCATTCTTATTCACATGGATAGCACTTACAGATGGAGCTAACTGATATATCTTAGGAGTTTGACCATCAGCACCAGGTTTAACTTTAGTAATTGTCAAGGTTACGTCTCTTATGTAAGTATTACCTTGATATACTGCTTTAACAGATGCCGGTAGCCTTATTACTTCAGGAGCTGACTTATCAATAGCAGTTATAGTAATAGTACCTAATACAGATGATGTAGCTGTTACTCCCGCTACTTCACCCAATGTTGGGTTCTCATATAATGTAAGTTTAGTAGTTCCATAGTACATACTTACTGTAGATGTTACAGGTAATCCACTAACTACATTACCTTCAGAGTCACATGCTACAGCTATCATGTCGTTATCAAAGTCTGTAACCAAACCTCCTACACCATCTACTCCGTCTTTACCGTCACTAATCTTATAGATAGTTTCTTTATCTACTAACTATCCACCATTAGTAAGCATAAAGATTATCTTCTTCTTAATTGAAGAAGTAGATATGTTTTGATCTATAGTATAGTTCTCGGCAAGCTCTTCATCAATTACATATTTAAATGCATAACCATTTGGTAATTGAGATAACTCTACTGTGTTAGCACCCTGTGTTTTCTTAATACCGCAAGTAATAAATACTACATCGGATACACCTTTCTTATCTACATGAATAGCATCAACAGAAGGCATTAATGAATACAGAATAGCGTCTTCTCCATCAGCACCGGGTTTGATCTTATTAATAGTAAGATACGTAGTACGTTCCATCAATTCATTGTTATACACAGTACTAGCATCAATCGGTATACGTATTGTAGTATCTGTAGTATTAGCAATAGATGTAACAGTAATTATACCAGATTGTCTATCTGCAGTAGCTACAACTCCTTCTGGAGGACGTACAGTTAATGAACTCAGATTTAATTGTACAGTTCCATAGTACATACTTAAGGTTGCATTAAGTGGTAGACCACCTACTACATTACCCAAACTATCTGTAGCTACTGACTGTATTTCATTATCTAAGTCTAATACAATACTACCTAAACCATCAAGACCATCTTTACCATACTTAGCCCACAATGATGGTCCAGTGTATGCTCTCCATCTACCTCCTCTGAATTTTCTTTGACACACCCATTCATATGGATATTCTTTTGTTACTCCTATTGGATCATCTGACCAACCTCCCGGAATGTATTCTATACCTTCAAAGTCACCAGTTTCCTGATATGCATCTGAATTAGTATTGTTTGGAGTTGGATTATCTGGATCATTGTTAGTAGTAGTTCTATAGAATATATACTGTACACCATCTCCATCCTAACCATTAGCTCCCCATTTAGACCATAATGCAGGTTGACTGAATGGACCCCATTTACCATCTTTCTTACTTCTGGTACTAACCCATTCTCCTTGATAAGTAGTAGTTACTCCTCTAGGAGTATCAGTCCATCCTAAGTCAGTAGGTACGTAATCATCAATCTATTCACTAGTTGGAGTATCAGGTCTATCTAAGTCACCAGCAGTTGCTGTACGCTTATATATAAATTCATCTGCTTTTCCGTCTGCACCCGGTTTACCATCAGCACCAGATATCTTAATTGGAGTAGACCAATCCTCTACTATATCTGGATTAGAAGTAAATGTTCTATCTGACATCCATATTGGAGGAGTCAATTTCTGATCATTACCTTGCCATCCTTCTGGATATACTACTTCATTAGTTTCAGAATCCCATGATCCACCTACTGGTTTCTCAGGTTCTTCTTCACTAGATTTATATGCAAACACAGTCTTATAAGATACTCCGGGTAATCCTTCTCCCGGTTCTCCTTGAGGACCTGATTCACCTGTAATTCTAATAGGACCTACCCATTTATCAACAAGATCACCATTTTCGTCAATTAACGCATTAATCATCCACATGAATTCACCTTTGATCAATGTTGGTGGTTCATCTGTCCATCCTTCTGGGAATCTCACAGTTCTATCCAATGGAGGTGGAATAGTCTCAACAGCACTCTTAGCATACTTGAAGTCCATGTAGCTATTAGTCTTACCGTCTTCACCTGTACATTGTACTGGATCTGTCCAAGTAGCTACTGTGTCTGTACTACCATCTACCAAACCCATTGACATCCACCATCTACCAGTAGATCCCGGACCATCAAACCAACCGTCAATACCTGCTGCTCCCGGAGTAGGTATAAAGAAGTTTGGTTTACTTGGTTGTAGTTCTGATTGTTTGAATACCCATGTATTCCAATTTGGTTTAACTGATTCTCCCGGTTTACCGTCTGTACCATCTTTACCGGGTTCACCTTTCTCTCCCGGAGGTCCTTGTATACCTCTTTCTCCCTGTATACCTTTTTCTCCTTGTGGTCCTTTAAATAATATCCAAGTATAATCTACAGGATTTGAACTAGGAGTTTCTACAGCTTGGTTTTCAGCAATACCTATGTGTGTAGTATCAGCTTGCGGTTGCATAGTCATATTAAGACCACTAGAATTATTAGCGTATCTAACCCAAGTATAATTACTTACAGCACCACTACCTGATCCTTTCTCTGATAAATCTACTAACTTCTGACCTATTACTGCCATGAGTTTATCCTAAGTAGAATCATAGTATATCTGACCATTCTGATAATTGCCACTAATATTACATTTAATATTCTTAGCAATGTCTAAACACTGCGGTAATACTAAAGTATTATTCAATACAATAGTACCATTAGATATACTACCTCCATCAAAGAACAATACACAGTTAGCTGGCATCTATATTGTTTGACCTTGCAGATTATAATCATACTATATTCTATAAATAGTACCAGCTCTATTTATATCTGACTACTGAAGTAAATTAACATTGTTAACAATACGTTTACGCAATATCTTTCTACCCAAACCGCTAAACTGATTTGGTACATATTCCTTATCTGCAAATTTAAGGTTGAAGTCATAATCAACCATTATGTCTTCACCATCAGCAGATATTGCGCTTACTGGTTGCCAATATGCCTTATTAGTAATACTAATGTTGACAGGTACTTCCTTTATAGATATAAAAGACTTATAATCATTATCATAGACCAAACAAAGTCTATCATACTATTTAGAAGAATCATGTTTACCGTCACATGTAAGTGTAACTTTACCTAATAATTTCGTATATTCCATTCTAAAAAATTAATTCTGTTTCTGGTTTAATAAAGTCTTTAACATCTGGTGCATCAAAAGTAATCTGATTATCTTTAGGATCCACATAAGCATTAGGATACTTAGCATAATCTGATATCACTACAATATTGCCATGGTAGTCCAATGCAATATATAGGAACTATTTTAATTCATCACATGTGCACATATTTTCACAATTTACATACTCCATTAACACATGTTCTACACCCTGTATTAACAGTTTTAGTATTAATATTAACGTTCAACAATTTGCATAAATCCAAGTAAAACTATAGTGCTTCTTTATTATGAGCAGTAGCAATAGCCTATTCTAATAATTGCCTCTTAAATACTATTAGCATTAAAAGTTGCATCTATCTATCGTCTAAACAAGTTTGACAATACTTACGCAACATCTTTATCTCTGCATTATATAAGATATTAGGATCATAGTATACACCATCTACATAGTCATTAGCGTAATACTCAGTAGTAACAAACATCTTGATATACTTCATATTAGTATCAAATTCTGATAATACATCAGACTCTACTGTTATTTCATATGCATATATTGTTGTTACTTCCTTTTCTTCACCTTCACGCACAATCTCTTTATAGGAGATTCTAGCATTATTATAGTTCAACACGTAATCATGATTATCTGGATTCTCGCAATATATATTGCTTATATTATGACATTCGTCAATGTATAATACTATATCATTAGTATTTACTATAGATATATTAGTATACACACTGAATACCATTAGATTATCCTTTATGGTTACATTAAATATTTTATTCATAATATTAAAATAAAAAAGTGGAGCGGGGAGATATACTCCACCAGCCCCACTTCATGATTGATTGAATTAATTCTATTAAGCAGCTTCTCCTGATATGAAAGCTTCAATACCTTTAGCAACAATTGAATTTGTGAAACCTTCAGCTTTCTTAACATAAACCTCAGTTGTCAGAGGAGTAGTCTTGATATACTGATTATCATTACTAAGATATTTGTTGTCGTTTTCGATAGTGATATAGTTGTATTCTACACCTTCTTCTACCATTCTCGGCTGTTCTACAATAGGATAAGCACCTGTAAATACATGTCCCTGGTAACCCATGAAACGTACTTCAGCGTCTCTCACCTGCTTCCAGTAACCTTTGCCCGGTGTACCTTCAGTCTTAGTAATAGTTGCACCCGGAATAGCTTCTGGGTAATTGCTCAAGATAGCTCCCGGAATAGTAACATACAGACTAGCTTCCATGCTTACTGTAGAATATTCAGACAGTGAGTAAACTCCTTCATTATCATCTTTTTCCATTGCAGTCAAAGTGATAACAGCACCAGAAACTGTAGCATTAATTCTACGATTTGCGTGTTTGTTGATCTTCTTAACAATAGCAGCAGCTAAAGCAGAAGCATCTGTGCTAGCAGCATATACTTCATAAGTATGAGTAAACTGACCCGGAGCTTCATACATATCTTTGTAAACCATTCTCAGAACGTATCTGTGACCAGCTACGATAGTTGCATCAGTCAAAGTAATAGTAATTTTATCCTGAACAGGAGCAACATATTCACCAATAACAGCACTAGGTTTTGAATCTTTCTTGATTTCATTACCAAATTTGATATTAGCTTTCTGAGCAACTGAACCATCAGGCATAGTTACATTAACTTTATTCTGAGCTACACCTACATACAATGAAGTGGCGTTAGCAGCTTCAGCGGCAGTTTTTAAGATAGCTCTATTCTGGTCGAACAAAGCAACATCACCTACAGCCAAAGCATCAGCAGTAGTATATGATGCAGGGATATTTTTACCGATCAATACGATATCTACGTGTTGTAACATAATTTAAATTTTATTTTTAGTTTAACATAAATGCGCGCTCATGTAAACTTAGTTCATCTTCTACTTTCCTTATTTCAGATTTCCACGTCAATGAACGCATTAGTCTTTGTCAGATTTACCTGACTATTGCATAGAAGCAGCTTGCTGTATATACATCATTACAGCTGCATCTACAATTTCTTGGTGAGTATCAACTGGTAATTCAGTGTACTCTTCTGTTAGTTTATTACCTAAATCTTTGGCATTTCTTAAGTAAGTTAACTGGTATTCGTTTATGCCGTAATTACCATCTGTTATCAATACTATTTTGCCATCTGTATATAATCTAACTGGTCTAGCTTGATTGTGATGTAAGTGGTATTCTGATAGACTATTACTTAATATTCTATCAACTGTTTCAATAGTAGCTTCAATTACATCAGTGGAATTAGAAACCAAGGCAGGACATTTGTTGCTATAAATATTAATAGTCGCTTGCTCCCCTAAAGTATACATATATCCTTCTGGGTAGTCTGTTGACCATCTATTACCTGTTCTTGTAAAGTCAATGCTAACATATTTATCTGTTTTTACTAGAGTACGTAACTTATCAGATAATTCTTGATTAAGCTAAAACGCTCTATATAACTGTTTAACATATTCGTCTTTAGCTCTATTTATATAGTAGAATATAGTATCTGAGTTCAGTTTACTCATAATATTATAACCCGGTATAATATTATTCAACTATCTTTCAAATGCTATTTGAAATGCTCTCTCAGTCATAATTATTCAGATAATTGGTTCAACTATAATTTACTAGATGTTCTTGGTGATTCAATGTTTTCTAATGCTATTACTACAGCTCTATTGATAACCTCATTCATTACATCTTCAGGTAGATCTAATTCTTCGTCTAACTGAGTATAATCAAACTCTTTAGGTTTCTTTATATAAGTAACATTAACTGCATACTTATTGCTTGATGGTTTAAAGCTATCTGATATCTACATTACTGGATCTACATAGATTTTCATTTTGTTATCTTCTAATGTAGCTACAGGTACTTCAACCCAAGGTATGTTGTTATATGTTTGTTTAAATAGGTTCGCATTCTCATGGTCTACTATTAAACAATTAGTAGATGAACCTTTAAACATAATTACTGCAGATAATATAGTTACTCTTCTACCACCATCATGTATATCATCTATTACAAATTCATTATACATAGAATTGTTAGCAAAGATATTCTCATCAGTACGTACTAAAGCATCCAGCTCAGATATACTTTGGAGAGATCCTTCGAAACCTTGCTTTAATACATTGTTTCCACTTATCTTATTACTAATTATCTCATTCTGAGCCTAATTAAGAAAGATATCTATCTCCTCAGGTAAGAATGCAGGAGAGCCACCATAGGCAACTCCCTGAGCATTCTTATCAAGGATAACTTTAAACTAAATATGTGCAGTACGGTTATTCATTACTTGGACTTGATTTCATTTAAAATAGCCATCTTGATATCATTATTCTTCTTGTCCTTCAAATAAGCAATTACGTCTTCCAAACCATTACCAATAAGGTCTGTACCAAAGTAATATTGAGCTCTATTCTTTCTAATGATATTCTTAGCAATAGCTTCTTCAATCACAAAGTTAATTTCTTTGTTTGGGTTTTCTACCCATTTCATGATAAACTTCTTTGGTGATTCTTCAATCTGTTCTGTCAACTTAGCTTCAATCAACTCATTTGACATAGTATCAGATTTAATACCATAAAGTCTAAGACATTTACGCATATCTTCAATAGACATCTTATCCATTTCTCTATATGCTTCACGTTTGATCTTATTGATCTTGTTAGCTTCTTCAGCTTCACTGTCCCTATTAATCATTACATAATCAGTAGCTGGTGTGATCTTATTCAGTCCATTTGCTACTCTCTTATGTCCTTTAAGGAACAAATATTTTAGTTCGTCTTCAGGTCTATCAGTATCTAGTATTACATCCTTTTTGCCAACTTTAACAGCAAAAGTATCCCAAAATGAACTATTGGGTGCTAGTTTACCTTGTTCGAAACCAATTTCTTTTTCTAATCTTTCTGCATCTTCTGCAGTCAATCCAGTATAAATGTTACCAGATCTGGTCCAGTATGAACTAATATAGTCATAACATGTAGACCATTTTGTAAGCCCAGTCCACGGGTTGGCTTTAATTATTCTAACGATTACTTCCATAATATTTTAATTAGATTGTTCAGTTAGTTATCTTTATAAGAAAAACAAGCTTTGCATTTTCTGCAATACTCTCCGGATTTACAATATTTAGTAACAGTATCTTTACTTATATTAAAGTATTTAGCACATTCTTTCATTGAATTAAACTCTTTACAGGATTCTATTTCTTGATTAGTTTCATTATCTATTATTATGAACTCTGCTATTACTCTTTTTTTACCAAGTTCTATCATAGATTCTATATGCTTTTTTTTCTTTTCTGACACTATTCCTGTTCTAGATTCAGACATTCTTTTCTTTGTTTCTTCGGAATGTTTTCTACCAATAGCTTTCTGTCTGATTTTATCTTTAGTTTCTTCAGAATGTTTCTTTCCAAAAGTTCCATCTCCACCTTCTGTAAGGTTATAACCAATGGTTCTATCTGTGGAATTGTACTGTTTTATCCAGTATTTTTCTTTTTCTTTTAATTCATCATATGTATCTGCAAAATCTATTATTTCCAATGTGAAATTTTCTTCACCATATTTTGCCATAGAACGATGAATTGGGGAAGGTTCTCCGATGCGAGACTCATACCAGTGATGGCGATATCTCGCACCAGAACCCTGATTGGTTATACCAATATAAACTTTATTAGTCACCTTATTAGTTATCTTATATACTTCGTTACTTTTCATAATGTATTACTTAATTTACATTATATGTAACGTATGATTCCATAAAAAGTTGCTAATAAAGTTGAATTAATTATGGTTACTCACTTTCCATTATGAGCTCGCCACATGCGCGGGGATCTCTCAACATGATACCCATTTCACCAAGGAAGAATACAGTATAACCGTCCTTACCATTAGATCTAAGAGTACTCTTTGAGTTAGCATAACCAGTTGGAGCAACAGCACCACCAGTGTACCAAGTTACAAACTCACGGTCTTTACGAACTACTTTTACAATGTTAGCTTCACCATCACGTCTACCAAGATCAAGGAATGTCATACGATATGATTCCAGAGGTTTCAGTGTGATAGGATGCAACATACGGTTATAAGTGGTATCATCATACAATGGGAAATATTTCAGAGTAAGTTCGATACCGTTAGTCATCTTGTAAGTCTTGAACTGACCACCAAAAGTAAGACTATCACCAGAACCTGTTACAAATACTGTATCGATCAGATTCATATTGATCATCTTTTCTTTTAATACTCTGTCGAATTCTCTCATACCCATTTCACCAGTCAAGGCAACAAACTTACGTTCGTTAGTACCAAGTACATTGTAAGACAGGTCGAACAAGAAGTCTTCCAACAGTTCTGCACTCAGTCTAGTGTAGAAACGTCTATTAGATGGAGCAATCTGTTCCAACAGACCAGCACCAATAAATACTGGACGACCGTTAGTACCTTTCAAGTTACAAGAACCATCTTTGTTTACATTATTTTTCATGTAAACCAGCATTCTTTCACATCTCTTATACCATTCTCTCATTGCAACCCATTCCTGATAGTCTGCCCACAGATATGATTTCTTACCTGTTTTAGGGTCTTGCAGAGCGATTGCCATTACTGTTGAATATGCTGAACCAGTAATATCATAGTTAATACGAATTGTCGTCAGATAATTACGCATTTTGAAATGAGTATTATAGTTCAGAATATCACCTTCTTCACTGTATTCTTCTACAGCAGAAGCAAGACGAGATACCTGACATCCAGCTTTCAGATATTCAGAAGGGATGTAAGATGTAGGGTTACCATCTGCTACAAAGCAAGTGTATACCCAAAGGTTGCCATCCTGATAAGGTGCACCTGATACGCGTACTTGGAAATCTTTATTATCGAATTCCAGAATAGCAGTAGGTCCAAACCAGTTATCTTCCAACCACAACAGGATAGGTGTATTACCCAAACCAGCTGTAGAGTCATCAGTAATAGCAGCACCATTCCATTTTGCGTCTCTAATTGTTACAGCTCTATCAGCATCAATCATTACGCTCCATTCCCAGCTTGGCTGATCAATGGTCATTACATTACCAAGACCGCCAGTGAGCATATCCAGAGAAGTCTGGTAACCGTTATCCTTAGTACCAAATACATAAGACAATACGGTAGCAACCTGATATGGATTCTATTGTGAAGCTGCACTGATCTTAGCAGTGTCAATCAAGTCTGAAAACCATTTACCTTTGTATAAAACTAAGTTATTTAGAATATTATTATCCATAAAATACTAGTAATTTTAATTTAATTAGTTATTATTAATTTGCACGTAGCATTCGTGCAGCAGAACTCCAGATATCAGTATCATTCGAGATCTCTTGTTTTTTAGTCTTTCTACTTACTCCAGTTCTATTTAGACTTTCTTTAAATTTGTTAATAGCTTTGGTAGAACCTTCGCTCTTAGCAGCCTTCAATAGTGTGTCTCCCTTCATAGTAAAGTAAGCAGACTCAAGTAAGTTCTTTACGCTCTTGGACCAATCCTTTTGGAATTTTGTCATGCCATCAGCGTCAGGCTTAAATATGTATTCAAGTAATACCTGTTTATCTTTTTCAGGTATTTTAATACCACGAATATTATCCATGCCTTTTATTTCAGTGACAACGTTCTGGAAGTATTCCTGTTGACGCTTTGCAGCAGCCTTAGCTTGGTTTTCTTGATCTTTCAATAGCTGTTGTTTCTTTTGCTCTTTAATCTCTTTAAGAGCTTCTAAAGCATCTTCTGCTTCATCTTCAAGCAAACCAGCATCTTCATACTTAGTTAATTTCTTATCTATCTGTTTAGTACTAAAGCCTTTCTCTTTCAAGAACTCTTTCAATACTAACTTCTGATTAACTTCGTCATCTTCAATACTGATTTCATTAAGATCAAGTTCACCTTCAATTTCAAAGTAATCTCTAAGATTTCCACCATTCTTAACAAAGTTATCCAAAGCTTCAACTTCTTCACTTGCATACTGTGGTACTGAGTTCTCTTCTATTACTGCTTGAAAGTAATCAACAAGTTCTTCTGGAGTAGAAGGTACTTCGTCATCTTCACCTAATTCCCAACCCATCTTTTCAGATATAGCTTCAAAGAATGTAGTTACTGTGTTATTATCAGTAGTATCATCAGTATCTGTATCATCGTCATCATCATCTGTATCTTCTTCTTTCTTAGTCTCAGGTTCGGTTACTTCTTTTTCCTTCTTACTTTTTTTAGTCTTTGCAGGTTCTGATTCAGTAGTATCATCATCGTCATCATCTGCATTGTCATCTTCTACTGGTTTACGTAATTTTTCCAGTTCTTCGTCTGTCAAAGGTTCCGAAACACTATCGTCTATATCATTTTTAGTATCCTCTTTGCCAGTACTTGTTTCAGTTTTAAATACATTACCCCCTGGCATGAAATCTTCAAAGATTTCGAAACCGTTTAATGTTTCTTTTTCCATAATTATATATAATTAGATTTTATTTGTTGTTTAAAATGCATTGACAAAAATATTTCAATTCTTCAATACTCTTATCACTCTTCATAATATTCACATACGCACATACCAATTGAATATTATCTTTTGTATACCCTTTGTTACTATCTATTCTATCAATAGAAATATTAGTAGAATGTTTTCCTTTACCTACAATAGTACTCATCTATAAATTAGTTAGTGCACAAAGTCCAGATTGTTTATTATAGAGATCTATAAGAAATTCTAAATCTATATCGAATTGTAAGTTACGTCTATTTTTAGTTTTACGGACTCTAGTTTTACAACCGTTTAATAAAGACCCCAAGTAAGTATTTATATCTATATTTTTGCTATTGATTCGCGCAGCTTTCTTATAATCAGCTACACATTTTTTACACTAAGTAGATCTACCTAATCTGGCTGTATTCTATGAATTTAATTGAAATTGATCAATATCCTTGTATAAACCGCAAGTTCTACATATTAATTGACCGCTTTCATTAAATCTAGTCAAAGTTCTATTACTTGGAGTATGCTTACTACATTCTATACAAATACCTTTAAAACCGCATATTGCCTATTTATTATGATGAAAATTATCAGCACTCATTACTTTATACTACTGACACTTATTACATAATTTATAAGTTACACCATCTATCACCTAGAATATCTGTTTTCCTAACTTTCTATTGTAAGTTTTCATTTCCTTCTCTTTTTAGCCCATTTGTGGGCGTTAATAGCAAAGGTAGCCCTTTTTCTAGTTAAAGGATTTTTGCTATGTTTTAATTGCTCAAAAGATTTACCTGTCTTTTTAGAGGTTGCTGTTAGTTTCCCCCTATTCTTTTTCTTTATATGTATCCCTCCGTCCTTGTAGTTCGGTATCGGATACTGCGGCATTATCAGCGCCTGTTCTACCTAATTGATCATCTATTAAATCCTCCAAAATTGAACAATTTAGGACTTCTATAAAGGTTAAATATTGCTTTAATATTATTGAAAGACTCTTTAGGAGCTTCTATTATCTCTTTCTTTAAACCTTTATAACTACCTGTATAGTTGCCATTATGTAATTTTCCATTCTAATTCAAATAATTTCTGAATTGATTCATATAGCTTTTAATTTCCGTTCCCTGTAATATATTATTATATCCTTCTTTGGTCATAGTAGGATACATAAGTTTAGCCTAATTAAATGGAATAAATTTACTTTTATCTCCAAGTTTCTTTAAGAACTCATTATTCATACCAGCAGCACCATCAACTAAATGTCCCATTTCGTGTAGTACAACATTACTAGGTATATCTTCAGGAGCCTTTATCATATCTCTATTGAAATACATAGTGTTGCCTTTTGCTGGAGTAACCTATGCTGCAATAGTTGGTCTTTCCATCTTCTTGTACTGAGGGTCAGGTAACTTAAAGTACTCATCAATATTGACATATTTATCTAACATACTATCATAGACTTTGAGATAATCTGTGCCATACTAAGCGTCAACTTCTTTAGCTCTGTTTCTAGCATATGGCTCCTACATAAGTTCATAGGTTCTATTTCGTTGATCAATAATCTCCTCAGTAACATTATTAGGTATTTTATTGAATGTACTTTCTTCTCGTAAAGCCCTGTCTATAACACTCTGTTTATAATTAGGATTTACTTTTGGTATATAGTTCTTAGACTTAGATAATTTCTTAGAACTTTTGAAAACGGCTTCTCCTATATTTGGTACAAACGGAACTAACCCTAATGCAGCTAAACCTGCTCCAGACCAATCCTTATTACTAACAGCATCATATACATCATATGCAGCAACAGCATCACCTACTGGTGTAAAGTTAGCAGCATCCTCTAGGTCTAATAACGGTTTCAAACCTCTAACCAATGGTCCACCTGTAAATCTATCAATCTCGTCTGTACCATTATTATAGTAGTCATATACCTATTCTTCGGTATATTTCTTACCATATCTATCACTATAAAGTTTGCCTTTATATGGTATAGGTTCAACTATAGTAGGTTTATTGGTTGGAGGTACTTCACCGCCATCTTCATATGATTTAAAGTCCCAGTAGCCTTTACCGGGATTTTGTTCCCGGTAAGACTTTAGGTTCTGCATTCTCTATTTAAATGCTTCTCTATCCATAATCTTTCAATTATTTCTTTCCACCTTTGCCCTTTTTAGAGCCTGACTTTTTACCTCCACATGCCATAATGTTTCCTCCTATTTAAATATGTTAAATCCTTTTCGTTATTATAAGCTTCTTTTTCAAAGCTTATATTTCTATAAGCATTACCCTTCATAAATAATCTTACTAGCCATTCACAAAAGTAAATCAGATAGAAGGGTATATATAACAATTCTTTCATTTGAGCTGTATGTATACTTTCATGATTAATATCTTTTTCAGACATTTTCATACCTTTGCGTACAAAACACAAACCAAATAAATTCATTGCCTTAAACCCTTTAAAAGGTATAATATTATTATATATTAATTTCATATTACCTCTCTCCTACTACTTTATTCTTCAATGCTGTTTTAGCTTTCAATTTTTCTCTTTCTAAAGCTGCATCATCTTTCATCTTCTACAGTTCTTTCTGAGATTGTAGTTTTTGTTTCTCTAAAGCTACTTTCTTTTCTTCTATATCTTTCTTCATCTGCTGCTCTCTTAACTTAGCATTGAATTCGAATTGTTTAGAAGCTTCTTCAGATGCTTGTTTTCTTTCTGCTAATGCTTGAGCTGCAATCTCCATTGGATCTGGAATTCCGTTGTTATTCTGATCCATATCTTCTGCACCTCTATATGCATTAAGTTGAGCTACTGTAATCTTAGTTGCATTATTAGAATCTATTTCATATTTCTTAAGATCCATTTCTGCTTCCTTGATCATTAACTCTTCTTCCTTAACTTCATTCTGCATCTGAATCATCTGTTGTTCTCTCTGAGCTTGAGCCTCTTCCATAGCTTGTTGCTGTTCCATACGTTTCTGCTCAATCTCTTCAAGTTTGTTTCTAATCATCGTAGTATTATCATTAGTAAATATTTCTACTACATCAAGCAGACTAGCACCATTTTGCATAGCAGGTTGTATAAGACTTCTAAGGAACTCAATATTCTGTTGATTCTTAGTAGAGTCATCTACAAATATATCAAAGTCTTCATATGGGAAGTTATCTGATAGCGTTAAGAATGCTCTAGTAGCGTCATCTAATATGTACTGAAGATGAGTCTTACTACCATCTTTCCAAGCCCATTTAGCTGTGTTTAGCAACATATTCAAACACTCTCTCTTCACTTGATTATGTGTCCAAAACCAAGGTTCTGTAATATGTGCTGATTGCTGTACTGATCTTTCTACATTACCTACTAACTCATTAGATGATATTGAACCTTCACGTTGTTTACTTACTCCAGATATTTCAGATAACATAGATTCAATCTTATCCATGAGCATAATATACTAGTTAATAGTATTAGCCATAGTAAGATCTAATGCTGTTATTTGATTGAACTGAGATGGTTTACCTCCTTCTCTACCCGGTATATCCCATCCTTCTTCATAAGGATTAATAAAGTTAACACCTAGCGCAGATAGGTAATGCATCCATTTAGATACATCAATATTCATTGATTTAGGTATCTAAGTAATATCCATATTTACTACTTTACCTTTATCTCTAGCCATTGCAAGTTCTAGACGATACCAAAGCACAATATACATATACTGTAATGGTTTCATCATACTTACTAAAGATCTTGGTCTACTGTTAGTATTATTATATATTACTCCAGTATAAGGCAATCTTTGTGCATTAGGATTATCAGATGATACATATTGATATTCAACAGGTTCTATACCTATATAGAGATCTTCTCCAGCTCTATACCCTTCCCATGTTTCAATGATCCATTTCCATTCAACAGATATTTCCATACCTGTTTCTTTGTATGTTTCATCTACTTCATATGTCTCAGGCATACCTGTTTCTGGATCAATTATAGTAACAAATCCAATCTTCTTGAATGACTTCCAACATACATGATATACTTTGATATTATCTCCACTTCCATCAAATGGGTTAGAGCTAAAACCATTAATAGTATGAGTTTTAATATGCGGATAATCCAATGATGTTTTTCTTACTTCAGGATTAATACCTCCTTTAGCACTATCACTCATCATATCAAGTAACTCATTCAACTGTTTCTCTGTCATCTTATCGTACAGTCTGTCATACAGTTCAGTTACTGACATATTCATTTCATAGCAACACCATTGTGCTTCGTGAATAAACTCTAAGTCTGATGTTTCCGTATCATAATCAAAGTAGATAGGATTGATGCGTTCTAGACATGGTTCTCCATTTACTATACCTATATAGTATATTTCTTCTCCACCTACTAATGCATCTTTCCAACCTTTAAAGAACTCATGATTAATGTTGAGTTTATTCTTTAAGTACATAAGACTATGATATGCAGTAATCTCTGCAATATCTTTATAGTCTTTACTCATGTATTTCTGTATCTGTTCTGGTGGCATAATCTCACCAGATTGCAAAGCTTCTTGGTATCTAGCCTATTCTTCAGGTCCTAGTTTACTCATGATGGTAGCCTGAATATAGTCCATCAACATCTGTTTAGCTTTTTCCTGTAACTCACTAGTTGCTATCTCACTAGTACGTACTACCTTAAAGTTAAATGGTCTTTTGGTTTCTTCACCTAATAATAGGTCTATCTTTGGCTTGATTATATTATAATCCTAAGCCATTGCAGGGAAACCGTCCTATTGTTTAAATGGGTTAGTAACATACTTAAGATCTTTCTCATTGTATATACTATTGTAAAGATCATAGTAAGTCTACATCTCTTCCTTGCGAGTTCTGGTATTGCCATTCCTAGAACCTCCTTGACTGTGACCTATAATGTAATCTACACAAGATTCTCTCCAGTCTTGAGTCTTCTTAGACATTGGCAATTTCTGTATAGGAAATTGATTGATATTTTTCATAGTTAAAACATATATGCTTCTATATTATCATTAGTAATATCATCGTCATGATACCACTCTTGAGTAAAGATAGGTCCATCAAATAGTACCCTATCTCTATTCTCTTTTTTCTTCTCTTTAACCTTTAAATTATAGAGCTGTTCTCTATAAATCATTACCTGCATCAACGCCATGACTCTATCGAAGTTTCCTGTATCATTATAGCTTATAAGTTCTTCTAATAGCGGCTCTGATAGTATGTTATGTAGGTTCTTTTTACCGGGAGCTTGTTCGTCATTTAACCAGTCTTTTATTAAGCCTTCTCCCCATTGCTTAATCTGTTTGTTCATATGACAACCTTTCTTTCTCTATACTTTAGAATTACCTACAATATCAGATATAATGTCAGGTTGATCAGCAAGTAAGTAGTCACAATGTTTAGCAGTAAAATATGGGAACAAACCTTTACGTTCATTTTCATACATTATTCTACCATTATAATAAACTGCTAGTTTACGTAGGTTCTCATAGTATTCTTCGGCTGTTGTAGGGCGTCCTGTGTATTCAGCGACAATTATATCATAATAGTTTTCAAAGCTCTAGAATCGCTTGTAAACGAACGTAGAGCCTAATGAATTAGTACCTGACTAGTCGTGGTCATATGGGTCTACCCCAAGTATATATAAACCAACAGGAGCATCCTTTACAGGGTGTTCCCATATAACTATAGATCCAGTAGGATCATCATCCTTCTTTAATGGATAATGTGTAATATCACCTGTTTTCTTAAGTACCCACTTAATAGAACCATTAGCATCCCATATCAAATCTCCTACCTATTTGTGGTTACTTAGGTGTTTGTTTATACGTATATTTGCTAATTGTTCCTGTAATTCTTTCTTAGGGAATATGTTACCTCCAAATTCCAAACAAGCTTCTTGTGGTGTTATACAGTGTTCAGCTACATAACGGTCTACTGCTACTGAGTTAGTAGCATTCTCTATTACCTTTCTACGTTCAGCTAATATATACTCTACAGACTTCTTATATAATGTATTACCATCATCATCCATGTAAACACGTTTACCATTCTCATCACGGAAGTCCATATTAGTATACTGAGGAATAAAGAATCCACACAGTTTATCAGATGGAGTTTCATCCCATATATTCTTAAATCCTAAACAGTTATAACCATCTGGATTATAGAACATATCTTTTAGTGTTTCAAAGTGGCTATCTTCATCACCACCAGTACCAAATGCAATCATAGTACCAAACGCCATACCATCCTGTTCTACAGACGGTCTAGCAATTTGCCATGCTGCACCTAATTCAGAGAATGAACCAGCCTCTTCAAATATAATAAGTTTACCAGCTTTACCACGAACTACATCGGGATTATCTTTCAGAGTAACACCAATAATCTCTGACTTATAACCGCTCTCAATTTCATTACCGTACTCATCTTTAGTAAAGAAACCGGCACGTTTACGCATCTGAGTATTAACAGATCTCTTCTTACCCCAAGCTGTATTCTTATCTATAAAGTCCATATAGTCCCATGCTTTAGTAAGAATACCATCCTCTGTTAAGTATTGCTTATTGCTAGCATAGATATATGTTTTACTACCTGCAAATAGATAGTAGTTACGACATGCCATTGCTGCATTCTTATACGAATAACCCTTACGTCTACTCTTCAGTGCACATAAGTGTTTACTTTGTTCTTCTGCATCTTCTACTGCTAAGAAGAAGTAATAGTCATAGTCATAGAAGTCTGGGAACTACAAGTCACGTGTTTTCTTAGTAGTTGTAGATCCATCTGGATTAGTAATTGTAGTGTAGATAATCCTTTGAATAGGACAGAAGTTTAAATAAAAATAGTTATACCCACTAATGAAATCTCCATCATCAGCAGTATAACCATACTTACATCTATCCATCTATTCATCCCAGTATTTAAAGTACTCTGATGTACCTGCAGGATACTAACAATAAGAGCCAGTCTCCAAAAACTTGAGGGCTGGCTATCTAAACTTATTGCTGTTTTTTATCTATTTACTGAAGTCTACTGTCATTTTTTACTAATTCTTCAAAGGTGTAATATTTATAGTTTGTAAATGCGAATAGTTCTTTTTTTATAGCTTTTAACTTCTCATCTTCCATAAATATAGGTCTTCCTAATTCATCCTCCATATAAAATATTACATTTTTACCTCTCGCTTTTTCCATACTTTTTACCAAATAATTCTAGTAAAATTTCTTCTAAATCTTTAAGCGTTAACTTACTGTAATGATATGAATTAGCTTCATCTATTTGTGGAATTAAACCTGATTTCTTTTCTACAATTTTTGGCATATTCTTTCATTTGTTGCAGATCCATCGTTCTATAAATAAACCCTACTTTATTACCTATTATAGTATGACCGTATAGTACTTTGAATTTGTTATTACTAATTTGTTCTACTCCTTTCATACAAAGTTTAGTTAAACTACAGTTTATCTGAGAACTCTGTTAAACTCACCTACTTACGATTAGGTCCATCATGAGCTGTGTTAACTATAGGCTTTCTTATATAGTCAGTGACTTAGGAGGTTACGTTGTATGCGCGCCATACTTCACTGTTTTATAACTCGATATCTTTTAGGGTAAGTTTTATATAAAGTATACTCTTTATGTATTATATAGTGTATTGTGCCTTTGCTTGTTATGTGATATTTAGTCATTATGCTAGAATAACTAAGCCCATTTTCATAATCTTTTCTAATATTTTCTACAATCTCTTTAGAGTATTTTCTTTTTATTTGACCGCAATTAATAGAGATTAATTCTTTTGGAATATCATTTTTGTTGTCTATAATAGTTCCAATGCCTATATTATCATAAGAATTATCATATCTATCTCCGTTTAGGTGTCTTACCACAATACCTTTTTCATAAATTTTATCACCAAACTTTTGATATGCTTGTAATCTATGTATCATACAATGGATCTTTTTATTTTCATTTCTAGGTCCTATTCTAATATCAAAGTTGTAATAATCTCTTTTATGATCTTTAATTCTACCCTTAACTTGCACCCCGTTTCTGTTTAAAAGAATTCCTTCTTTTGTAACAGTGTAACCCTTAATAAGGGCTAATTCCTCTGGTTTTATCATAATAAAATAAAATTAATTGGTCCTCCCGTCTGGTTCTGCTCCAGATCCTCAACTTTTAGAGAGTTGTGTGCTAAGCATCTCATACACTACAGGAGAATATTAAGCGGGAGAGGAAAGATTCGAACTTTCAAACCCAAGAGCTTTGTTAACGACGACTTTAGGGCGCTTCCGTCAATCTACTGCCGTATACCATTCCGCCACTCTCCCATACTGGGGAAGATTTATGTCCTCCCCGTCAAACTTTTTTGGTTTAGAACCAAGATTTGATTCTCTTCCACAGACTAGGTTTCTTAACATTCAATGCTCTCAAAGTATTGTATGCTTCATCAATCTGTGCCCAAATCTCTTCTTTGCTTTTAGTCATATCAATGACAATATCAATCTGCTTTTTCATATTAGTTTAATTTTATCTATTATAACGTGTTGTTTAATTTAAGTTGTAATTGATGTATTATCTTGTCAATTCATATGGATTAACCTTAGAATCACCTTTAACTTTAGATGTACTAAGTTCTTCTGTTTTAACTGCTTTCTCCAAGAAATCTAGAGTAATATAAGCTCCTTTTACCTTCTCAAATCCAGCTAAATACTTCTCGATCTTCTTTTCATCCAAGTCTTCACCTAATGATTCTTCATAGTAATCACTGAAACTGTCAAGCTTACGTCTCATATTCTGTAACATCCTAAGTAGACGAGTATTGCAGAACTCTTTAAACTGCTCTTCACATGCTACTTCTGCTGCAGATAATTCATAATTAACATCATCGAATAGTTCTTCTTTCAACTTGGATTCGATGCTATCAGGATCCATACTTAGTACATAAGGACTATTCCATTTATTCTTAAGTACAATGTAACTAATTACTTTAGTAGCATGTTCTTTATCTGCTTTATCAGCATCCCATACCTTTTTAAAGCATGGGATACCTAATGCATCAGAATGAATTACAACTTTACCACCGACTATATCAAATAGTTTCATTATCCTGTTTATTTAGTTCTTTATACCATTCGTTCAAATCATAAGTAGTTGTAGGATCAGATATAATTACTGTTTTTGTTATATATTTATCTTTCTACCATAATCTGCAGTATAGTATAAATTCTCCTTTTTTAACGTCAATAACTTCATTATCAGTAACAACTTGACCATCTTTATTTGTCTAGTATAAGTTGCATGTGATATTGTCTATCATTGGAGTAATAGAGTTCGATTCAGTGTTAAATGATATCGCTTCTCCTCGTTTATTTATTAGTACTTTTTCCATACGTTAAGCTTTTCCACAACAAATGCAATCGTTACATGGTTTCTCAAGTTCACGTCGTTTATTGTGTTCATCTCTTCTACGATAGTAGTCCTTCAATTCGGGAGAACTTAACTTAATATATTCTTTTTCTTCCCAATTATCTGTAACAGAGTACATCTTAAGTACGACGTCTCCTTCTTTAACATCAAATAACTTTTCGCCATCTACAATCCATTCACCCGGTTCAGTTACTGTATAACTATAATCATATCCACTACCGTATGTAGCTTTGCTTACTTTTTGTTCTTCGAAGTTCGCTACTATTACATCACCTTCTCTCTTTGTTGCTATATACTTTACCATAATTCAATCAATTTTATATCCTAAATACTTTTCTTTATGCAATCTCTGTACTATCGTTAGTGCTCTCTACAGTGGCACATTCGGATTCACATAGTCCTTCAGTGTCTTGTACTTCTACACTATCTGTGTGTACGTCTGCAACTCCTACTCCAGACTCTCTGGTACTATATTTCTGTTCATACTTTTTAGTTAAATTATTGCAAATCTGATCAATTTGTTCTGCTCTATCTAATGTAGTTTCTTCTTCTTTCTTACCATTCTCTACCATTACTGTAGTAAGTTCATCAATCATATCGCTTGTGAAATCATCATATCTGATAATATCATTTTCAATACATTTCTCAACCACATCATATAACTTTTTCATTGGTTTAGTGAACAGTTCTGGTCTAGAGTTCTTTTTCTCCAGTTCCCACATATTTTTGCTTTCTTCGTGTGTCATTTCTTTTAATTTATTAAGTATTTTAATATCCGGTGTATTTATATATTTATGTATAAGATCACATATATAAAGAGTTTTATATGCTATCTCTATTGGCACTTCTCTAACTCCGGGTATTATTCTATATCCTGAAGTAGGATAGTAATCACTACTATCTTCTTTCATGCATTGAAATATATGATCAGATATCATTTTGTTTCTCTTTAATTATAGTTTTACTGATGCAACCAGCAGCCCAACCAACCAAGTAAGCATAATTTTCATTTCCTTGAGAGTATGATTCTACAGCATGTACACCTAATTCTTCATACATATAGTCAGCTACATGTACTGCTTCATGTGGTATTGCATCGTCTGTAATTACTTCTAAGTTAGGAGCATATACTAAACACCCATACAATCCGTCTGATTTTCTACATACTGAGTATGTACTCATTGCTATACCTTCTTGCTCAAACTCTTCGTCTATATTTTCTATTACCCCAGATTTATCTGTTAAGTAGAACTTAAATTGTTCATCTAATTCTTCTGGTCCTACAGCTACCCATAGCTTCCTAGGATATATCTGTGGGTCATACATATCAATTTTTCGCTTCTTCTTCATATCTCTTCTTTATTTTGAACTTTCCTAAGTAAGCGAACATAACCGGTTTAGGATCTAATTCTGTTATTACCTTATTAGTAAACTTAAAAGGGCTGTTACATATTACTTCAACCACTTGATACGGTAAGTTGTACTTATTACTTAGTTTAGTATATATACTCGTCTAATTTCTCATGCCATTCAACCTTCTTATAGTATTTACATGTAGCTAATGTAATAGGACCATTTAACGTATTAGGTCTAATTATATTTATCAATGTAGCTACATCTACCCAATCACTGCTATATAATGTGCCACTCGCAAGTACACTTATCTTAGATTGCTCTTGTTTACTATATTTGCGTATCGGTTCATATATCTCTATATCCTTCATATAATCTGAAGTAAGTAGTTCTGTCCTATTAGTTACTATAGTAAACATATTAAATGGTAACTGTTTGCCTCTAATCTTACTCCATAACTTCTTAATATAAGGATACTTCTTCCACGCTATTATAGATCCTGCCTCAAGCAGGAATGACCTCATCTTCATCTTTATTAACTTTTAATATTATTGTGATTTGTACTCTATCACCGATTATTTCAGGTATCAAAGCTTTACTGACCATTACTTCATCATCTGCTTTACCTACCCTTAATATGCCTTGCTGTTTGAACTTAGCTATGTATCTACTAAGATTATCAGGAGTAATACCTAAAGTACGTTTAATATACTTCCTATTCTCAGTACTTATTACATTCTTCCTTACATTAGGGAGTTTTGGTGTATTGACATCTATATCTATAAATGTTGTTAACAACTCTAACTCCCTGTCTGTAAGCTTAAGTATACCATTAAGGCTATTTAGAAATTCTCTGTATAAATCGGTTCTAGATACGGTCTTAACCAATTTATTCATTAATCAGTTCCTCTTTAATTTTATTTAATACTTTAGTAAGGTTATAGTACACTGTCTCAGCTTCTAGCTTAACACAAGGTGGTACTTTACCTTCTGAGTATTTATCCATTACTTCTTTGTAATCCTTATCATACTGATCTACCAGATTATCTATTAGATCTACTACTTTAGTAGATTTATTGTCTTCCACTTCTTCCAAGTATCCCTCTTCTACATATAGATCTGCAATATCATCAGATATACTCATTGATCTGTACGAATAGTTATCTCCTTCGATATCACCATTGCTACATTCCATAGTAAATACTTGAGGATCTTCAACACTATTTACTAACACATCGCCCTTTCTGGCTGATCCGAAATCTTTAATTACTTTATATTTTAACATATCATTTCTTATTTTTATCATTAAGTCCCCATATGGCTAACCACATCATAAAAGAACAGAGACTCAATACTATTAATTGTTCCATGTCTCTATAAACGTGACATGTTAAAATAGTTAATAGCTTTTAACATTTGTTAACAATTAATTAACATATAAAAAGAAAGCCCGACCTAAGTCGAGCTCTCAATGCCTTTCAGCAGGGTTAAAATATGTTTAAATATATATTACTTAACGGCAACAATATCATAAGGTTTCACCAGCTGAGTATCCTTTACTAGATCAAAATACATTGCAAACTTCTTATTATAAGCAATAGTATCTCCAACCTTAAATTGTGGATCAGTAATATTAGTAGGGATTTTCAACACAATACCAGTAGCCCAATCAGATTCTACTTCTTTAGTTTCTGTTTGAGTGTCATACTCATTAAACCCATTTTCATCTACTTTACCATTAGGAATTTGTTCTGTAAATTCCTTAGTAACCATAATAGGTGCTAATGGTTTAACTAGTACGTCTTTTAACATATTCCAAGTAATACCATTAACTACTGTTTCTAATACTTTATCTTCCATATTCTTTTTTAACTTAGTTTCTACTAATAACGTATTATTCTTTAATTAGTTTGCTTTTATTAGTATATTTCCACCATTTGAACAACAATAAGTTACTGCTCTTTGTGGACATTTACCACTGTTCATAAATGCACAGCCATCACAACTACCTGATCTATTGGGTTCTATTATATACTATAAACCATTGATCTCTACTGGAGTTTGGCTTTTGATTATCTCTGCTAATTCTGAATCGTATATTGTCATAATAATGTTATTTATAATGCGTATTCTCTATCTGTCCAAGGATTAAAGTCTTCTTCTATTGGAGTGGCTGGTTCTAGCTTACTTATGACTTCCCAAATATAATCTTCTGGTTTTATAGATGGACCATAGTCTTCATTAAGTAAATCTAAAGGGAATACACAACCTCCGAAAACCTTTTCCCAATTAATCTTATTTACATCAATTAGTTTCATAGTTTAACTTCCTTAAGAATATAACCTTGTCTACAGTAGTCTGTTAAGCTCTTCGTACATACTTTACCAAGTAAGTCACATCCATTACAACCTAGTTGTGATTTTTCTGGTGCTAAATAGTAAGTCTTTAAATTGTGATCTATATATTTGCCAGAGTATGCTAGTGGCATTTGTCCTTGTTTTTCCATATCTATTAATTTTAATACTATACTTATATTGTATTATCTAAAGTAAGAGTATATACTAATAAAAAAATAATTATTACTACTTACTTAAGATATACAGTTTGTAGTAATATCCCCCTTACCCCCATATAAACGCTTGTTTGTGTGGTTAGGTTGCCTATTTGTTAACACTTATTAACAATGTTTAGGGCTATTTAGCAGTGATTATTTAACATTATTTAAGAAAAAAATATATAAAAATTTTTTAGTAACCAAAATTTAGATAGGGGGTATGAAAATTATGAGAGAAAAAGTGAATGTGTGGAACAGCATACCAAGTCACCCCCGGCTTCCATAGATTGGGGAAAGTCCCCGTATTGTTTTATCAAAATCAAAATTACGATTATGGCATTACTATGTATGTATCCATGGTTGGCATATGCTTTCTTTGGAGCTTATTTTGTATTCTTAATTTGTTTCTTATGGAGTATGTTGAAGACGAATTCACAGACGCATTAATTGATGCTATCTGTGGTGAGGACTCATCCTCACAACCTAGCTAACAGGGGCATTTCAGCCTCTGTTGCCTTTGATTGGCATAACCTTGATGTGCGTAAGGCTGGATGAGGTATTGCGAGTGTGGTCTATAAGTTCTTCCACAATGCCGAAAAGAACCAACTCTAGTTCAAGTTGTAAACGCCTTGAATGTTCGAGACAGTCTTTATAGTTCTTCTGTCGGAGTGAAAAGAACTACTCTTTTGATTATTCATTTTAAATTATCAAGATATGAAATTCTCATTTTGTTTAGTATTTGGTCTGATATTGCTTGCTATTGGTTTTCTATTAGCTGGTCAATGTGTTATGGAAATGGACTCTGTAAAGCCCATGTTCGTTGCTTTTATCATGATATTGGTAGGAGCATTGTTTAGAAGCTTGCATTACTATGATAAGCAGGACGAATAAGTCCTGCTATCTAAGTAAAAGCTGTTGCATACTCTTTGCATTTATTAACATTTAATTCAATTAATTATGAAACAGAGTGAAAAACTGTTGAAGTTGAAAGATGCTGGTAGCACACTGATCTGCCTTGGTATTTTAATCATGTGTATGACTCCCGTTGTTATGATGATACGGGAAGTATACGATTTCCATGCTTGGTTGACAGTGTGGAGATGGGGAGTAGGTGTAGCTTTCACTGGGTTAGCTATTCGAATTGCAAGGTTCTTGTATTTGTGGTAGTATAGCCTTGGGAGTCCTTCGGGGCTCCCTTTTATTTAGGACACAGAGCAATGGCTAAGTACTGCATACCGGCTGTACAAACACCAATTACAGAAGCAAGTCAAACCACAACAAACACCAATCGCACAGCAAAACCAATAGGGTTCGCTACGCAGTATATGGTACACAGTATCCTGTATCTACAGCTAGGTACATGGTACTGTCACCAGCTGCGCACAGGGGCAAGTCATCCACAACTGCCAAAAAATGGAGAGAGATAAAAGGATTAGAGTGGTTGTGTAATAGTCTACAACCACACCCTTAATCTTGCCCTCTGCAAACAGATTATATTTAGTCTTTCAGACTAATATATAGCCAAAACAAGATTATTCACCAATTAAAATACATGTATTATGGCACGTTTTATCATTAATGACCCAGAAATCAGAAAAGTAGCTGATGGAAAGCAAAACGCTGGAAAGCGTTATCTCGTAGGTAAATTAGAGAACTTAAATGACCCTTTTGCTGATGCACAGTCATTTGTTTGTTTCTCTGAGAACATTGTAAACAAATACAAAGACCTACTTCCTACAGACAAAGGCGGAAAAGCCGAAACTGCACAGGAGATACCTGAAAAGTATCGCACGATCTATGGTGTATGGTGTGATTTTACACCAGCTCAGAAGTTTTACAAGAAACATTTGAGTGCACACCCTGAATTAAACATCAAAGTCGGAGATTATGTCAAAGACAAAGATGGAAATCCAATTATCTACACAACCTTGCGTGTATTCTGTCGCCAATTCATCGACGAGGACGGAGTTAAGCAATTTGCTGTCGGAGAAAGTCCTATTGAACAAGGGCAAAGAGCGTTTGGAGCTTATTGCACCGCAATTAAGGAAGATCCAACTCCTCAGAAAGCTGACGATGAAGTAATCAAAGTCAATGAGAAAGACGGAGCAACGTTCACAGCACCAAAAGAGCAGCAACAGGGCGATAATTGGTAATTAGAGAGCTAGCCGAAAGGCTAGCCTCTTTTTTGTTTAGCAAAACAATTACATAATTCAGATAGAAACAAAATAAGTCATAACCCGCAAATAAAATTCGAGGTCTTAGCAAAATGGTTTGCCAGTTTTCCATTATGACAGAAAAACTGGTTTTAAAAGACAATAATCGACAACAACAATAAAAACTCAATAACTTCCCAAGACATTGAGGGCACCAGTTTCTTATAATAGTATAGTTGGCAGACGTAAGGGCGTACTCAGCTGCCGTGTGAAGCAGTGAATTCTGTGGACTGATAGAGAACGTGTGATATTCAGGCTATGCGTTACGTAGTTATAAGTTTTAGGTGTAAAATGCAATAAATGTAATCATGATATAAACTCTTAATCATCAGTGCTATCATTATATAAATACTCATGAGAGCTTGGTAGGGAAATCTGACGCAAGCCGTGAAAGACGGTGGCGATTAAGAGTTTTAACAAACTTTTGAAATCACATTAAGACCTCCTTTCTTGAATCTAGAGAAAGGTAATAACTACATGGTCTGTGAAGATAGTGTAGTTTCAAATAGAATAACAATACTCATTATATAAAACAGATTTGTCGCAAAGTAGATAATCTTCGAAATGCAAATAACTACAAGTCCGAGATGGATAAGTTTGACCACGTACAGTTATAATAATAGAGGTAAGGTATGTCCTTGTAAATAGTTAGGTAGCGCTAACATACTATATTATTATAACTCTTTTCTTTAACGTAACCAAGGAAGGTGACAAGTCCTAAAAGTCCTACTGCTGTAGGTGAATACGGAGTCAAAGAATAATACAATATTAGATATAGATACGCTATGCACTGCTAAGGATATCTAAATTGTATTACAATCCACGTGGTAGAGTCATAGTTAGGTTCGCTATGGTGCAACTCTTTAAGGCAATAACGAACTAATCCTAAGCAAGTAATGGAGAAATGCCAGGGTCACTATCTAGCCATAATAGTGCTTGACAGTATGATACTAACTGAACAATAAGTATCATTTTAAGTATGAAGTTGTCGCACCTGTTAACTATGACGATGCGAAACTAGAAAAGAAGAAAATAGTTGAGGTCTTCCCTGAGCAAGAAGTAACCAATAAAAAAGTCTCAAACTATAAAGTAAGAGAATAGCATAGTTGGTAATCGCATGCATATAATTCTACTATAATACGCTTACTTTAGTTTATAACTACTACTACATGTAAAATCCGTGTCAAATAAGGTATTGTAGTAGTTTCCCTATCATAAACACAGCCTCATCGTGGCGATAGGGTTTATTAATATGTCAAATAAATCTTCCTAGTTTGCATATGAAGCTAATGTGTTTAAATTATTTAAGAGTATTAATCAATAATCAGTAATATGAAAAAAGAACAATCTCTACAACATTTAATAGTAACCGAAATGCCCTACGAATTACTTAAACTATTAATAGAGAAAAAAGCTCTACATAAGTTTATAGTAAATACTATCGATAGCCATTCTACATTAGATGACTTTAGTCAAAGATACCAAATTACTCTATTAATGAGAAAATCTACTCCTAATATCATTATATCGGCATTTAGATGGTATAATACAATGAACACTAGCTTTTGGTATATTTTATATAAAGAAAGTTGCAAAAGAATATTAGAGTAGTTAATTTAATTTATAATAGCATGAAAGAAAAGAAACAATGTTTAAGGCATCTGATAGTAACTGAAATGTCATATAAATTGCTTAAGTTACTCATAGAAGAGAAAGCTTTAAGTGCTTTTGTAAGAAATCTTATTAAAGATATAGAAGTTAAAAGTCTTAGTAACCCAAACTATAACAAAACGAGACGAATTGCTAATTTAACAGCAAGTTTTCCACGCAATATCATATTAATAGCATTTGTTTGGAGTAAAACAGACGAAGGTTACGATTTTTGGTATGATATATACAAGAAAGTGCAGTTAATATAAACTAACATTCTATGCACACAGTAGAAGTAAATTTATTAGTTACAATCTTTAACGCATTCCTAATTATTGCATGTATTGCTATAGTGTTAGTAGTAATAGTAGGTTACATTTCACTGTGGAGAGAAATAAGAAGAGATGGCAGTCAAAGTAAAAGCGAATCACAACATCCTTAATAGGATTAGTATGATTGTAGTATCTATTTTAATTATTTGTTGGTTAAGTTCATTAATCTATAAACAAATTGCTGAAGATACTAAGAACCCCTACAACTTTGTAGATTTACAAATGAGGTTTAAGAGATACATATTAACAAATAAATATCAGGAAACTGATAAAGATTATGTATTCTACTTAGTAAATCCTGTTACTGGAGATGAATATAAAGCATACGTTGCAGATTATCTGTATATGAATGTATACTTTGTAGGTGATACTATTAAATAATTTATTAACAATTAAAAACATTATCAAAATGAAAAAATGTGCAAAAGTTCACACAGTGGACGGAGAAGAATTAGTATTTACTTCTACATCTTTCGATTATTGTTGTGGCAATAACGAAGGGTCGTTAATTAGTATTTCTGGAGAAACGTTCGATATTCTCGAAACTGCATCCGTAGTATCTAACATGTTAGAAGAAATGGAGGACTAAAGTATGGAAGAACTTGATCGTCAGCCAAACAGAGGAAATACTATCTTCTGGAGTATCCTATTTGCATTGGTATTAGCCATATTCGTAGGAGTATCAGTCTATTTCGGTCATGATCGAATAGCTGAGAGCATTAATCCTGAAAAGGAGAATGTATCACAAGAACCTCAAACAGAGGTAGAACCTGTATTAACTGTACAGGATGTACTTCAAGCCAGAAATGATTTGAAGGAAAGTCAACGTGTTGACAGTGTATTTTTGTCTTTATCAGACGTAATATTAGTAGATATTTTGATGACACATGGTACATCATTGTCTATTGCTGACATTGTTAACATATATGAGTCAAACAAATCCAGATACAAGGATGTGCAACATGGCGCAACTATACAAAAAGACGTTATTACACCCATGTTAAGTGTAGATTCTGCAAGGAATCCAAGAGACTCATTAAGGCGTTAATGAAGTAAAAAAGAAGTAAAGATTAAACTTTATTTACAGCCAAGCTACATTAGTTCGTGAGAATAGATGTGGCGTCGTCAGAAAATGACAAACCTGTGGGGCGTAAGTAGTATTTTTAAGCGGGAGAAGAAGAGTGGCAATTGCTCTAATTAGTACTGATAATTGCAAATATTACGATCGTGCGGACGTTAAAACCAGGTACACACTTAGGAGTTGGCAACTTCTAAGGAACATATGTTCAGTGTTTAAACAGAGAGCTAATCTAATAAATTTTTAACACTTAAAAAAGACTTAGATTTATTATTAACAAATGGTTTCTTTATTAACAATTTAGAAAAGTCGTTTGATGTAGGATTCGTGTAGGCACTTACACGTCTTATTAAATTATCCTAGAGTGCCCTAGGCGTCGTCACTATTATTAACTAACAATTTAAGATTATGTAAAAAATGAAAAAGGAATCGCAAAGGTATTTAAAATCCATTACCTTAAACACAGAGCATTTTCTAGCTAATTTACTAGCACTAACCAAAATATTAGGTTTTACTTTAGCTGAAGCAAAACCAATATGTAGGATGAAAGCTGAAGATAAGTTAGATTTTTGTCCCTACGTGCTTATCAAATCTAGTATGGCTACAGATTATATGTTAGCACAGCTAGAAGAATACGAAATTAAAGTAGAAATAATTAATCAATAATTTATGAAAGCAATTCTTATCACTTTTACTGGAGAATTTACATCTTCAGATGAAAAAACATTAGATGCTTTGCTAAAAGTATTAGTAAAGAATGTGAATGGGGACGGAGTATCACAATCATCTATTAAGTATCTTAATGATACTGAAGTAGGAGATATAATTACTGCCGGAATCTTAGTAGGAAAAGTTACTCCAGCTAAGAAAATTATTCCGATTGATCAGATTGTTCAAGAGTTCTGTGTTGATCTAAGAAACAATCTTAGTATCATTTCTTCTGAAGCTCCAAACTTTGCTGAGCTTCTTACTATAGCAATTGCTAGAAATGATAAATTGAGAGCTCATAAGGCAGCAATTAAGTTTCTGATAGAAACTGAATACTTGCCGCTTCCTATAGGGATGATATTAGATAAATATGATCTCAGGCACTTAGGTGATCATCTAAAAATTATCAACAAACTGATAAAACTTTATTAGTTATGGCAAACAAGGAGAAGGAAACTAAGAATAAGACGGAATATAAAAAACGTCCTAAACATAAGAAGCTGGAACCTTATAAAAGATCAAAAAATGGTAGAATTGAGTAAAGAACATCCTTACGAGGATGCTTGCAAATTACTAAAAATTAGTCCTGTAGCCAATTATAAAAGCTACAAACTGAGCGATGAAACTAGGAATTTCATCAAGTTGGAAACAATCGCAAAAGCAATCAGAGGAGACTGGAAACCAGATCTTTCTGATGAAAGAACAGTAAGATATTTTGTCTGGGGTTGGGTATATACTGATCACAGAAGTAAAGAATCTGCTGGGTTGCTCCTTGTGCTTTCTAGCAATGGGCTTGGTTATTCCGCTGCTAGTGTCGGTACTTCCTTAGAATTTAAAGAAGAATCACAGGCAGAGATGTTCGGAGAACTGTGTAAACCTATGTTATGCAAGCATTTGTTCAACCGAGACGATCATAAGCGATTCAAACTTAACTGGTAAAGAAATACCAGTAAAATTATGTCCTACACGCAACAATACTGTTGACTGTAGTGTTTGTCAATATGAGTGTAAACTCAGAATGATACCAAAGAACAGTCCAAGCAAAGAGGTTCCGCCAGAGCCTCTGCCTGCTGTTATATATTACTAATTAAATTGTTAGTATGGTGGATTCCAATCAACCCAAAAGAACTGTAAATAATTCCAGAGCCCTAATATGTGTCAAACATAACGGTCATACAACGACAATCTATAACTCTATAGATAAAGTGAGAGAAGGATGAGGGATATCTATGAAATAAGATGTACAAATACATAGAACAGTTCTTTAATTTTAAAATTCATATCAAATGAAATACAATGCAATGATTAAAAGACTTCAGAGAAGAGGTCTTACAAAAGAAGACATAGCTAAAGTAGTAGCAGCTAGAGAAAAGAAAGCGGCTGAAAACTTAGCTAGAGAAGCTGTATATTTAGGTATTCTCAACAAAGAAAGAGTACATAAGTATTTAGCTTATGAACATCGTCAGCTTATTAAAGAAGGCAGACGTGAATCATGCAAACAACGCAAGAGACGTCTTCGTAAAGAATCTCTTGCAAATAAAAGAGCAGCATGAACTGTGGTAAGACTGTAGTTAAGATCAAACCTACAGATAATACTGCTGAAAGGGTCAGAGCTATATCCTATTTTGGGAAACTAGATGAAATAATAGCTCAAAACTTACATGACACACATCAATATGTAACATTAACCTTTAAACTAGGTTATATGAGAGTTACTTGCTTATATGCAAAAGCTCATTTCTTTACATCGTGTGATTTTGTAGAAATAATTTAGTGTTAATTAAATAAAGTATCAAACTCTTAAAACTATTTCAAAATGGCAAAAGAAGAAGTAAAAGTAAGCGAAATCACAGCGGAGAATATCGACACTGTGTTGAAACAAGACGCAACAGTAACAAAAGAGATTGCTGAAGAAGCAGCGAAACGAATTTCAGAGAAGCGTAAGGAGGAACTCACTGCGCGTCTGATGGATTGTGTAAATATGAGTTCGTATATTCGTAAGCGTACCTGCATTAACATGCGCCACGCAAACGAAGTTGCGAAGATCAGTACCAACTACACAAAACAGATTACTGAATTAGACAACAAACTGAATTCCGGCGACATCTCTATTGATGATTTCCACAAAGAAATCGCTGAAAAGAAACGAACCGCAGATAAGCTTATCGGAGAGTCCGACACGAAGAAGAAAGAGCAAATTGATGCTCTGACGGAACAATACCCGAAAGCCAACTGGGAATGGAATTGGCGTAATCTTACTCTAGAGAGAAGATAACACTTCCACGCAAAGTCCAAGCATGATACTTTAGCAGTAGCAATACTGACTATATAGTGAAGCTGTAGTGGTACGAATGCGTATGGTGAGGGCTTGCCCCTGATAATAAGCAGCTACTCTACGAATTAACGTAGACTCAAACAAGTGTAAGGCAGTAGTGATACTGACCGATGCCGGAGAGAGGACATTTGACAACGTGCCACTGATCATGTGCCTAAGATCGTGAAGATGTATATTTAAATTGCGCAATATAGATGTATAGATTCTATACTCAGACGAGTATATTATGCAATAGCATTTTCATGATATCAAGTCGGCAATTAGAGTAGTGTTGAGCAGTAGAGATACTGACTCTGTACCGTATAGTTATCTGGTGGGGAATCAGAAGAGACTATACCTCTAGATCAGCTATCAAGGCATTATAAAAAATTTGACAATAATTAAAAGACCACAGGCTATATAGGTTTGGTCGCCTATATAGCCACTAATACTAAAGAAATGGATAAAGAAACATTAGTAAACAACTTAAAAGAAGCTGGATTTATTCAAACTAGAGATTGGAGTAATGAAAGTAGCTATCAGAAACATATAGATGATAATGATTTCATCGAAGTGCATATTACTGATAATGTAGGCTATTGTATTGAATACTACAAGGAAATAGGGTTCTGTGAAGCAACTTTATTGATGTTGACCAACGAGATTATACCATTTTCTTAAAGAAATTGACTGTTAGGTCTATGAATCAGTCGTTAGGACGAGGGTTCGACTCCCTCATGCTCCACAAAAAATGGAATAAGCAAGAATAATAAGAGACCCGTATAGAAATCTCACGCTAATTTTCGATTTCTCTTTAAGAGTTTTTTCATTAACAGCGATAGGAAGATCGGGAGTAGTACTCAAACTATAAGTTAAATTTTGTGAGAGTACTACTTTAAATGGGGCATCTAGGCATTTGACTGCGACAATGTGAAGTAGAATAGGTCAATAAGCAGATAACTGGCAATACAAGTTATGTAATGGATTATACACGCTTAGCAGCGTGAGATAAACCAAACGGCTAAGCTAATGTCGTAAAAAGCTGGAGTAGAAAAGCTTTGCATGGGGTGAAGCCTTGGATGTTACCAAGAGATAGGCAGTTCGAATCTGCCTTCTACTACAATTAATAACTAATTTTAATCAATAAAATTAATTTGGAATGGGATTAATGAACTTTATTAGGCAGAATCTACCAGAATCATGGGAGAAAGCCTCAACTGAGATGAAGATGAAGACTGAATTAATTAACAGACTTCATGCTAATGTTCCAAGACAGTACAAGAATAAATATCATTATCGTGAAGGTATGATGTATATTCGAGGAGTCTTTAGACGCACATGTTCTATCTATTATCTTGTAGAAGCTACAAATTTAGACATGGACAAATGGCGAAAACTGGATGATGCAATTAAAAATTATGAAGAAACATGCAGATAAAGAAATGGTTTTCTTTCGAATCTAAAACAGAACAGAAAGAAGTTATTAAGATGATTAATAACAGTAGAACAGACATGGAAGCAGCTATGTCATTGAATGAGAAATTTCCTCATTTATCTCTATCGAGTTTATTAGAAGTTATTCAAAACAACTTTAGTAATGAAATCAATAAAAAATCATAGTTATGAAACTAAATCGTCCGGGAATCTATCATATTTATACTGATAGTTTCGAATTACTTGCAAATGTTGTAGGTGAAGCTCCTGTGTTAAGAATACCAAGAGCATTAGTAATGAACGACGTCATTCAAAGAGGTCAGTTCAGAGTAGTAGAAGAGGATTCATATGAAATCCAAACTGTACTACATAATCCTGATTTATGCATATTTAAAGAGTTTGAATACTCTGATATGTGTAAGTTACCGCCTTACAAGAAAAGTGTACGCGGTAGTAAGAAACCTGATATAACTGATGATCAGTTAAAAGATTTCACAAATCGCTATCTTGAAGATATCTCTATCGCTGGTAGAGGTATTAATGCTACTAAGCTTTATATCATTGAGAACACTGGTTGGTCTCTTGCTCAAGCTCACATTGTAGTAATGCAGATAGCAAAACAATGTAAAAGACAATGGTAACTAAGAAAGTATATAGTGATATATACTGCCTAACTAATCATGTATATTCTACAACTGGGAAACTTTATAGCTCGTATAACTGGAATCCAGACTGGAATATCTTTGTTAAAATAGCTTATAATGAGCGAAAAATAACAAATTTCAAAGATGCTAAACCAGTAAACCACATAATATATTGGTTCGATACTAACATCCTTCAAAGAATTAGAAAAGATTCTAAGACAACACTAGATGTTAGAGTACGAATCATATGTGGTATGATCAACAAGTTAGATGCAAATAAAGTTTCATTTGAGTTGAAGATAAGATTCATGGAATGTATCTGGGATACTTATAAAGAATTCTCAAGAGATTGGGAGGAATGGCATGCTAAATGGATACTTGGTTTACCATTTTAAGGGTATGGAGCTTTGATCGGCTCCATACTCACTATTTAAAGCCCGTAATTATGACAGATTTAGAAAAACAACAGATTTCCGAACTGATCAAACAGGCGAAAGAAGGCAACCAGATTGCCTTTACTAAGCTTTATGAAAAGTATAAGCAGATTATTTATATGACAATATATCGTATTGTTAATAATAAAGATGCTGCAGATGATTTATTGTCTATTACTTTTGTTAAGGCTTTTAGCAAGTTAGATAGCTACGTAACAAACATATCGTTTGAGATGTGGCTAAAGACTATAGCTATCAATAGTAGTATTGATTATATTCGTAGAACAAAGAAAGAAAGCGCGAACTATTGGATTGACGACAGTGACAGTTGTTTCCAGTTGAGTGACACTGCAGGTTGCTCTCCTGAAGAAGATTATATATTCGATGAAACCCGTTCGATGCTAGATAGTGCCTTGTCACGCTTACGCTTTAAGTATAGGAATATTATTGAACTACGTTCGATACAGAATCTGTCTTACAAACAGATATCTGAACAACTTGGACTCACAGAGTCACAAGTTAAATCTCGGCTCAACAGAGCACGAGATAAATTAAAACAATTATTAACTAATTAAAATTTACTAATTATGACAGCAGCTTGGATTTTAGTGATCCTTTTAGGATCCTTTATCTGTACACGGATATTCCGTAGTACTAGAATGTGGTGGATATACGTATCCTTCATTCTGGCTGGTCTATTAGTAGGTATGCTGAGTAAAGAAGTAACTAAGTCTAGCAATAGCGAACTTACTTCTTATACTCAGTTAATTAGTACCTTCAATGAAGGAAGTATGGATTGCACACAATTTGTAGCGACAGTGACAGAAGGTCCTACCATTGGTCATCCTGAGGTTGTGAGTTACAATTCACACTATCCATTATTCAAAGGAGTACTAGTTAATAGTCATACTACTAAGGGACGAGACTCGCCAGGTATAGAAGATGATAGTTAATTCTTCCATACCAAAAAAAGAGAAACAATTTTATTTATTAACACTTAAAAACATTATCAAAATGTCATCTAAAAAGAACGCAGCTAAGAAAGCTGCAGCAGATGCAGCAAAAATCGCTGCTAAAGAATCTACTAAGGTTGAAACCAAAGTTGAGAACAAGAAGGAGGAGAAAGCTAATGCTCCTCAAGTAGCTGCTCCGGCAGCAACCGCTAAGAAGGAAGAAGCTCCTAAGGCTCCAGCTCCAGCTCCTAAAAAGGAGGAAAAGAAGCAGGAACCTAAAGCTGAGGCTAAAGCTCCTAACAAGCAGCCCGCCCAGAAAGGTGCTGAACAAGCTAAGCCAAAGGCTAAAGGCAAAGTTCCTACAGTAATAGCAGAAGAAGTTGATGCTACGGCTCTTGGTAGACAATTAGGTATACCAATTGACGGTACTGTAAAGAACAGTCAGTCTTCCACAGATGCTAAAGCCATGTTAGTTAACTATGGCTATCAGCGCTTTATCAACAACAAAGAGTTCAAAGAACAATATCCTGAAAAGTATATTCAGACAGCGCAAGCAATTGATGCTGTATGGTTGTTGGCAATGGTTGAAGTTAAGAATGAGTTCATTGAACGTACCGATCGTGGTGAGTTCATTGTTCAGATCTCTCCGGATCAGATCATTCCGCTCAACGAAGTAGCTGAAATGATGGGCATCAAATTAGCAGCTCCGAAGGCTATTGAAGGTTCTAACGGTGAACAGCAGCTTGCTATTGATTTTAGTAAGTCAGAGACTCCTGACGAACTGAAAGATAAGCATACTGCAAATATGGGAGGTGCAGCTCCTGAAATTCCTGAGTTGGATATCGAAAAGATTTCAACTGACGAACAGATCAAGGCTGCTCTTGAATATTTGATTCGTAAGGATCGCAATATTGCCGTGAACCTTGTGAACACTGTAGAGTGGTATCGCAATCTCCGTATTACGAAGGAACAGAATGCTGACAAACGTCTTGAATTAGACGATCGTGGAGTATTCGATTGGATTACTGAAATCTTCTCCATTATCGAACCTAGTGGTTTGTTCAATGGATTAGGTAAAGCTGTATATATGTATACTGCTCAGCACCAGTCTCCTATCGTAGCACACTCGTTACTGCGCACTCATATGAAGCCTATGGGCTGGAATGATGAGCAGGTTATGCAAGCTGCAAAAGCTCTTATTCAGGAGCGTTTCCGCTTGAAGCAAAAAGAAAATCCAGAGTTGAAGGTAACTGAGGACAAAGCTTTACAGGCTCTTGTCAACAATCTTGGTAATGATTACATTACTAAGGTACTCCATGATTATCACATGATAATCTCTTCAGACGAAGATCCAAAGAAGAAGATAGATCTTGAGGAAGCAAAGAAAAATGCTACTAAGATCATTCAGAATGTACGTATGAATTTCTTCCCGGAAAAGACTACGCCTACAGATGATCAACTTCGTATGGTTATCGGTCAAGTTATTAACTTGTATCGTGATCCTATGGACCGTCTAGCAGAATACGAAGTAGCTAAAGATATCGTCGTATCCGGCGAATATCCTATTACTGAACAGAAACCCGCAGAAGAGGAGAAACCAGCTGAAAAAAAAAAT